TATTTTTTAATCTCTACAAAGATGATTGTGAAGCCACCTTCTTTTTTAAATTTTAACTCACCATGATACCCACTGGCATCTGCGATTTGTCTATATTTATCAACAATTAGATAAAAATCTTTTTGTAAATTAATATTTTTTTCTCTACCTAAACTTCTTACTAACTGTTCCATGTTATTAATTTATTAGAACAAAAAAAACCCCGATTAGATTTCTCTAGTCGGGGTTTATGTTATATGTGATGTACTACTATACTTCAGTACCACCATTATGTATTAACATACCCGACATCAGAGAACTATTACGTCTCCAATTGCTAATCGATATCATATGTATGTTAATTGTTTTCATTTTTCTTGTTTTGTGAGTTTCCTCGTTTAATATAAATATGTCTGTTTTATAAAAAAGACATTTTTGTTTGTTTTATTATTTCTTATGCAAATATACTACACTTATTTTGATTTGGCAAGTCTTTTTGCAATTATTTTTAATTTATTTTTTTAATTTCCCACCATCCGAAACCTTTACCTATTAAAATAAGGTCTTTACCAGCATATTTATCAAAAATAGCTAAGTGTTTTGAGTCCCATCCTCTTGTGCTATTATCTCTTAAAGCACCAGAGTTAATAACTGTCTGTTCACCATCATTTTGGTATGGCACATCAAAATAGTCAGATAATTTATTATCAATATAGATTGTTTCAACACCACCCATTTCATTCTCATCCACTCTCTTTATTTTATTGAAGGTTTTGACGAAATTTTCCATGATAATTTTCTCCCTTTGAGAAATTATAGCTTTTTTATCTGATTCACTTAATAACATTTTTTTCATAACGATTTATTTAATATAAAAAAACCGATTGAATTCCAATCGGTTTTTTTTTAGTATTATTTTTGATTCCAAGGTAACCCGTTAGTTGTAGTTATCGCAGCTTTTCTTGCTTGCATACTAGTAAGTCTATCAGTAAGCCCTTGCTCTATTTCAGCAACAACTTCAACTGTTAGTACATCTTTAACCCAACCAATAAGTTGTTCTTCAGTAATTTCCTTGAAAGGCACCATTGTGTCTATATTTTCTGGTGTATTTAGCATAACCTCTCTAATTACCCTGTCAATCAGACCATCTAATTCTCCTTGGCAAGATACTACCGTTTTAACCACAACATCATTCTCAATAAGCTTTACAGCATCTAAAATTTTCCAAACTAAATTCATTTTCTTTTTTGTTTTTTTATATTATTATTATTCTTATAAATACTTGTTTTTAACCAAATAATTCATTTTTTTTATTTTATTTACAATTATTTCCAATAAGTTCAATTCCTGTGTTCCCTAACATTGAAAATGTTTTAACATTTGTTGGACTTTCTAACTCACCCTTTACACTTACACTCGTGGCCTCTTTAATTGTATAGAAAACATATTCCCTTTGACCACTATCCCATAGTTGTTTTAATTTAATCAAACCTTCTTTAACTTCACGTCTGGTATCTTTTCGGTAATCAAAACCCTTATCTTGTTGGATAGTGCTTATGAGTTCCTCTAGACTATTAAAGGTTTTTAGGTCCTCACCTAAGTTAGAGAAACAAGGTAAATCTTTGTGTTGCGTATATAACTGACTTAAATTCGCAATATGTAACGGAACATGATTCCATTGAGCTGAATAGGGGTTTTCACTAGCATAAAACTTAGTATCATAAACTGTTTTACCATCTTTAACCATCATTAACCTATCTGGTATTGGGCCAGGAATCATCTTAAAGCTACCATGTTGTGTTATCGCTATATTATTGGTCTCATAACCATTTGATACATCACCAATAACACCTTTTTTACTTATTTGTTCTAAACTACAAGTACTAACACCAGCATCATAAACATCAATGGTTACAAATTGATGTTCAGTATATTTTTGCTCATCTTTATTACCACCATCCCATTCTGGACCACCAACAATCGCATTTGTTTTAAAATCTAAATTACTAGAATTACCAACAGAACCAGAAATGGCTTTTTGGACAACACTAGCTCTCTTATTGGCTAAATCGTTAACACCATAACCGCTTTGGTTGGGTACATTAGATTCAGAAGCTGTTGTTACCAATACAAAATTTTTAGCTGGATTAGCCTTTATGTATTCCTTCAATTTATTTATACCATCCACCATTTCTGGTGAATTAATATTAAAACCACCACTTTTAAATGATTGAGTTAGGTTAACCGATATTAAAGCATTTGAGTTCTTTTTAATTGCTTTATTAGTAGAAAATGGGTCTGCAACTGAGCTACTATCAACTTTCCTATCAACATGACTAATTGTCTTATCAGCTTTATTTACTGGGTCAATTGATTTATCTTTATCAGTTGTTGAGGCCATAGCACCCATTGATGCCAAACCAGCTGCAACATTTGTTTTCCAATCTTCGCTGACACCATTGTCTTTCATCTGAATGTATCTACGCTCTGATATAAGATTGGCGTTCAACATATTTTTTAATTTTTGATGTTTGTTCATTTAATAACGTTTAATATAAATATAGCAAAATAGTCTTATCGTCTAATAATAAGTCTCATAATCCACATCATCGTCATCACTATCTGAATCATCTTCTTCAATTACTGATTTTAAGAAAAATTCTCCGATAAACATACCAAACTCACCATTAAACACTTTTACTAACGAATCGTAATCTGAATTTGTGATTTCCTTAAAATCTATTCTGCTTAATAAATCCTCACCACTATCATACTCTAACATAGTACTAACAGCATCATATGAAAAACCCCAAGTGATACTTGTGGCCAACTCTTCAAAGCTTTCCATTTCTCTATCTGTCATCACAACAAACCCATCAAATACAATTTCATCTACTGTATCCCTAAAGATACCTAAATATTTTGCCATAACTTTTATTTATAAATATACCTTACAATAATTTTTTAAAATTTTCTCTCTCTAAAGAGTGCATAACCTTACCTAGTTCTGGGCCTTGTTTTAAGTTGAATTTAGCCATTGTTTCTGGCCCCTTAACACTTAGGTTAAAAATAATGAAAGCGTTGATTAAAACAGACGATAAGTCTTCTATTTCACTGAACACAAGTATTTGGTCATCAGTAATACCAGCATTTGACTGTGTTTTCTTAATAACGACCACATTGTCTACATTTAGCGTGATAAGTGTCAGTAGAAACTTAATGCCAACTATTTCGTCAGTACTGTATTTTAAACCATTCAATGATTTACCTAAAATATCAGAGTTATTCCCTTTAATTAACCTAGCTATAACAATCAATGGGTCACTATTCTCAACGAAAGACTTTTTAACGTCTAAACCTTTAAATACCCACTCAAACAAATTGTACCTATCAATTAACCCAAGAAAATGAACAACTGATTTAGCCGATTTAATACCTTTAACAAACTCATCCCTAATTCTTTCACCAGAAACACCTTCCAGACTTGCATCATTGTGTAAAGCCGCATCAGTTTCAGCGTTTAAATCGCTACCAAACCTACCAGCAAAACGAATCGCTCTAAGTATCCTCAACCTATCCTCACCGAATCTATCCTCTGGAGAACCAACTGTTCTTATCACACCATTTTTAATGTCATCAATACCACCAACTAAATCAACAATCTCAGACTTATCAATATCGAAGAATAAGGCGTTAATTGTTAAATCACGTCTTTTAACATCACCTTCAATATTTGTGAACGTAACACCATCTGGCCTACGACCAGAACTATTGTCAATTCTGAATGTCGCTATCTCATATTCATCAGAATCGGTGAATACATTTATAACACCAAACGCTTTTCCAGTAGCTATTGTTCGTAGACCACCTTGTCGCATTATCTCTTCAACTTTATCTGGTACAGCATCTGTCGCTAAATCAAAATCCTTTGGATTTTTACCCAATAGAGCATCACGAACAGCACCACCAACTACGAATAAGTCGTGACCATTTTTTTTAAATATCGATTGAATGTTGATAATATCACTTGGTAATACCATCTCAAATTTAACTCTTGTTTCCATTATTAACTTATTTTAAGCAAATATATTATAAAATAAGTTAATAAACAAGGATTATTACCTTTGTCTATCATCAATATCAAAAGCTTTTATCTTACCGTTTTTATCAACGCCTAAATTATCTGGCTTTATATCACTAGCCTCAATACCAATATACCTATAACTATGGTTTACATCATACATTGCGTTAATGAACTCATTTAATTCTTCCGATATCTCATACTCATCAGTGTCTAAATTATCTAAATACTGTATTGGTAAACCTTGCTCTTCCAACATATCGTTAAGTTCATAATACATGTCCTCGATTGATGAATCTTCTGTTAATTCTTCCATTATAATCATCATATCACCATCAACAATATTAGCAGCATAAAAATCAACAATACCATCTAAAGCTGGTACATCATTTTTACCTAATAAGCTTTTAGCGATATTAAATTCATTAGTTGAGTCCGTTATTTTTAATACTCTCCCATCACCAATACTGTAAGCTTTACCAAAATCACCACTGCCAAGATAATCTAACTCATCTTCGATTATATTATTAGTTTTAAAGAACTCTTCTTTACTCATTGACCCATCGCCAATACTTTCCCTAAGTAATTTTTTTATTAATTTTTTCATATTATTTTGTATTAACTCTTGTATAGTACTCTTTAAATTTAACTAACGACTCTTTAGTTAAATTAAGACAAACCCATCGTTCACCAGCATCAATAGCACCCATCACCCTATGGTGGCCATCCCTAAGTTGAACAGCGAACCTATTAAAATCACCCTCATTATTTTCTTTGGCAGATAGCAATTTATTCTCATAATCCAAAAATTGTTCAAAGGCATCCACATCGTTCTCGTCTGGTGATAGCGTTTTAATTTCATCAATCAGTTCTTGTGATGTTCTATATCCACGAATTAATGAGAATCTATTTCTATCAAAAAACGCTATAATTTCATCGCTTGGTTCATACGACATGAAATCCAAGTAAGTAATTTCCTCTGTACCAACATATTTATCTAATTCCTCATCACCTGTTGAGTTTGGTCTTGTCTTACCATCATAATCTTGCATGAAGTAACCACCGATTTCAGCTGTCTGTTCTTCCATTATTTCAGTGAAATCAACAACACTACCAATACCATAAGAACATTCTAACTCAACATTGTTTTCACTATTCATAATCATGTTTGTAACAAACTCCAGTTTATCACTATCGTAAATATTCCCAAAGGTACCGTGTATATCCTCAGCTGAAATTACAATCATCTGGTCTGGGTCGCCATACCAAGTAACTGCTCTACCAACATATCTATGACTTCTAGATTTAATATCTTTTGATAATTTTTTATCAAAATATTTTTCATATATCAAACTCTCTCTAAGTAGTTTTTTAATTAATTCACTCATAAATATAAATATACGCCAAATAAAAAAAGGCCCATATGGGCCTTTAATTATTCCTTAACCAACTCTAGGGTTGATGTAAGTGCTTTGACCTTCTCAATCAAAGCTTTGTTGTCATCAAGAGTAATCTCTTTCTCAATCATGCTAACCAATTCTTTCATCTTTTTAAAATAAGGTATTGATTTGGTCTTTACGTACTGTGGGAAAAGGGTTTGTTTATAATCCCATTTCATCTGGTTCGTTCTAACCACATCAATGCTAACTCTATCACCAATTATCGTTAACTTTGCATATTGCAATTTATCATCTTTTGTAAACGAAATTATTTTAGTAATTATTTTATCATTAACGATAAATAAATGTTGTGCTGATTTAGCGATGTATTCTTGTGCCTCTTTTTGTTTTTGTTCTAATGTTTTCATTTTTGTTTTCTTTTAAGTTTTATTATTTTTTATCTTGGTTGGGTTACTCCCCAACGTATTCTCCAAGCTAATAAAACTTAAGGCGGTTTTCTTCGTATCTATTTCATAGTTTCCATTGTTTTAATTGTTATTAATGAGGCGAGGGGTGGATTCGAACCACCATACCAGTCTTTCAGAACTGTACCTTCCATTTGATTACCTCGCCTTGTTTTAACCGTAAATCCTTGCGTTTACGGTATTATTTTCATCAGTTATATCTAACTTACCCTTAAATTTTAATGAGCCCTTAGTCGAAGGGTTATCTGGAGTCTCTTTTGTTGAGAAACCAATACCAGAGTCCATATCAACATGATTAACATAATATGTCTGACCCTTAGCTTTAACAACCCACATTGGAATGCTTGCATCTTGTAAGTGCATTTTGTTAAAATGTAATATGATTTCAGTTCTTTTTTGAATTGATAGGTTAAGCATCGCACAGCTCCTTCCCTAATAAGCTACATGAGCTGGTTAGTTTTCTAGCGGCATCGCTTGGTTCAAAAGCTACAGCCGTTATTTCATTACCAATGTCTGGTTCACGAAATACTGTGTGCTTGATTCCGAAAAGAATAGCCTTAGTAATTAATTTTATTAATTCTTGCTCATCTGAAACGGTTAAAAATGCTAAATAATTTGATTTTGTTTGCCATTCCCTAGCTTCAACTGAATGTTCGTGCTGGAAATCTATTGCGGCATGTGCTGATTGCACTGATTGGTAAGAGATACTTAAGTCTCTTCTTGTAACTACTCGTAATTTTGGGTTAATCTACTTCATCTTGTTTGTTTTATATAATTATAACGAATTCTATTAAAAAGTCAATCTTTTATTTTTATTTTATTTTTAGGGTACCAGCCCTTCTAGTTTGCAGCTAGAAGGAACCCTAAAAAGCGTATAACGCTCAATACTATTGTTATTTTTATTTTGTGGTCTATGTGGGGCTCGAACCCACCATCTTTAGTATTTTTGTGATTTAAACGGGATTCGAACCCGTATTAAAGCTTTTAGAGAGCTTCGTCTTACCCTTAAACGATTAAACCAATTTTTTCATAAACTTTAACCCATTTTCTTATTGAGTTATCACTAACACCATATTTTCTACCAGTACCAGAATAACCTAAATCTTTTATATCTTTTAATAATATTTGATAACTAGGTCTTTCTACAACTCTTAATTTTTCATTCTTTTTAACATTAAAATCTAGTGGTAACTTTTTAGGTATTTTAATATTTTTTTTATTTTTAACATTACCACCACAATGTGTGTCTAAACTAGCATTACAGTTAGGACATAAAAACCTTAAATTCTCTAATCTGTTATCATTATTAACACCATTTATATGGTCTAAGATTAACGAAATTTTTTTACCAACCCATTCACCTTCATTACCACATCCGATACATTTATACTCCAATAATTTATCTTTAACAAGTCTTTTTTTTAAAGAACCCCTATTTTGATAATTTGAATCCTCAACTAATATCTCAGAAATTGGCAGAAACTCTCGTGTTAAATTATACATTTTCATAAAATCAGAAGTATTTAGAAAATGTACAGTTGATAGGTTATTGTCACTTATCAATTTTTTTACTTTAACATAATTAGTACCGTTTATATTCCAACCTAAATAGGTTATCACATCTTTATATGTATAACTAACTCTAACAATTTCTTCTAAATTTTCCATATTTACCTTTATTATAAATATGGAAGAAAATCAAAAAGGTTCGACTATTCGAAAAAATATTTAGAGACTACTATCTTACCACTCGACCAATAGACCATTTGTTTTCTTCTACAAAGATACAACATCTTTTTCGATAAACCAAATTATTTTTTTATTTTTTTATTTAACACAACCATAAACTCTTTGAATGTAGTTATTTTATCTAAGTTAATCAAAGCCTCGTTAATAGAATTATTATATAACCCATCTGCTTTCATCTTAGGTAAAACCTCATCAATAATGAAATCCCAAGAATAACCAACACTATAAGGGTAGTAATCATCCTTACCTTTATAAAACGCATATGAAAATTCGAAACGATTGTACGATTTTTTAAAGTATGGTTTTAAGTAATAAAAATAGCTATTATCCTTATTTGAATACTCATAATCATAATCCCATTTCAAAAGGTATCCTAAATATATCGCTAATTTATAGTTATCATCAACCCCATAAATATATGGGTTATCCTTAGTACCATCATTAAGACATTGCTTATAACCATCAAACTTAGCTTTACTTATATATGTCATAGTTTTTTATTTTTGAAAATTATTGTATAATGTTTAACTCTCTGGACTGTTTTGACGTAACCACATATAATTCTAGCATAGTTACCTTCACTTCTTAATTCAGTAACAATTTTAGCCGCTTCAAGTAAACTTGTAGTTGCATCAACATGCCATCTTGGACTAAAACCCTTGTACATTAAATAACCATTCGTTTCAAGTTCTTCCCATTTTTCTTCATTGTAATACGAAAAATTATAACCCTTATTCGCATCTTTTTTTCTTTGGTAGCCCTCAGCAATAAAAGCAATTCTCTGTTTAGCACTCATATCTTGTAAATGTCCCATATCTTTTAGTTTTATTTTTCAAAATACATAAACTCCAAGCATTTATACACACTTAAACGATTATCGTAACAATCTTTTATGTAATCTTTATGTTTGTCAAAATCTTCATCAGTATATCTATACCCATCTTCAGTTCGTCTATCTTTTAGACTTTTTAGATAGTCTTTAAATGTTTCTCTCATAATTAAACCCAGTCCTCTAATTCACCAGTATGTATTGAATATAAACTCACATCATTTTTAAGCGTAGCCAATAGATTAATTAATTCATTGGCTTTAGTTACTAACTCTTTGTTCGTGAATTTCTCGTCATTATCGAACATACCCCACATTTCCTTAGTTTTTCTTGAGAAATTCTTCTTGAATGATGGTATTGCCATACTGAACTCACCATTTTCGTTAAGAACGCTTGTTTCAGCTTCAACTGAAAGTTCTTTAATTGATATCATCCCCATTTACTTAAAATTAAACCTAAATTATATACTCTTTCTTTAAACTGCTCAAAAGTACCGTTATTATCGATGACTATATCAGCACATGATTTATCTATGTTGAATGACTCAGCACTCTCCAACGGTAACCTTTCAGAGGCATCAACCCAAATAATCAAATCGAAAATACCCTGTTTAACACATTCTTCAATTTCAGCCCTATCTCGCATCCCAACATAACAATCTGACTTCTCTAAGATACCCTTAGCTAACTTAGCCTTATCATTTATGTTATAGCCACATATCATATTGTACCACTTGGGTCTATGATTAACCCTATCCTCAAAACACTCAACTGATGAGGTATAACCATGTTCCTCTTTTAATGTATCATAGATAAAGATATCCGAAGCCGCTTGTGATGATGACATGAATTTTAACCCAAAACTCTCATTCAATAATTCAGCGAAGCTATCTTTTCCCCACCTAGCCGAACCTATTATTAATAACTTAGGAAATCCTTTTTTTTCTTTTTTCATATTTTTTTTTTAATTATATTCCCATTTAAAACCATTGTGTGTTTTACGTGTTCCTTTACAACAACAAACAATCTTACTAGATAATGAATTAGTCTCTTTTTCAGCTTCTAATATCGACCCCCATATTTTATTAAGTTTGCCATCTAAATTTAATTGTTTAACTGATAACCTATTAAATGCTGGTTTACCTTTCATCCAATTATTATCACTAATCATTTTTTTTGTTTCTTCCGAATGATTTTTACCTAACCATGAAGTATGACCTTTTTTAAAACTAGTTTGGTTAGCAAAGGTACAACCACCACCACCATTAGTGTAATTTATTAAATCAAAACCCCATGTTTTAAACTGAGATATCCAATATGTCTCCCAAAACATCCACTCATTTATTGGTACTTCATCGACAATCTCAATTATTGGTTTCAACCCTAATCTTTTAAGTTGTTCTATCCAGTTCTTTTTATGTATCTGATGTTTTCTAGCTCTATTTAGATGTGCTCGATATCTTTGCGTAACATTATTTGCTTTCCCAACATATCTAACCATATTGGTCCTAGGGTCGATTAAAATATAAATATTTGTTATTTCCATAACTTATTATCACCAACGAAATTTTTAGTAACATCAAATGGTAATAGAAACGAATGCTCTAGAATAATACCACCACTATAATATTGTATTTTACCTTTCTTTATCATGATGCAAATATACTAACATTATATCATAATAACAACACTAATAAACAAAAAAAGTTCCCATATTGGGAACTTTTAATTATGATAGTAATTCTATCTTACCTCTAAGTATATTTTTAAGACTGGTTGATTTATTGGTTACATGGTCTATCACCAGATTGTCTTTAACCTTATAAGTCCTTCGTTTATCGCTTCTATCGCTATTACCGATTTGATTCCTTCGTTCTTCAACTATATCACCGACATGTCCAGTTCTGTATAAATCGTTCACACGTCTTTTAAGCTCTTTTAAGGCTTCTTCTTTATTTTTATGTTGATTTCTACCATCCCGAACAACTTTAATTCCTGTGGCGATGTGTGTGACCACAACGCACGAATCAGTACTGTTCTTATGCTGGCCACCGTTCCCCGTACCTCTGGTTGTTTCTAACTTTATTTCATTACTTGAAAGGTTTACATCCTCATAATGTTTTTCATCTAAAATAACAACGGTTATTGAGCTGGTATGTACTCGGCCTTTCTTTTCTGTTGGTGGGACACGATGCCATGAATGGACACCTTCTTCATTTTGAAACACATCTCTTACATTAGCACCGCTAAAGACATAAATGAACAAAGCCCTCTCTAACATCAATTATTGAGCACTCAATATCGTTATTTTTCGCTGTTTTCATGTAAATGCCTTGCATCTCCATTACTAATAATTTTGCATCACCCCCACCGTTACCATCACGGATTTCCAGATTAATTTTTTTCATAATAAAATTGTTTTTAATAAAAAAAACCCCAAACTAATGGGGTTTATTTTGGCAGAATAGCATTTTTTTTTTCTATAATGAGAGTTTTTTATTTGCTGAAACTATTCTTCTTGTTGCGGGGGCCCGATTCGAACGGACGACCTCAAGGTTATGAGCCTTGCGAGCTACCAACTGCTCTACCCCGCTATTTTAGTAGCGTATTGTGGAATTGAACCACCCCTTGGAGTTTATGAGACTCCGATGCACCATTACAACTTAACGCAATTTATATATTACCAATATCATATATTTTATCTCAAAATACTACTTATTTACATGGGACTACCATGAAGTTTTGTTACTAACGATAAATTACATTTATCATTAAAGAAGGTACACATAAACCCCTTTTCCTATAGTTGTTTTTTTAGTTGCTGAATGCATTTTTTTAGATAAACTATATTTATTGGACAATACTATGCAAATATACAACACAAATAACCGTTTGTCAAGTAAAAACTAAATTATTTTTAAAAATTTATTTAGTTGGTTGATTATCAAGACTAATTTTACTAACAATTATAAAAATATTTTCTGAACTATCCAATGTGTGGATAACATTAATCACCTCGTAATACTCGTTTTCAATAAGAATATATTCATCTCTTCTTGGAATCGTTGATAATTTAAGACCTCTTTTTATTGGTTCCCATTTAGTTGTTAGTATAGAAACATTATTTTTTTTATTAAACATAAAAATTATTTAGACTTTATTTTTAACTTTATTGATTTATTATCTATTTATATTAAACTAACATTATTTAAAAAAATATATTATGAAAGAACAAAACGGATGTGGTTGTGGTAACAAACCGCCAAAACCAGTTAAGTAAAAAAAAAGGGCATATGCCCTTTTTTATTTCTCATTAGAGTCTTCATCTTTATTTCTAGGTTTAAACTGCTCACTAGCTGTAAAACCTAATCCAAGACCAACAATCCACTTCATTGAATCATATATATCAACAGATATATCTTGGTCCCAAAATAAATTTGCGATAAACCCAATTGCCATCATTAAAAACGCAAGCAAGGTAACTAGTCTTTTACTAGAAACCTTACCGTCTGAACTTAACATGTTAACTAAAAAATTTTTCATATATTTATATTGTTTTATATAAATATATGAAAGTATTAATTAATACGATTTATTTTAAACAAAGAATGCCAATTACAGCGATTGTAATTGGCATTAAAATTACTGAACCAACTGGTAAAGTCGGAGTAGCTAATTTAGCTTCTTTTATAAGATTTAACTTATATTTGTGGAGCATATGGGATTCGAACCCATGTGTTGGGTATTCTTCATTAACTTTCTACATGTTTATCCAATTCATTAACTGGCAATCGTTACACCTCTTTTTATCGTGACGATTTGTTCCCACCTATGGATTACCATTATTTAGTGGATTACCACAATCAGTGGAATACCACCATTTGCGTTTATTTAAGCAAACGCTACTTCTCCGTTTGAAACCATTACAGCCTCATCAAGGAAATTTTCGGATACGATAAAATCGTTGTCAATTCAATGTTTTGATAGACAGATTTAAGTGCTTCCAATCTAGCACTACATGCTTACCAATTACGACTACACCCAGTCGATACCTTTAATGCCCCAATATTTTTATGAACGTTTGAACTATAAATATGTGGATTTCAACTAAAAATCCACATATCGTATAATTCTTGTGCAAATATACTACATTTAATAACTTAATGCAACTATTTTATTATATATTTTCAAGTTTGTTAACTTTTTCAACTGAAAACCATTTTCGCTCAAATTCACGTGGACTCATAATATATGAGTTTAACGCAGAACTTAACTTACTAGCTGTCTCAATAGCGATTGTTTGACAACCAACTGTGATTAAATACCCAGAATTTAACTGTTGTATTTTAATATCCCTAATAGTACCTAAGCTACTATCAATATACTCTCTTGGGCCTTGGTCATAATCAACTTCACCATTTGATTCTTCTTGCATAACCTTACTATCATCGCTTATTCTAGTTTCTGACAACGATTCTGACAACGATTCTGACAATAATTTTTCTCTCATTATTTCTTACCTTTTTTTATTTTTTTTGTTATAACACCATCAATTATACCGTACTCTAATGCCTCACTAGCTGATAACCAAAGGTCTCTATTTGTATCGCTCAAAACAACACTAGGGTCTTTATCAGTATAACTACCAAGCATTTTGAATAATTGAGTGTTATATTTCTCACCTTCAGCGATTGATACACGAATATCTTGTAAGTTACCAGAAGCACCCGTTGATACTTGATGTAACATTACCCTACTTGATGGTAAACTGAAGCGTTTTCCCTTCGTACCAGCACCTAATAAAATACTTCCCATACTTGCGGCCATCCCAGTATTTACTGTCATGATATCAGAAGATATGTAGTTCATATTATCAACGATTGATAGACCAGACTTAACCGACCCACCAGGACTATCAATATAAAATGTAATATCCGAATCATTATCAAGGTTGTCCAAGAATAATAGTTGTGCTTGTACAACCGTACTCATTCTATCATTAACTGGACCAGCCAACCAAAGAATTCTATCCATCATCAATCTAGAGAAAATATCCATCTGGGTAACTCTCATTTCTCTTTCTTCAAGTATATAAGGTGTAAGACTGGATTGTGCACCAGATACCATTACATTATTATATAAACTCTCTTGTAATTGTTCCCAATAACGGAACTGCATTCCAGTGATTCCCATATGCTTTGTTGCATAGTTCTCAAACTCACTATAAAAATCCATATTTGTCATTTATTTTTGTTTTTATTTATAATTTACACACTTAATTTAATATGAACTGGTGTATATTCACCAACCCAAGCACCAACAATATTAAACTCATAATATTCCAAGGCCATTTCATATTTCATACTTTCAATAGTCCTATCTTCTTCTAACTCATCTTCAGTAACTTCCATATCAGCCATAAGAATTTCTATTATCTTATCAACATCATAGGCAACAACTGAAAGGTTAATCCTTTCAGCCATTCCTAATATTGCTTCATCTAACCCATCCCAAAAAACAACATCTTCATATTGTTCCTCGATTTCTTCTCTAGTCATTAGTACTGTTTCTGTGTAGAAGTTCTTGCGTTAGCGACTTCATCATCTTCTTGGTCACCTTCTTGTTTCTCAGCAGCATAAAGTGTCTTAACAGACTCTCTTAATACATTCCAAGTCTCAAATGTGTGCTTAGTTAGTATCTCACTAAAAGTGATTACGTCTGGTTTCTTGATGGTCAATTTATCATGTTCTACATCGTAAACAATATATGATAACGCCTCATCAATAACAATTAATCTTTGTGGTTCGGTTAATTTATCAAAAATACCCTCATTTAGGTAAATGATGACATTATCACCAGTTCTATATTCTAATATAGGATTTGCTTTTGTTACTTTAAACAAATCTTTTGCCTTATTGTCTGCAATCACAGTGATATTTAAATGTCTTTCCAAATCAGCGACTAAAATTGCTTGATTGAATAAGTCTGTCGTGCTTTCAAAAGGTTCCATGTACTTTGCCATAATTTTCTTGTTTTTTTTTTAATGTTATTGTACAAACATACTTCTATTTTAATGTAGTTGCAACTATTTTACTTCTTTTTCTAACTCTTTTAATTTTAATAATAACTCCCTTGTTTCACTAGATATACCTTTAGGTATTTCAACATTTAAAGTTATAACAATATCACCACGATGGTCCCTACCATATTGTTTAAGCCCTTTGTTCTTAACTTTTAAATTCATACCAACATCACTAGATTCTGGTATATTAACTCTAATTTTACCACCATCGATTGTCTCTATATCAATTTTATCACCTAAAACCAACTGCGTGTAGTCTAGCTTAAGTGTTAGCCTTAAATCATTACCGTTTCTAACATACTTAGCGTGTTTTAATTCACCTATGGTTATATTAAGATTACCATATTCCCCACCTTTAATACCATGACCTTTACCACCCATGACAAATGTCATATTATCAAAAACACCAGAAGGAATAGTAACATCAACAGTTTCCTCGATAGGTGATACACCATGACCATGACAACTCGTACATTGTGATGAATAGTTTGACCCAATCCCTTCACATACGTGACATTCAACCCCTTGTTGAAAAGCACCAAATGGTGTATTTATCACACCAATAACCATTCCGCTACCACTACAATTGGTACAATCATGCATTCCGCTACCACCATTACCATCACAACCGATACATTTTGCGTTTCGGGTATATTTGTATTTTTTAGTAACACCAGTATATATTTCTTCTAGTGTTAACTTAACGAAAAGACTCATTATCTGTCCCATTCTAACTCTTGGTTCTGGTGTTCTACGAAACCTAGACATAAAGTCATTAGACCCCACATTATCATACTCACTTTTCTTATCAACGTTTGATAATGTTTCGTATGCCTCTGAACAGGCTTTAAAATTCTCTTCAGCTGTTTTATCATCTGGGTTTATATCTGGATGGTATTTTTTTGCTAGTTTACGATACGATTTCTTAATTTCATCGCCACTGGCATCTTTACTCACCCCTAATATATCATAATAATTTTTTTTACTCATAACAATTGTTTATATTTACGCAAAAATACTTATATTTAAATCAAATAACAACCTTTTAGATGACTTACAGAGTAATATTAACAATTAACGGCAAATACTTCAAAACCTTACATAGGTGTAAGACTAAACTTACCGCTTACACCAATTTTCTTAAAATAAAAGAAACGAATAATGTTTTTTACCCTAAAAAATTTATAAACTCTACTAATGGTATTGAACCAGTTGAGTATAAAATATGTGTCACTAAAATAACTGAAAGCTCTGACGTATTTAGAGTGTTAAGGAATAACTACGGAAAACTATATGTTGAAAAACCACTGGGTGATTGGACGATACTTGGTTCTGATAACTATGAGATAGAGGAAACTTTTTGGTTGTATGGTTCCGACTCAAAAAATGATAGACACACAATCGCTGAAATTGTTAAACGTTTAATGGTTGGGGCGCATGCTAAGAAAATGGTCAAGCAAGTAATTGTGGTACACAATAAATTAATAATATACCATGAAAGCCAATTTGAAATGGTGATATGTAAAAACCTTTTAGATGCTCAACGATTACACCATACTTTAGATAAGATAGCTAGGAAACAAAAAATAAAAACACTATTATTTATGGGTACTGCATCAAAAGCTAGTGTCAGTATGTTTTATGAAATAATAAAAGACCAAACTGGTTGGCCAATCACTAAAATTAGACGTACATCTACCAGACCATAAAAAAACCCACTATCACTAGTGGGTTTTTTTGTTAGAATAAACTTTCCAATTTCTTAACCAATTGATTAATTTTATTATCGTTAGCTTTTATTTCTTCCTGTAATGCATGTGGTATATTACCAACATATTCAGACTTTATCTTTGAATTTCTTCTTTGTAATTGGTCCGATTCTCTAATACAATTATCATATATAATTGCTTTATCTGCTTGACTTAAATTCATATTTTTTAATTTTACTTATTAGAGTTTTAAAAAACCCTATAATTCTTTGCGGTAACGTTTCACGCCTTTGGTATAAATAATAATCTTGGCTAATATCATTCACATCGTACCTTAAATCCATCTCACCAGTCATTGGGTTTACCAATGGTTTCTTAACAGTCACAATTACCTTTTGGATTATCACCACACTCACATAACTTATCAGCGTTTGGTGTTTCAACACTTTCTTTAATTTCGATATCTTCACCAATTAAAAAGTGTGCCTTAATATCATCAACGATTTTAGTTATTTTATTCATATCAGCCTCTTTAACAACCACTGGGTTGATGCATTCCACTCTTTCGCTATCACCTTCACCACAAGGAAGGAATAGTGCAATCATATTAGCTTTTTTATGTTCAATCATTTGATTAATTGATTCAACGAATGGGTTGATTATTTCTGGTTCAGTTAACATATCTCTATCTAAATAGAAGACGATTATTGTTGGGTTTTCCATATTATTCATTAATTTTTTTAAGTGCTTCAAAGTATTCATTAAGCTCAATCGTTAGTTTTTGGTATTCATCATATTCATCTGACAGTTCAGCAACGGCCTTAGTCTTCTCAATCATTTTTTCTGACCTCGTTTTAGGTTTATCGTCTTTAGCACAAACAATTCCAGCTGTGTTAACATAAATCTCTTTGTTGTTTAACACAAGCTTATTATTTGAACCGCCCATCGTAACATAGCCATTACTATTACCAATATTAACGCTATTAATGCTCTTATCCGAAAACAAATCGTCTTCTGATTTACTGAACTTGCTTGCTAATTCGATGAAACGAGAAACTTTAACTACTAAATTTTTTTCCATTTTAATTATGTTTTTGTGTTAGATATTCGCCAAGTAACATTGTCTCAACTAAAATATCTTTATTCTTGTATTCAATCAGTGATGCTTTTATCGCAGCAACCCTAATATCTTTTTCTACCTCACCAACTACAATATACGCAGCAAGATTATTATTGTTTTCAATTAGATATATTAGGTACGTTACCTCAATTTCACCATTGTTAAAACACATGTCAGTTTCTTTTATTACTATCTTCATTTATATTTAAATAACTTTACGTCTTATTTATATTTAAAGTTACTCATTTTAAAATTAACTGTAAATAGTATAAACAAAAAAAACCCCAATAAAGGAGTTTTTTTACATTATTTCTTTTTTACACAAGATATTGGGGCATTTACTTCACTAAAATTACCCAGTTATGAAGGTTTAACATTTTATTTTATGAATCAAAGGATGTTGAACCTGTTCTTTGTTTATCTTTGTTTTTAAGGTTTTTTTTTTTGTTTGCTGAAGTTATCTTTAACGAAAAAAGAAATGTTTATTATATTGTAATCGATTCGTAACGTTCTGAGTTTACCACTCTATTCATCATAGTAACTGGCGATAAATCGTCACCAGCTAATAAACTAGTTAACAATGCTGGTGAAAAACCACTAACTAAAGCAGTACCACTCTCATCATATTTAACTGGTGAATTTTTTTGATTTCTGGCATTTAAATTCCAATACACTATTTTTGGAACGACATATCCAGCATCTGAGTACATATCAGAAATCATTTCTTGAGCTGTTGGATTCCATTCACTCAATGTGGTATCTCTAAAATGAGGTGTATTAGCATCATCAAATTCCATATCTGAAAATATTATCAACATAGTTGGCATACTATCAGCAGGTACTGAATGATTCACAGCGTTTTGTAAGATTAATTTAAAAGCAGCTTGTAAATTAGTATTCATACCCCATGCTGACCTTTTCATTTGTTCATATCTTTCACTTAATGAACCTTTAGTTATGATTAACTCTGGTTTTGAATGGAATGTTATAAACGCATCCTTAAAGGCTCCAACGTTTCTCTCCGATATATATAGACCTAATGAAATAGCAACATCCATACAAGTAATACTTGTACTACCACCAGCTGCTGTAACCATTGACCCAGAAACATCAACTAATGGAATCACACGCTCAGTGTTACCAACCATATAATTCGGTAACGCATCCCATTGAACGTTTGCCCCTTGTACTGAACCATTATTAAGGTTTTTAACGATATCATAAGGGTAGACAGCACCAGCATTAATCTTAACTTCACCTTTAGCAACAGAACCCAAGTATTCTTGGAATCTTACTAGGTCATTAGCTGAAAAAGCTTTCATAAGGTCACTCATAGCCTTTGATGGCAATTTAGAGTATTCTATCTTATCAAATTCCTTAGCACACATCAATTGCTCAACAGTACTAGAATTACTTACGATTAAATTACGATATTCTTTAGGTGATAATTTTAAGTGATGTCTTATGATATTAACCAATCCCTTTGTTTGACGATTATTACCTCTTGGCATCCATTTAGCGCATAATTGGTTCTTATCAGACAATCCTTTAGCTATTAACTCTAAAGCTTGTCTTTTTAATGGTGTGTTTAATAGAACTAATAAATCATCCCATCTACCAAATTCAGTAATCAAATGTAGGTTTTTACCCAAAACTTGTGTTCGGTTAACCGAAAGGTAAACAATCAAGTCTTTGAAGATTTGTCGCTCACCAGCACCACCACGAATATCACGTGCCCAGAACAATAAACGCATAGCGGTTAATTGGTCCTCGCCAAACGCCTTAGTAAACGCATTGGTTAGAGCTTGCTTATCTTTACCTCTCATGGCACCTATTTGGAAAAATAAATCAACACAACTATTTAATGAAGTTGAATTAGTTGACATTCCATTTTCGGTGTAAGAATCTTTAGTCTGAATCGCTGAAAGTAAGTCCATAGTATCTTTTTTTATTTTGTTTGGCAAACATACGACATTAAAACACTCTTGTCAAGTTTTTTTTTAATTTTTTTATAAAAACTTTGTTATTTTCATAATATCACCTACTTGAAAGTCACCATCTTCACCAATAGCTTCAAAATAAATGTTAAACTTACTTTGTTTCAAACTAAAACCAGTTTCGTCAACAGCACTTGTTTCAAGGACATCTTTTAACCATTTAGGTAATTTTGAGTGTTCCCAATGTAAATTAATAACATCGTCTCTCAAATACCCAAAAGCATCTACAACTTCAATATCATCTAATTGTTCAGATATTGACCAATATAGTGCTGTTCTCAAACCATTCCTTCTTGTGTTATGTTTTGTCACCACCACTATTCTTTTTTCCATTATTGGCTATTTTTGCGCATCTATGAAATCTAAATCATACAATGTATTACTAATTAACTTTCTAACACCATCAATTGTCTCATAAGTCTTTCGGTATTGCTCAACGTATAAGATAGTTACCGTGTCATCCACAGACCCATACATTTTATCATATAAAACTCGATGTTTTATCTCCGAACCCTCAACAGTGAATGTTCCATGGCTGCATTGAAACGCCACCCCAAACCTTTCTGGAATTGTTGTTGTTGTTACTTGTAAATTTTTACCAACTTTAATTCCACGATTACCGTTATAATCGGTGCCACTAAGACCACTAAGACCATTAACGTTGTTGTCGTAAGCTGTCTCGGTTAATTCTGTGTTATGTTCAGATGGTGAATGAATAAGCGTTACAACAACAGCTTTTTCGGTTAAAGTACCAGAGTTTACGTATTCTACATCTTCACAACCCACCAAACCAAATAATAATGTAATGGCTAATAACCCCAAGATTTTTTTTCTCATAATAATTTTTATTTTATAAAATTTTTAACATATTGATTTCTGTGGTACTTATTAACACCTAACTCACCTATCGCTTTGATATGGTCTGGCGTTAAATAACCTTTATTCCTATCCCAATGGTAACCCTCATACTCAAGATTTAGTTTAATCATATACTCGTCTCGCCTAACTTTAGCAACAATAGCTGCTGCGGCAATTGAAAGGTAGGTATCATCTCCTTTCGGTACTAACTCAACTTTGTAATCACCAACATTATCCCAAACGGTACCATCCAATAAGATATAATTTGGTTTTATCGTCAAATCATCCAAACATTTATGCATGCATTTAAAAGTTGCGTTATTAATACCTAAAACATTGACCTCTGTCACTGACCCAGCATGACAAGAGATAGTTAAAGCATTTGCTAAGATTAACTCATACGCTTCATACCTTTGTTTTTCTGATAATTTTTTAGAATCACGAAGTAATGGTGATGAAAAAGATTTTGGTAGTATTACAGCTGCTGCGACCACTGGTCCAGCACCACAACCTCTACCGACCTCATCAATACCACATATTAAATCTAGGTCAAGAAGATGTGTTGGCGCATAATCTAAAGTTTTATTCAGTTTCATCCTTAACCTCTTTTTTAATAAATTTAACTGTCAAATCAGCAAAAATAACTGCAAAATCCTCAGTTGGTATAAACTTAGCACTAGCTTCATTCATTTTATAAAATAATTGCTCATTCATTTTCTTATGTAACCCACTTTCAAGCTCGTAAACAAGGGTTAACCCTTCTTTTTCAATTTTATCGTTCTCAATTATTAGAGATACAGTTTCTATCAATTTTTCGTAGTCCATATTAATTATTTATTTGTGAATATTTTTTTTATAAAATCAATTACTCTAGTAACAAATGGTTTTTTTATTTTTCTCCATTTTCCTGGGTTTCTTTTGATAGAATTACCAAGACCAGTCTTTAGTTCAGTAATAAAAACGCTTTTAGACCTTTCAGTTCTATGGTTGTCTGCAAGTTTATCTTTTTCAGCTTGACTTGCTTCTCTATCTAACATACTATCACTCATTTTTTTTACAAACATACATAATTTATTTTTGACTTCAAATAAATAATAACAATTATTTACTATCTAATAATTTTTAATTACATTTAATAAAAAAATTATGGTTACACTTATGTTTATTTTGATTTGTTACGGAGCTTGTAACAATATGATTTATGGTTCAATTTTCCAAGGCTTTAGAAACCTATTAGCTAAACTTGGTACTGGTGGGTATAGTATCCATAAATTATTTAGTTGTTTTATGTGTCTGGGTACTTGGATGGGATTTGTCTTTACCGCAATATTAACCTATTTCGGTTTCGCTGACCTTACACCAATGGGGCATTATGGTTTAACTAACCCGTACTTATTAGTTTTCTTTAATGGTTTATTAACTGCTGGTGGTGTATGGTTCATCCACACTGCACAGGAGGCTTTAGAACGTGCATTTGTTAAATAACGATACAATGTATCGATGAATATAAAAAAAGCCCTAATAGGGCTTTTTTTTATGTTTAATAATCTTTAGAATCCATGCATTTTCCACATGCTTCATTTTCACTACAATCACAGTCACTATTAGCGTAAGCCATTTGTTTTTGTTTTGGCGGTAGTTCAACATTTTTAGGTATAACTGGTTTATTAGATTTATTTCGTTTCTTATCTTCCAACATTTTTCGGTTCCTTTCACCTCTAGCCTCTTCCTCAAGTTCTTCTTTTTCATCATCAGTCAACTCAATTGGTTGTTTGTTCTCATCTAGATAACTAATAACTTTTTGTTCTGGAACTGTTTCATTAATTGACTCATGATAGACAATCTCTGGGGTTGATGTTTCCTCTACATAGTCAATGTTAACATCAATATCAAACTCATCAAGTGTAGGTACTAAATCTTTTTCTTGAAACACAAATTTTAATTCACTAAGTTTACTAAGTGAATTATTTTTAAAAATTTGTTTTAACTCATCAACCTTTAATCGTAATAGCTCATGTTTTTTTTCACGCTCTAGGTTAGCCTTAATAACTTTACCTACGTAATTTAACAATTCATCTAACCCGATACCTTTGATTTCACTAAAAATCATGTAATAATTTAAACCATCATCACCTTTAACTTTTTTGATATTAGCATCTTCAATAACAGTCCAACCTTCTTTAAACACAGCATCAACTAATGGCGTACCGTCTAAATATCGGATACCAATAACGTATGGTTGTAATTTATCTAATGTGTCTTGTATATTCATTTTTTTTTTCGTTTTTATCTTATATTATTTATAACGCAAAACCCGTAAATATTACGGACAGTATGTATGAAATAGATAAACACAATAAACCCAACGACCTTTCTGTTAACCTATAGTTAACAGGGTCTTCTTCCGTTGAAGAGACATATGCTCGAATGAAGTAATATGCATGTCGAGCAGTGACTAACACTGCTGCGAACATTAACATTAATAATACTTTATCTATCAATAGAACTAGCATATTATTCTTTATTTTTAGATGACACACCTAATCTTAAATCTTGTGACATAACTCTAACCGCTTGTAACCCTTTTCTTAATCTAACACCAGCCGCTTTGTTATCTTTTTCATAAAATTTAACTGCATCTTCTTCGATACTGTTAATTAATTCTTTTAATTCATTAAATTTTTCCATTTTGTTTTTTTTATTTATTTTTTGTTATCATCGGTTGTATTACCCTCGGTTGTGTTAGTCATCATATTGGCAAAAGTATTAATACTTTGTTCCACGATAACTAATTTGGCCAATGTTTTAACCATTTTTTTTGTTTTAACCTTTATAGTAGCATCAGAATTTATAATCAGCTCTAATTTGTCTTCTAAATTGACATAATCAAAATTCAACTGCATAATAACTGATTTAAATATTCTTTCGTTTTCCATGCTACAAATATAGTATGGAAAATATTTAAATCAATAGTTTTTATGCGAATTTTACTGAAACATCCATTATTTTATAGATTTCAATAAGTGTATCAACATCTGATTTTGTTTTAATTTTATTGTAGTTGAATATGTTACCCCATAGTCTTAGTATGTTTAATTCAGAGTATACATTATCGAATTTATCGTTAGAGGTATAATAAACTTCTAACATAAATTCCAAGAAATAGTCATATAGTCTTGGGTTTTCAAAAAATAACCCTTCTTTTATGAAATTATTGTAGTTTTTATTCCAACACCATTTAAAATGGGCTATTTGGTCGTGTAATTCAGTGATATCATCACCTAAATAAGTATCAAATGCGATGGCCAATAGCGACTGTATAAAATCGCTATATAGTTCACATTTTTCTGGTTTTATATTATTTGTCAAATATAAAAAATTAGTTGCCTCTCGGCTGATAGGGTTATTAATATAACTCAAGAATTCATTTCGTTTAATGTTATCCATATTCTAGTTTTATTAAATATACTTACTTTCACCAACAAATAAATCTTATGATAATAATTTTTTCATCATTTCTAGGTTATGTTTTCTATCATCTAACCCATTAGTACCACCATTAATTCTTCTTGTAACCCCAACAACATCATCATTGTCTGCAAGTCTGTTTAAATTGTTAGTATCCCAAAACCAACCAGCTGATAATGAGGCATATTTTGGTGTCTCAAGTAGTTTAGGTTGCGCAACAAAATCTATCCCAAGTTCTTTAGATAGGTTAGTATAATTATTACGACCCGTAAGTTGGATATACCCTCTTCCCTTGAAAAAACTACCATCTTGGCTTTCAAAAGAACCATTACCCATTCTATTAGCATAAACTCTATTGGCAATCTTATCTGGTTGTCTAGCGAAACCACTGGCAAAAGTTTCACTAGGGAAATACTTTTTAAATGTAGTTAAAAGACCATTAGTTGAGTAGTTTAAATTTTCTTTGGTTACTTTTAAATTTAAACTTTCATGTAATAATTGAGACATAAAATGTGCTATCCTTAATTTAGTATTTATCTCGTATTTAATTAAAGCTGTATTAATGCTTCTAGTCACCTCAGCTAACTGACCAAGGTCTTTTATCCCCGTAATGGTTTTCATGATTTCCATGGTTAATTGTTTTGGTGAATCCTCAAAAGAGGCTAAATCAATTCCCATTTTAGCAGCAGTTGATGTACCTACTTCACCATCCTCGGTTAACCCATTACGTTTTTGAAATTTTTTTACCGCTGCATCTGTAAGCCCACCAAAATCACCATCTTGGTCTATACCTAACTTTGCTTGTACCGCTTTAATCGCTTCAATTTCTGTACTTCCTATTCTTAGTATCATAATTATTGTTTAATAATAAATATGTACCAAATAAAAAAAACCACTCATTTGAGTGGTTTTTTATTAATTTATATGTTAATAGAATTCATCATATTCAGCGGTATCATCTTCGTCTGGGCCATAAGGTTGGAAATCTACCTCATACATACCTATAAAAGCACCCTTTCTTATTGCTGATTGTCGATATCGTTCAGCTTTTTCAAAATTACCTTTTTCATAATATTGTTTACCTATATCGTAAAAATCACTAACTTCATTAGCAAAAGATTCAGTATCATCACCCATTTCAGCTTCTTCAGAATAAACTGGTTGTTGACGTAACATTTCAGCTCTTTCTTCTTCAGACCTACCCTTTAATGCGTTATCATTACCGTAACCTGTCGTTTCCTCATCTAATTCATCGTTATTCTGAAAATCCGACATATCACCCTTATAAGCATCATAATGAGAATCACCTAACTCTGGTTGCATATCTTCACCATTAAATTCATTTGAATCTGGGTAAACACCTTGAGCTGACATTTTTGTTGTTATTTTCTCACGACTAAAACCAACATTTAATAAATTTAGAATATAATCAGAGTGCTCACCATAACTAGCAGCCCAGTCTGGATTACTTATCTCTTCATTAAAATAATTTTCCGTTAATTGTGAACTTATTTTACTTTTTTTTTTACAGTTTCAACCATTGGTTTAAATGTGATACCGTTAAGAGTAAGACCTTCACCCATAGTTACGTGTTTTTTAGCATCAGCAGCTTGTGGTACACTAATTTTATCCCACGCACCTTCTTTAGCCTTAACACCTAATCCCATACCAATTTTAGCATCAACGCTTCCATCAACATGTTTAGTCGCTTCTGGTGCAGATTTCTCAATACCATCCCACTCACCTTTTTTAGGTGCTGGTGCTTGAGTTCCTTTATCAGTTGATACAGAACCTTCGATATGTTTTTTAGCTTCTGGTGCAGATTTCTCAATACCATCCCACTCACCTTCAGCGGCAGTTTCATCTTCGATATCCTCAGATTCACCAAGTAATTTTTTTGTTTTAGCTAATACATCAGAGAATGCAGCATTTTCGTTAAGTCTAGCGTTTCCTCTTACCAACCCAAGAGTATCTTGTGATTTGTAATTAAACAATCTTTTCATGTTAGTGATATCTTCAGTTACCATGTTTTTATCGGTAGCTGTTAGAACAACTGCTCTACCCTCAGATAAAGTACCTTCCCAACGAATTTTATACGATTCATTACCATCAGTCATTTCAAATTCTTTATTTGCAACTCTGTATGCTTCTGGTATTAATTTCAACGCATTTCCTACTCCGTTGAATTCCTTTTTAAACTTAAGTCTTTTCATTCCTTCTTTTATTTTTGGTTTATTATTATTTTGTTTATTTTCTCTTTGAAAATCAGCACCAGAAATACCATCACCATCTGGGTTAGGGTTTCTTTTACTACCAGTACCGTATTGACGACCTTCCATGTCTTTCTTATATCTATCGCTTGCACCAAACATAAAAGGGTCCTCGCTTTTTTGTGGTTTAGCAGTTCTTTGTTGGTTATTAAATTCATTTTCTTCTTCAGAACCATAACCAGTTTCAACACTTTTACTATCTTGTTCGTCACCTTCTTTTAAAGCATAATTTTTACCCTTACCTTTTTCACTAGGTGGTAATAATTCAATATCATCCCCAAGTGAAAGATAAGCTCTATCAGCATCAGCTCTTTTCTTTTGAGAAGCCTCAATACCTTTAACTAGGTCTTCACCAAATGTATCTGATGATGCACCCCAAGTAGCCTCAGCGTTTCCAATACCACCTTCATTACCCATTCTAGAACTTCCAGCAATCGCTTCTCTCGCTCTCGCTTTGAAGTCAGCATCTGGTTCTCTATCATATTGTATCATTTCTTGACCATTCATGATTTCCATTTGGTCATGGTATTCTTTTTCCTTATCACCGTTGTAGTTAAACTTGTTTGGTGCCATTTTGGTTTTACCAGCTTCTTTTTTCATCCCCTTATCATAGTTGTCAACATCTTTAGCGACAGCTTTGATAGCGGCTTTATTTATCTTGTCAGATTCTTTTTTAGCTGAGTCAGTAACACTAATTCCTGGTGTTTTGTCCTCATTTACGAATCTGCTTGATAACAGAGCTTTAATTTTATTTTTGTCCATATTTCTTTAGGTTTAATATAAATATCTAACTTTTAAGTAAAGTCGTTACGTTATTTCTTTGAATCAATTATTTTCTTTACTTCCTCTATTGTTTTACCAGTTTTTTTCGCAATAGCCTCATATATTTTATTCTCACCCAATGAAGGTGAAATAACTGAACCTTTACTCTTTTTAACCGATACAACATTATCGACAGCACCTTGACTACAACCACCATTTTGAGCAACTTTATTGTTGTTTAATTTGGTACAATCGTTAGTTTCAACAAAGCCACCGCCAGAATATTGCGTTTTACTTTGTGCTTGTGTTTTCGGCCCTTTTTTAAATTCACCGTTTCTACCTATGTTAGCTAATCCTGGTGTGTCGTATTGACCACCAACACTAGCAACGGTAGTAGTTTCACCAACTACTGGTATATCTCTTTTAATTATAGATTCTTGTTCTCCAAAATCAGCAACTCCAACGAAAGGTCCAGATGAACCGCCATCCCCAGCACCACCAGCAACTGTTGTTTCTGGTAATGGGTGTTGTGATTTTGTTGGTGGGTTACTTTGTCTTTCACGGTCATATAAATAAGCCAATTTGTCTAATATTGCAGAATTTTCTTTATCAGTTCTCCTTTTTGGCTCAATCTCCTTATAATCATCAGCCCATTTAACTCTTGAAACACCATTAGCTGGACCTTCTTCTTCTTCCAAGTTAGGTCTTAGTATTGATGATATATTTTGGTCTTTATCATAGACATCATATAGTTCTTGTTTCAATTCGTCATCAAGTTTTACTAAATCTTTTTCTTCATTCCAACCAGCTAATCCCTCACCTATTGTTAACGAATTTAAATTGTCATTAATAAAATGAGATAATACATCCTCATCGATATCAAAATCGTCATCATAATTATACTCTGGATTACCATCTTCATCATTACCATCAAAATTTCTAGTAACTGAGGCATATTGTTTAAATTTTTCTAAGTCGGCATCACCAAAATAAAATGCATATTGTGATTGGTCTGGACCTTCTAAAATTGCTATCTCAGAATTACTACCAATAATAGTTAATTTATGTTCGTTAGAGGTATTTTGCACAGTAACATCACCATCTGGTTGGTTGTATGGTGCGGTAGGGGCATCCTGTGCACCACTAGGGTAACCACCTTCTTCATCTAAGGGTGTTTCTGGCTCTGTTTCTTCTTCAGAGTCAATACCATTCAACATTTCAGTTAACTCAGCTAATATAGCTTTAGAAGCACCTTGTGCGTTACCAGAAGTTCTTGATAATTTATATTTATCACTTTTTTTAACGATTAAACCCTTTTTAAGTAAATTATCACAAATATCATCATAACTCAAACCATTAGCTTCCCAGTACTCTGAAAGTTCTTTTGATTCACGATACATATATCTGATTAACTCCGTTACCTCTTTTTTTAGTTCGTTCTCAAAACCCTCAGAACCTTCAATTATTAATTTAATATTTTGGTTGTTTTCATTAAGATTACCAGATTTAAATAATCTATTATACTGTTCTTTTGTAATTTTTACGCTTTTCACACTACTAACCGTTTTTTTACTTTCATTAAGTAATAAATCATATTGTTTTTGCGTTATTTTTATTTTTGCCATGTTAACTATTTTTATTTGTTAAGTTATTTTGCCAAAGACCTCTTTTAGTCCACAACGTTTTATATAATTGAGTCAGAACATTTTTGGTAATCTCAACAACTTTATCTTCAAGTTCTTTATTATTTTTTAACCTGTCTTGAACGATTTTCTCAATTTTAGTCTTAAATTCACTAGAACTAATATATGTCTTAATTTGACCATCTACACTAGTTTTAGTAACTTCTTCAGCTAATTTCTTTTTATTTTGTGAGTCCATATTCTTTTTATTAATAAATATAAATAAATAACAAAAAAAGCCCTTTAGGGGCTTAAATTGTTATTTAAATTTATTGATATCTATTATACTTGGGGATATTACCAGCTTAGAGGTAAATACGTCATCTATTGAGTAATCTAACGTAGTGAACCCAATTTCTTTAATAACACAATCTCTGATTAACCATTCTTCCAATATGTCTCCAGTAGGTCCAAGTAACTCAAGAGTACAATTAAACCTATGACTAGGTGATGAATTAAATATTTTGAATATATCCCTACTCACAGAAGTTTTTGTTGTCTCAACGATACCAACAATTAAATCACTAAAATCTAAAGATACTATTGGTATTAAACCCAACAATTTTGTTTTTTTAAACTTAGTTTGTGGTAATTCAATATATTGTATTTGCATTGGATGTATATTGAATTCCTCTGGTAGTCTAAAAATAAATCGGTTCGGCCTTTTAGGTTCAGAAAAATCAGTATAGGTATTTAACAATGGATTTGGGGTACCAGTTAATCTCTCATAATCAGCATTAGGTTCACCAGTATATTGGTCATACAAAGGTATATTTGTTTGAGTTATTTTATCTCTTTTCATTATTTAATAAATATTAATATTGCTATCGGTATGACCACAGCGGTTATGAAACCAACAATCTTTAAAAATTTTTGGTGTCTTATTTCTTTTTTTTGGGTTTTAACAACATTATTTAATAAACCGATTTCATTATCTTTATTGGTGATAATCTTATCTAAATTAGCCATTAATTTTTGTTGGTTACCACTTTTTTCCTGTAATACTTTAATAACACTAACTTGTAACATAATAGTCGATGTCTTTAGACTATCACTCACACTATAAGCATTTACCATACTATCTAAAACCCTTCTATCAAGAACATCTTTAAGTATTATCTTAGCATCAGATAATTTTAATTGTATTAACGTATCACCTTTTGAGTTTACTATCGTTGTTACCCTCGGTTCTTTTGTTAAGGTATTTTGTGAATGCATTTGCTGTGCCATTAGCAGACAAAGCGTTAACATAATTAGGTATTTCATTTCTCTTATTTTTTAACTTGTTTAACTCTAATTGAGTCTTATTTGTTGCAATGCTATTATTACTTATAACCTTATTAGCGTTATCGATAAACACATCGTTTTTAGCGATTTCAGTCCTTAACGAATCATTTCTACCCAGTAAAAGTGAATTTTCTTCATGTAACGCTTTTATTTCAGTAGCATGTTTATCAACAGCACTTTTTTGGCCAAAGAAAAAACTAATAATTAGGGCAACACCTAAAACAAGTATCAATAATGTTTTAAGGTCTATTGTCTTAAAACTAAATTTATTAAATTGCATTATTATTATTTTTATATTCATCCACCTTAACGTACCACTGTATTGCGAAATCACTATAATAACCTTTAAGTTTCTTTAATAACTCACTAATTTCATCAGTTAAATCAAGATTTTTCATACTTGTTACCACCTCACCAGCTGATAAAGCCATCTTAAAATCAATACCCGAATCCTCAGACTCATGTCTTTGCAAAGTACCATCAATAATTACATTTCTATCATTAGGGTAAATTTTAAAATTAGTTATCATAGCACTTGGATGTATTATGTCTTGTAATTTTGTTAATTCATCATTAAAAACTGCATCCCCAGCAACTGGTGATATCTCTGTTTTTTCTTCAGTATTTTCAGTCATTAATCTAGTTTTGAACCCACCTCTCATGATTTCCATCATTTTTTTTGTCATGTCGTGTTCGTTGATAATTTCTTTCATTTTAAGTCTTTGTTTTTTATTATTTTTTTTAATTTAATACAATCCCAAGCTGGGCTTAATGATGTACAATTTTTATCTAAATTGCTCTGATATAGAACATTCTCATCATAATTAACCCCTTCTAGTTTAGTGTTATGGGATATTGGTTTTAACGGTATATTGAAATTATCCCCAAGCTCTTTAATTAACTCACTAACTGAGTTAAGTTGTTCTTCAGAATACGTACACCATTTTTCATGTCCTCTCCATTTAATATCTATAAAAGAATTAATACCCTTATAAATATCACCATTCCAAGAAATCAACTCATTATTTACATTATTTTCTACCCAGCCATCATTTTCCAATAAAATAACAATACTTTTATCATTCAATGATTTATCAACAAAATAGTTTGACTGATATTTTGGGTCGAAATGTTTATAAATAAAACCAGCCGCATCTATTGTGAATGCAGCTGTTTTATTATAATAACCATTTAACCTATTAACCCAACCAACAAAATGATTCATATCGTGGTTAGATGTATGGCCTAAAACAATTTGTGTTTTCACATTCTCAAAAAGAAAGTAATTGTTTGTGGTTAATTTATATCTTTTATCATCTATTATCATAAATCACCTTCCCTTCTAAAAATAATTTTATCGTTATTACCATTTTCAACAAGTTTATTTGAACCAATTCTTTCAATTGTGTTACTGACCTTTGCTTTCGGTATATTAACCGAATAACCTCTATTACCTTCAATAGGTACCTCATTTACAGCATCAGTTACAGCATCAATTACAGCCTCATCAGTAGTATCATCAGTAGTATCAGTAATATCATCAGTAGTATCATCAATCGCTATATTTGGCGTAGAGTTCGAGCTTTCTAACTCAAAAACTCTATTTGTCATTAAAATTAACGCAATAGCTAATGGGTCAAATACAAATATTAATAAAAGAATTAAATAGTTGACAACCTTCGCCATTGGTATGCCTGTTAATTCTGAGATATACTTCAATGGGCCTATTTCACCAGCAACATCACTATTAGATTTTAACGTTAAAGTTTTAACACTATATTTAGCAATTGAATCTGATAATATCACATTGTTATTATTTAATAAATCTATGTCAGCGGTCAATTTTTGAATCTCAGTATCGGCATTAGTAATATCGCCTCTAACATTACGTTTATTATAGTAAGATTTAGCATCTGTTAATCTTACCTCTTGTGATGACCTTAGATTTGATAAAATATCTAAACGTTTAGTTTTTGATTCGATTATCTTTTCATTAGCCAACATACTTTTTTCAAAGATACCCTTTTTACCATCTAACAATCCAACCTCACCTTCGTGTATTTCTAATTGGTTTGCTGTTTTTTGGTACGCATTAGATAAGAACCCATAAATACCAGCTGAGGTTATTAACATTAAAACACCAACACTTATAGTTAAATAAATTTTTAATGTTTTACTTAATTGACTCCAATACTTATGTAAAGCTGTTGTCGTTACTATTTTACTAACCTCTAAAATTGATGCCATTATGATTACTGATAAACTTGCGCCAGCAAATAACTGACTAAGCCCCCAAACTGAAAAGTAGGCAGCACAAGACGATACAGCTAAAGCTATTATTAGTATTAAATAACTAAATTTTAATTTCATTTTTTTCTTTTTTTTTAACACAAAAAAAAGGGATATACCCTTTTATTCGTTTATTAAGCTATGCAAGTTTGTGGCATTATACCTAAGTTTTCTTAAACTTTTCTCTTTTATTTGTCTTATCCTTTCTTTTGTTAACCCATATCTCTCACCAATAGCCTCAAGAGTCATAGGTTCACATTCAGTATTAACACCATAATAATGTTCAATAATATCTCTTTCTCTCTCACTAAGAATTGATAACGTTTTATCTAGTTCTGTTTTTAGCCTGTCATCAATAATAATAGTTCCATCATCGTCATCTTCATCAGCAATTAATGTAGCTAACTCATCACCATCTTCATTTATAACATCATTTAATGAACCACATTTTGGAAATGACAATAATGGCATCGGATGATTTTCCTTATCAAATATTTCACCAAAAACTGGTTCACGCTCATTAGCATACTCAAATTTAGATATTTCTTTTTTAAGGTAACTTAATTTATGAATAACGTTTGTTGGTAACCTTACAATCCTAGCATTATCATTTAACCCTTGAATAATCGATTGTCGAACCCACCATACAGCATATGATATAAACTTAAAACCTCTTGTATGGTCAAACTTAGTTGCCGCTTTCATTAGACCTAGGTTACCGTCACTAATTAAATCAGATAAAGCCAATCCTTGTCCTTGGTAATCTTTAGCTATAGACACAACAAACTTAAGGTTTGCAGTTACTAATTCACCGATTGCTTTCTGGTCACCGTCACCAATTCTATTAGCTAACATAACTTCTTCATCACTAGTTATCATTTTTGTTTTTCTTACTTCTTTAAAATATTTCGAAATGCTTTCCTCGGCATCAAAATTTACATACTTTTTACTCATTAAAAACCTGTTTACTTATCTTTGTTATTGTGTACAAATATACTGCATAAAGTAACAAAAGTCAAGTTTTAACCTGGTTTTTTTTTTAATTATTTCGCAAGTAGCTGTAACAATTTTTTATCGTAGTTACTTAATTTAATAACACCATTTTGGTTAGCATTATCAAGTATTTTATCGAATAACTTACGTTTCTCAACCTCACCCATATCAGCGATATCAGTTGCTGTTATCTTAACCTCAACTTTAGGTTTGGTAATCTTCTTCACATTAACAGCCCTAACAACATTATTAGTTGTTGCTGACGATAGATTAATTTCACGTAAAAAATTATCACGTTTTAAATCCAAATCATCATTTTTTAAAAAACCGAATAGTGCTGTGTTTAATTTTTCATTTATGATGTTATAACCAGAACTATCTGGGTTTAACTCAAAAAATAAAAAATTACGCTCATTAGATATAAACCAGTCATTAATTTCCTTTGGTTCCAGTGCCGAAATGAAGGTGGCGATAATCATACCACCACCATTTAAAATATTAGGTACACCCTCACATATTTTATCAATTTCCTCAATTGCTTTCTCCGTGTTTTTAAGTATTATAACACAATATTTTCTAAACCTCATATATTTTTTTATTTAACAGTTACTTTTGATATGTGACCTTCTTTAACAACAGTTAACACGTTGTCACCCCAATCTTTAACCAAATCATTATGCGTTATAAGGAAGACAATATCATACATGTCTTTTATTTTATCAAACAAAGATTTCAACTTATCAATATTCTCTGGCGCAATTTTACCTAAAACCTCATCAAAAGTAATGAAATTAGGCATAGGTAATGTTGATATTTTACCTAACACACCTCTTAACGCTAAACTAGCAGCTGTTTTTTCTAAACCACTAGCTGATTTTAACGGTCTACTAACACCATCATCATTAATCAAAAATTGAACGTCATTCTTATCATCAATAAATATTTCAACCTCAAAGTCACAGGTGTCATCTAACAACCGTTGTAACTCAGAGTTAATAATTGGTAACACTGAACGAAGAACTAACTTACTAATACCCTTTTTACCTACCAACTCAACATAAACCTTAAATATTTTATCAATTTCTTCTTCTTTTTTAATCGTTTCAATTAATAAAGTTTTAGTCTCGATATTTAACTTGTGGTCCTTAAGCTCATTCTGAACTCTCTGGATACGGATTAATGTGTCATCTTTAGCATACTCACAAACAGCCAAATTAGTTTTAACCATACTAACCTCAGAATCTATTTTCTGATTTAACTCAATAGCACCTACATTTAGGTTATACTGTTTAATATCGTTCATTTTAGATACTAATTTATTCCTTAGTGACCCAATCTCAACTTCAGTTCTATCTTTAGCTAGTTCTAAACGATTCTTCTCATCAACTAAAGACTTAACATTTGCTAACGTTGCCCATTCAACTGATAATACATTATCCCTATCGGAGATTAATAATAACTTTTCAGCTACCTTTTTATCAACCTCTTTACGATGTGTTTTAATATGTTCAGTGTTATCAACAGTGTCCAATTTACGGTTACATGATTTACAGACACCACCAGCAATTAAATCATTGATAGTTGCTTCCAGTCGGTAGATATCATTTACCTTAAGCGCAATTTCTGTATTATTAACAGCAATTTCCTTCGATAACTCCAAATGTCTATCTTCATCAAACTTGATTACACCAATACCATTTATTTTATCAGTAAAATCAGATATTTTACTTTTTAAGTCGACACCTTTTTCTTTTATAATAAGTATCTCACTTTCTAGTTTTGATGGGTCCAACGAGACAATATTAATATCTATTTTTTGTTTAGAATTTAATAATCGGTCATTCTCGACACTATGTGCCGTTATTTCGTTTTTAGTAGTTGCTAATTTTTCAACTAAAATACCTTCTAACTCAGTATTAGTAACTATTTTTTCATTATGTGTAATTATATCGTCAGTAAGCGTGATTACATCATACTGGTTTGATTTTTTCTTTTTTGAGAATTCATTATGCATTTTTCTAGCAGCATCCTCTTTTAATTCAAGTATTTCCAACCCAATCAACCTTGTTAATACCTTACCAGATTCAGTAGTCGTAAGACCAATTAAATCATCTAAATTTTTCTCAGTAGCTAACACTAGTAACTCAAAATCTTTCTCGCTACCAATAGCCTCTCTTAGACTTTTAGTTGTTTGTTTTGCATCTTCCTCATTCTGTAATTCTTCACTTCCATCTGGCAACACCTTATAATAATTAACAGTATTATTCACAGTCCAACCACCACCACTTTTTTTAAGTGAACGTTTCAATTTTCTCTCAATAATTAGTTCATCATCCTCAATTGATATCATCCCTCTAACAATTAACGCATCCTTACCACTATATAGGTTAAAAATCTGTTCATTCTTATCAGTTTTAGTGGTACTACCGTGTAACAAAAATTTTATTGCATCAATAGTCAAAGTTGTTTTACCACCTTGATTTGGGGGTACCGAATTAACAACCGTAAGACCCCTAATCTTACTAAATGGGACAAAATTGTTTTCGCCAAAAGATAAAAAATTATCAACCATTAACCATTTTATCGCCCATGTTCTATGTTGTGTAGCACTTAAATCAACATTTAACTCCCCATTAACTTTATCATCTAAAGCAATTATTCTATTAAAATCAACCGTTTTACCATCCCTAGCAATAATTTCTTTCATTAGGGCTCTTTGGTAATTAACATCCATGATGTTATCAATACCAGCACCCGTGATTTCAATAACATCACCATTTTCACTATACTTTACTGGTCGATAAACAACGTTAACGTTATTCTTATTTAGACCATATTTGTTGGCAAAATAATTCCTAACCTTAACTTTACCTTCTTTACTATAATTAACTGGGGTATCGTCCCAATACACCTTTACCTTAGCATATGCTGGTATCTCCAATGGTGGTTCAGTATTAATTTTCGTCATATAAATCTAATTTTTTTTTATCTATTTTAAGGGCATCTTTTAACGCCTCAGCCTCTTTTGCGTGCGCTTCAATCAAATCCTCAAGTGGGTACGATACCGTTAGTGAAATTGGTTTGACTTTAACTACTTTTGGTTTTGGTTCTTTTACTGCTTTGATTAATTTATCAGATGGGTAGTTTGGGGTTGCGCCATATTTTTCTATATTAAAGGCTTTTACTACTAAACCATTTAAAAACCCATTAACGTCATCAATCCCATTAGCTTTACAGTAAATAGCTATCTCTTTTTGTATTTTTTCAGTGATATCCATTACACCCCGTTTATTACCATATCCTTGATATCGTCTTCCGACTGGTGTAAAATTTGTATCTCACTAGTTTCTTCATCAACATATACCGTAACAACAGTGTTATTAACCAACATTAAATTCTTACCATCTTCAACATTAACCATTTCACCATTTACAACAGTGAAATCATCTAACCTACTTGGTAGGCTGTTAATATAATCTTTTAATTCTTTTAATTTCATAATTTACTTATTTGTTAGTTTCTCGGTTCCGTTATCTAAATCGTCAAGTGATTTAAGCTTAAATTGGTAATAAGGATGTCTATTATCAACATCGTGTTCAGTATAGGTCTTTGACTCAATATCCCAAAATAAAAATCCATGCCCACCAACTTTTTCACCAAAATTTTGTTGGACAAGCGAACCGCAATATGCAACAACCGTTCCTTTGTGATTGAATGATTGTCTTTTATGTATATCACCCATCATCACGATATCACAACCCTCAAAAATCTCTAACCCAGCACCATGGTCAATCTCAAAACCAATATCAGTTTTAGCGTTTACCAATGCAGCATGGTACAACCCAATATAGGTTTTATCATCACCAAACTGTAACCTAGCTGATGCTATGTCTGGGGTCGCATTTTCTTCAAAAATAGAATATGTGGACCAAACAATGTTATCATCTAAATAACACTTAGATTCCTTAAAATAATTAATATTCAAATCTGGTAGGAACTGCACCACTGGTGTAATACTATCTAAACGGTCCTTATTGTTCTCAAGTAAATCATGATTCCCAGCAATGACAATTAATGGGGCAATTTCCTCTAGAGCTTTAAAAAACCAAGTACAAAGCATCAATTGTTCGTTTGATATAACTATTTTTTGATGCACTAAGTCACCAGCAACAACAATTCTAACTTCTTCTCGTTCATAACCTTTAATTAACCCCTTAACATCGGACATTAAAGATTTGAATACTTCCTTATATTCATCATGTAACCTAAAAGTTCTTATGTGAATATCACCAATGTGTATTACTTTTTTTATCATATTATAAATAATTTATCTTTTGCTCTAGTTACTGCTGTATAAAGTAATTGACCTCTTTCAGTGTTGTTTCTTACTCTTTTAATATCACAATTAATCACAATAACATTATCAAAGGTACTACCTTGTGATTTATGAACAGTTAAAGCGTAATTGTATTTGATATCAGCATATCTGTCCAACAATTTAAAATAAGCTGACCATGCATTTCTTTTTGACATAGCACTAGAGTTGTTTGCTTTTGTTTTTAACTTTAATAACTCTTTTTGGAAACTGGCCTCAGACTTCTCCGCAAGCACTTTGATAACATGTCTGACACCATTTGACATTACGGCTATCGAATAATAACTAAAAGTATATTTCCTATTTTCTTCTTTCATTGAAAAAGAAATGACTTCAAACTCATCGTTATTATTCAAAAGCACACGTTTTTTACTGTCAATAATTGGTTTATTACAAATCATTTTTTCACCAACACATATTTTACCAGCACCCTCACCATAAATCATCGCCCTAATCTTACCATTGTAGTAATTAACAGCACTATTTGTCCAAGCTAACACTTTAATAAAATTTGGGTCCGAATTAAAATTATCAGACTTAAAGTAATGTTCAAGTAATGGCATCTCAGTATTTAGTTTAACAACAATAATCCCGTTGTTCTTTTCATCAACCGTTGTTTCTAACACATAAGATTCGTTAGACCTAATTTTTTGCGCTAGGTCAACAATCGGGTTACCCTTAGCTTGTCTAATTATATCACTCAAATTAAAATTATTCTCCAAATCAATAGAGAATAAAACGGATTCACCACCGTTAACTGGCGGTATTTGGCCTCTATCACCAATAAATAATAACATTATCTTATTCCTTTTCGCACTTAAGATTAAGGTATTATAAATCTCATTGTCTAACATAGAAACTTCATCAACAATTATTATGTTGTATTCAGATATGTCACTACTATTAAAATCAGCTTTATACTCTTCCTTACCTTCATTAGTTATAACTCTTTTTAACCCTAATAAAGAGTGTAATGTATTGAAACCAACTTGTCTATGGTTTTCATCAATTGATGAAAGGTTTTTTAGAACCCTAACAGCTTTATTTGTTGGTGCTGTTATCCCAACTACCAAGTTTCTATCATTAGCAATCAGACCTTCAATTATTTTAGTCACTAAAAAACTTTTTCCAGTACCAGAATACCCAGTTAATAAGGTCTGTGAAAAACTATATGCATTTATATTGGTTATTTTATTATATATCTCTAACTGTAATTCGTTAAGTGTCTCAATATTTGGTGAGGTAATTACTTTTAGTTTTTCAGTAACCATTTTTTGTGTTATTTTAGGTAAGACTAGAAGATTAGTATCTATATTATTCATAGTTATGCGTTTTTCATTAAGTTATAGTAATGTAATTCAATCAATTTTTTTGCCTCATGCTTTAAATACATAATATGTATTTTCTCGAAACTCTCTTTTACCTTGTCCCAATATAGAACAACAATTTTACGGCATTTACGCTTTGGAAATTCTAATTCGTACATGTAAGCATAAACACTCAACTGCAAAGTATATATCGACCATTGACAGGCTTGTAAGTGGTCGAATGGTTTATATAATGTCTCATTACCATATGGATTATGGAAATTAAACACTCTATTGGTTTTGTGGTCCAAAACATCGAAATATACATCATCAATATCAATTATTAAATCGGACATTCCAGCTAATTCGTGTTCCTCAGAAAATAAAATTCTTTCTGGCCAAACGGCCTCACCCTCATCAATATCAAGAGCATTATACCCATCAATAACTTTTTGTTCAAATTCACCTTCTGGTGTATCTTTTGGGAAATAAAATTTATTGGCCAATAAATAACGCTCAACGATATCATGGACCATAGTACCATACACATTGGCCTCATCGTTTAAATTTTGCCAGAAATCGATAATTTCTTGTTGTGTTAAACCTATATATCGCTCTTGTTTAGATGAATCTTGTTGGTTCGCTATAGCCGCTGAAACACCTTGGACATCAAAATGTGGTTCGATAGAGGTTAATGTTGTTGTAACTGATGAATATTTCTTACCAGTAATTCTGTGAATGTATTTATGCGCTATTGGCTCTAAATAAACTGGCCCTTCCCATAATTTTGCTTGACTCATACGTTTTTTGTAATTTATGCAAACCTACTAAGATTTTATCAAATAATCAACTATTTATATTAAAGATTAATATGAGGGAGTTTATTAAAAATAAGTTAAAAGAAAATTTAAACCAACCAGAAACTAAAACAATCGAAAAACCATTTGATTTTAGTAAAATATCTATTAAACAAGTATTTGTTAATGGAAAAACTGTTTTTATACCATTATACGATGGCGTTAAAATTGGTAGTTTCAGATTAGTCAATTATGCTGATAATTATAGAATTGATAGCGTTACACTTTTAGAAGAATTTAGAAAAAAAGGTATAGGTAAACGAATGTATTTATACATAATAAAATCACTAAAAAAAATGGGTAAAATACTTTATTCAGATAAAAACCAATCACAAGATGCCCAAAACGTATGGAATAGTTTAATTAGCATTGGTGCAGCTGAGAAAAATGAATTCGGGTATAATTCTACGCTATAAACTAATATTCTGGCAATTTAATTGCAGTGCGTAATAAAGAAATAATGCCCTTAAAACCATATTTTTGGAATATCGTTGATGGGTCCTCATTCTCTGGTGGTCTAACAATTCTAATTCTACCTCTTAAATCACCAAAATTTAGCTGGTGATATATGTTTAACGCATCAGCATAAGCCTCATCCTCGCCATCTAAGACAATAACTATGTTTCCACTAGCTTTGGTGTATAATAACTCAAATAATATCTCTGAGATGAATTTTCCCAATAATGGAATCGAGTTTGGTGTAACTATAAAGTCAGTAGCACCCTCAACTAAATAAATCGTTGCATCCCAATTGACTTTTGACTCACCAAAAACAATTTCTTGTTTCTCAGCGATAGGGTTTATATATTTTAATTTAGTATATTCTTTAGCAAACCATCTAGCGATAAAGTAATTAAGTTTACCCTCACTATCATAGGATGGTATTATGATTCGATTAAAAAAATCTCCCTCAGTAGTATACCCTATTTCAAACTCTTTTATTATATCATCAGTAATACCACGACTACGTAAATAACCCATCGCTATATTATACTTGAAATCTTTATATGTGCAGTCAGTTAATTTTTTATAACCTTTCGGTAACGTAACAACAATCTCAACACGTTCTTTTTCTGTAATAACATCAGCATCTGGTCTTACCAGTAAATAATCCCTTATGTTTTTTGGTGTAGCGTAGTTGTTTAATAATTTAAGTACAGAACCACTCATATAGTTCCTATCTTTACAAGACCAGCACTTAAAAACGCTTCTATCGTAGTTTATCTCTAAATTACCCTTACCATCACCATCAATTAAACCATTTTCAGCCGAACATGCTGGACAATCAAAACGGATTTGTCCAGTATCTTCATTGTGACCTCTACACTCACCTAAAAACCCACTTAATATATTGACTAATAAAAACGACATTCTACTTTTTTTACAAAAATACAAATTATTTTCCACTAATTTACGTATAATAACAAAAAAATTCCACTAAATCAGAATATTAATTCAATTTAGTGGAATTTTTAATTATTTGTGAACAACTATCTAGGCCAAAGACCTATTTTATTCATATACCCAAGCCCCGTAACATACGCATCACTTGTATCAAAAGTTTCTTTTTTAAGTTTATTTTTCTTATCGTAAAACCAAGTTACTTGTGGTTCTAATTCAGCAACTTTTTCCCAAAGTACATATTTCTTATCAACATCAAATGCATACTGACCAAATAAAACTGGTAAATTTTTAGCGATTTGTTTTTCAAGTAATGGAGTACCATCTTTTTTAAACTTTCTTATCGCCATTAACTCTGGAAAAGCATATTTTCTAGCATCATACGATGAGATGAACTCTGGTATCACCCCAAGAGTGTCATAAACCGATTTTGAAATCATACCATTAAACCTTAATAACATAGCCACTGTATAGATGTTATTTGATTGGATTAATGGTTCTTCGATTATAACTTTAGTTATCCCGAAGTTACTATAATGCCTTAAAAATTCTTGCTCAAATATATCAACCTTACGGAATAATTCTTCAGTCTTACTAACTGGTTTTGGTTTAACAGTTGGACTCACATGATGTAATAGTTTAAGAGACCCTTTATCACCTAAATCCTCAAATAATGCAATACCTATAGTAGATGTACTAACATCTAATGCAAGGATAAATTCTGGTTCTTTTTCCATAAAGTTTTTTTATTTAAGTTAGCAAACTATTACCTAATGTAAATGTTATAATGATATTTTAATACCTAAAGCAAGAAACTCATTAACGTTTTTAGTTATGTGTCTATCAGTTTTAGCTATTGCAATAATATTACCTGTATTATCATATAAACAAACCTCACTAATCCTTGGTGTATCAGTACTTCTGAACGTACTATTTGTTGACGTACCAAATTCACCTCTAGAGGCTATACATGTTATGTTTTGATAAATTGCAGTTGATATACTATTGAAACCAACGGTTATTTGAGATATTGGTTTTTCAGTTCGGTCATTAACAATTAATGGGTCTGTGATAACAACCATACCTTTATCTAAATAAACAATACCAACAATTTTATCTGCCGTAACACCAATATTGTCATTTGATTGTATGTTAAACAATTGTTTGTTATTTAGACTAAATGGCTTTTCACTACCGTATCCAGTTCCCCAGCTTAACCCAGCACCATTAGGTGTTTGGATATCATCAGAAAATAGGAAAGCAATATTATCACCAAACTCGTTAGTAGCTAACGCTGTATCTCTAACATTTGCATCTTGGTTTATCAAAGCAGTACCATTTTTTTGGTATGTACTATATAGGGTGTAATCACCAGCAGTAGTTGGTATTGTAATTTTAACACTCTTACCATCAATAGTTTCACCAAATTCAGTGTTATTAATAGCTAACACTAATATCTTACTTTGCGCTAGATTATTCATTGCAGTATCAGCATAACCACCATTGCTAGAAAGCACATTAGTGAATTTATTATCACCAGTTTTATCTAACGATAGGCCGAACGAATAAAATAAATTGACCAAACTATCTGTTGCGAAATCATCCCTATTAATTAAAAATGATTTAAGGTTATCACCACCTACAGTAACGTAACCATTGGATATGTTCTCAGTGGTAATTGTTGATGATTGTGGGTCCACTAGTTTTCTAACAATACCATTACCGTTAACAATTAGTGAGCTTTTAATGATAACGTTAGAACTGGTGCTATTACTCGCTGTTTTACCAACACCAATATCACCGCCCTCTGTTGGAACCTCTCCGCTACTCAATGGTTTTACAGCGTTATAATTAGCATCTGAATCACCTAACCCGAAACTAGTTATTAGTGAGTTATTAGTCGATACCAATTTTCTACGTCCTAGTGGTGTTAATTTAGCTGTTAGTGTAAGCTTTTCAGCTTTTTTATTAAATCCCATATTTTTATTTTTTCTTTTTTTTATTATTCAGATTAAAAATCCATACTTAATTCTAACATTATAGTGTTACCAGCTGATAATGGTATTGGTGTATTTAATTTCCCAATACAAACTAGGTTTTTGTTCTCATCATATATACCTACTTCACTAACTTTAATCACTGGTGGATTAGTTGCTAAATCCTTACTTCTAGTTGGATTTGATGTTGAGTTGAACTGACTTGAATTAACTCTAATATCAAAAATTGTTTTATAAATTGTTGCACCAATATAGGTCTTTAAGTTACCGTAAAAGAATTTCTCGTCACCAAATTGTAAATTTGATGGTGAGTTGTTTGGTGCCATGTTTAATGTCTCAATAATTGAGAAAATTGTTGCTGAATTATCTTTTTCTGAAGTTAAATTAAAACCAGTTAATATTGGGTTTTGATTCTCTAAATTTTTAGGGTCAATTGTTTGACCTTGACCATACGTTATAAAATTTGATGTGAAATCACATGTTTTCCAAGCTCCTGGGTCTGGACGTGTATCTGAATTTAACACTATTTGATAAATCAATTTAAATTTATCAGCATAAAAACCAAAACCATCGTTAACCAACTCTTTCTTACGCATATATGGTAATAAATCCGTTTCAATCAGTCTGAATGAAACATCTTTTGATGTATTAGTAGCGTTACTAATTTTAACATAATTCTGGTTTGGTAAACTAGTTATTAACCCATTATTAGTATTTTCTAACGAATAACTCAAATACATTGTCGCATCAACTGGTAATATACCGTTTTCAACATCAGAACTTGGTGCTGTAAGATTTGCAGCTAATTTTGGTAATGTCCAGTTTCTATTGGACTTATAAGATATAGCAGCAACAATTTCATCGTCATGTATAACTATAGTTTTTAATTGTGGGTAAACTCTACCGATAACTAACGGTGTTTTATTAACCATTGTAGCATCTTCAAGTAGCTCAACATATTCAATATCACTAGTACCAACAAATTTAATCTGGCCGCTGGCAACAAATGTCATACCCATTTCAAGACCATCACCAGTACTATAATTTCTTCTATGGTACATTAAATTTGGTATAGTAATTTTAACAGTTTTACCCTTAGTCGTATCAATATACAAAAACTCTCCATAAAGGTTAGAAATTGTGTTATTAGTATAATGTAATATGGAAACAGATTTACTTATATCATCATCATAACTCACGCCAGTACCATCAGAACAAGGTGAATCTTTTTGTATATCTTCGGTATTTACACCACAAACATATCCTAAATATGGGTTTTTAGCTCCCAAATAGTCGAATGAACCAAATTTAGTATAATCCTCGTATAACCTAGTAGACGACAAACCAGTAATACCAGCAATATTTTCACACCACACATTATTCATGTTCCAAACTGGTACATCATGACACGTAACATTTGATGCGGAATCAAATGAAAGTGTTCCACTATCCCAATATGCTGTTGTATTTTCAGTTGCAATTGTTTCATGTACTTCACCACTTTTATAGACAACTATCTTAGAACTATAAGTTGTTTCTAATGAATAATTTGGTGTTTTTCTATCTAATGTAATTGATGTAGAATCCAACGAAATAATCTTGAACCAAAGCTTAGGTAAAGGTTTGGTACTAGAATCATCTAGTGCGATACTCAATCTGTTATTAGCTAAAGTAAGTAATATCATATCACCAACCGTAAAGCTAGTTGTTGAACTAAAACCAGCTATTTTATTAGTACCAACTAAATTAATATTTGATACAATAACTGAATAAGGTGAATACACACCACCTTCTATTGCAGTATAAACACCATCAACATTAGTGAAAAATCCTCTTTCTTTTGCTGAGTTGTTAACAATAGCCTTAACTACATTTACATTACCATTATCTAATAATTGGTAAGGTGTTTGTGACCCAGATGGTGTTATAAAACTTTTAATATTTGGTTGTCTATCAAAAGGTCTCATTATTTTACTAGTAGAAGGAAAAGCTGCTGGGTTACCATCAACAATTGCTTCTCGACTATAGTTTATTTCAGAGTCACCAATTCCCCAGAAAGAGAAATTAAGTTGACCCATGCTAAGTTGTTCACGACCTTTTTCCGTCATCTTAATCGATACGAATGGGTTAGTATTGTTTATTATATATGACATATGTTATTTATTTATTTATAAATATTAGATACTTTGTTTTATTTTTTTATTTAACTCTATTTTACGCTTAAATCTATAATAGTAAACGCTATTAATAGGCATTTATGCTATTTGTCTCAACCACTAGCGGTATAACCTCACTGTATCCAACGCTTGTAATTACATCACCACAAAAAGTTTTATAATTTTTAACATTTTTAACTCTGTAATATAATTTACTACCAAAAACTCCTTTTACATCAAAAGTATCTAGATAACTAGCTTGACCAACAACATAATTAGTTACACCACTATGTGTCAAATTAATAAAATCATCATCATCACAAACCTCTACTGAAAAATAGCCATTCACCATTTCTGGTGCATTTTTAACTGACCAACTTATTGTTGGGTTTGGTATTTTCAAACCATTAACCACATTCGTTCTACCGAAGTAAACTAGCGTTAATATGTCATTTATTCGTAAATCACCTTCTAATATTATTCTTTTTTGGTTTGATGTTGACCCATAGTGGTCTAAACCGTTAGCTAAAGTAATTCCATTCAACATAACTATAACTGTTTCACCATCGGCTGGTATTATAGTAGTGTAAATCTCATATTTATTACTTGTGGTGTTAAAATAAAATTTATTATTACCTTCCCCACCCTCGACACCTCTAGGTGTTTCAGCTTTAACTAATATGTTTTCACCAATTAAATTGTTCCCACCAGTTGGTGCATAAATTGCTGTGAATACGTCATCTGAAAGAACTTCTCCATTTAACGTAACTATGTTTGTCGATAACGTATAATCTAGGTCTTTGGCCAAAACCATACCGTTAAGTGTTAAAATCATATTACCAGCATAACTATTTGGAACAACTAAAGTATTTTGTGTTGGTTGTTTTTCACCTTCATCAACATCAAATATTGTCGGTAATATCACCTGTTGATATAAAGTACCAGTATTTGGGACATTACTTTGGATACGATTGAATGTTGGCGTTTCAGCAGCTTTTAACGCAATAAAATGATAATCAAATTTTGAATCATATAGGTTAAACTCAGAGCCATTTCTATACGTTAATGTATCTAAAGTTTTACCTAATTTTTTAAAAAAATCAGTTTTAACGTTAGATTCAAAATAGCCCTTTATAAGATATTCACCATCTAATTTTAAAGCAGTTACCGAAACGTCAGTATCTAAAAAATTAGTAATCGCAAAAACCTCAGATTGGTAGATTGCTGGTAGTGTGAATGCGTTTATTTGTTCCTTGTATTTATAGATTTCATATTTAAATTTAGTGTCTTCAGATACAGACTCTGGGTTAGCAAACTCAAAAAGTAATGGTATTGTCGTTGCTGTCGATATAATATATGATGTTCCAGTTGAATTGGTGCAATCTATTTTTGATGCACCTATAACCTTAAATGATGGTGTTTCAAATATACACATGTCAGAGCTAGTGTTAACGTTTAACACTGTTTTATTTCTAACAATACTCGTATCTTGACAATATATTTTATCTTGATTTCTCATTAATAATTTATTTCTAAAGTAATTATTTCACTATTATTTGATAAACCAAATTTTATTGGTTTATCAAGAGGCGTTATTGATTCAACATTAATAAAATCTTGTAAATACCCAATAAATCCAGGTATATTTATATAATCTGATTTTTTAGCATCACAATGAATACTTTTAATGTAGATAACACCACACTCGATGTTATCTAATATTTCCCCTTCTATTTTTTTAACTAATATTGGCATAGTTTATTATGTGTTATTTATTTTATTATGGACACGTTGCAAGACCACTATCAGAAACAGTACCTAAATACGTATTATACTCTCTATTACAACTACCTTGTCCACAGTCAACATAATTATCTGAAACATATGAAAAACCACCTTGGCTTTGACCTATATTTATAGTTATACCAATATTATTTACTGATGAAGCATTCTGACAATCAATACTATCAAAACTAACAGTAAAGGTCTCTACTTTAGTTGCTGGTTGGCTAAGATATACAGTTACTGTGCTTTCTTGACGGGTAAATTGTTGGCCTAGACAATTATCAGCAAAACTACCACTAGGCGAATCATATGCCGTATAACAAGTTGAGTTGATTACTGGTGCCGAAGCTGGCATATCAGTACATAACCTTTGTAAACTCCATTGAGTACCATTAATCCCAGTTACTCTAACTGTAACAGTGTTGTTAGCGTTATAGTCAGCCTCAGTGTAAACCCACCAAATTAATTGTTGTTTTGTCATATTTAAATCAGTTACACCTGTTTCATTAACAAATGTACTATACCTATTAGGAATGGTCCCTTTGTTAAGACCAATAAATTGGTCAGTCGTAGAAGCTTGTGCGCTATCTGGAATAGTTGGAGACCCATATATATCATCAAATGGCCCAGCATTAGCAACACTCATACCAGAGGTACCTTTTTTAACTCCATTATGTAACATTTCTAGTTTATCTGGAACACTTTGTGCATCAAAATCAACTACAACTATACCACCTAATGGTTTATCCAAATTAAGGATTAATTCTGTAACACCATAACCCCCAGATGTTGCAACAGCATTACATCCAACTCTAGTAGTATTTAAAGTTCTATATATTTCTCTTCTAAAATTTCTCATATTATAACGTTAAATTACCTAATAATTGGAATACTTCACTTGCGCCCACTTTTTCAAGATAAGCATTAAAATTTTGACCTTTTATTTTATATCCAATTGGTGTGTTTATTACGGTGCCAGAAGTAACAAATGTGACAACACCAGTACCCTGTTGAATAAACCCAACATTAAATTTCTCAACTAAACCAGTTGGTACGGTAATAGTCACATTATCCCCCCCATTATTAATTATTATTGAATAATCGTTGTCAGTTGAGGTAAGTATATAATTACTTAATATTATTTTTTGTAACAATACGCTACCACCAGTGGTACCAATAACAACAAAACCATTGGCATCAACACCTATGTTATTAACACTAACACCATTATTAAACCTTTTAATATTTAACCTATCAGTATATGTAGTATTATCTTGATTTCCAACTATATTAGCACCTAATACAATTGTGTTATCAGCATTAGCCGTTGAAAAACTACCATGAACAAATGAATTAATACCATTTGCTACTGTAGAAGTACCACCAGCACGTGATGATGAACCAAAAGCAGTTGTTGTAGTACCCTCGGCATGTGAATTAATCCCACTAGCTAATGTATTATTACCCTCTGCATGTGATGATGGACCACTAGCATGTGATGACTCACCCTCAGCATGTGAATTAATATTACTAGCTCTAGTGTTAGAACCCTCTGCATGTGATGCAACACCACTAGCTATTCCGTTATAACCCTCTGCATGTGATATATTACCACTAGCGGTAGTTGTTTGACCCTCGGCATGTGCTGCAAAACCACTAGCTATCGTAACGTAACCCTCAGCTAGTGCATAGTCAGCACTAGAAGTATTTCCAGCATTTTTAGTTACAAGTGAATTGGTACCAGTACCAGCTGACCAATATGTTAATACAGTTGCACCGCCAGTGCTAAAACCATTTACATTAAATGTCCCACCAGAATTATTAGTGAAAGTAGCTATACCATTTGAATAGGTTCCACCAGTTACATACCTATCGGTATCAGTCATTCCAGAAGAAAATCCATTTACATTAAATGTTTCACCAGAATTATTAGTGAATGTAGCGGTTCCATTTGAATAGGTTCCACCAGTAACTCGTATATCGAAACCACTAGCAGTATTAAATCCACTTACGTTAAACGTTCCACCTGTGGTATTGGTAAACGTTGCAGTACCATTTGTGTACGTACCGCTATTAACAAAAATTTCAGATGTTTTAAATCCATTTACATTAAAAGTCCCACCAGAATTATTAGTGAAAGTAGCGGTTCCATTTGAATAGGTTCCACCAGTTACATACCTATCGGTATCAGTCATTCCAGAGGTGAATCCATTCACATTAAATGTACCACCAGAGTTATTAGTGAATGTAACAACACCGCTATTTATATTATAGGTACCACCAGTAACTTTAATATCACTAGATAAAAGACCTAAATTAGCCGTTAAAATAACACCATCATTTCTAGTTAGATTTAAATCATATGTCCCATTATTAAAGGTTGCCGCACTAACAAAAATATCAGATGTTTTGAACCCCGTAACGTTAAAAGTTCCACCAGTATTGTTTGTAAATACAGTTGTACCATTTGAGTAAGTACCACCAGTTACAACCAAATCAAATGTTTTGAACCCAGTAACGTTAAAAGTTCCACCAGTATTGTTTGTAAATACAGTTGTACCATTTGAGTAAGTACCACCAGTTACAACCAAATCAGATGTCTTAAATCCAGTTACATTAAAGGTTCCACCAGAGTTATTTGTAAAAGTAGCAATACCGTTATTATAAGTTCCACCAGTTACAAGAACATCAAGTGCTCTCACTACATTACCAGAACCATCAACACCAAGTGTTAAAACACTAGTACCGTTACCAATCGTTTTTACGTTAAAACTATCAACATATGTTGTATTGTTTGAACTACCGTTAATCCCATACCCTAAAATAAATGAATTAGCCCCAGTCGCAACTGAGCCACTACCTTTAGGTACAATAGACCCAGCACCAGTGCTTCCAGTCCATAGTGAAAACTTATCAATATAATCACCAATTGGTATCTTATATGAACTCCCAGCTAAGTTTTGGACAGTATCACTTGGTATAACGATATGTATTAAATCTGTTTTTGATGCTCCAGATGCAAGCGTTCTTGATGTTAAATTTGGCATTTTATCTTTATTTTTTTATATATTATTTAAACCATAAATTCGTGGTTATCACCATCTTGGAAACTAAATTTAGGTCCATCTTGGTAATTTTTCTGACTACATAAATTAATCATATAGTCAAATTCAAGCCTAATTGATTCACAATGTGAATCTGAAACAATTACGTAATATGAACCATCTGTCAAGGCTTCAGCCGTTTCGGTTGTTTCACCATTTGACCATTCATATGTATATGGTGCTAATCCACCTGTTGCTTTAGCTGTCATTGACCCTAACAACACATCACATTCAGTCGGTTTTACCAACACAACAGTAAATCTATCATATGTTGGCATTTCACTGATAATTTCATTATTTGCATTAACAACTTTTACTGCACCAATAAATTCAGAACCACTATTCATTTGTGAAATATATACCCTATCACATTCGGTTGCAACATTATTTACAGTAACACCTTTATTAATTACCGTTGTTGTAACACCAACCTCAGAATACATCCCAGATTTACCGTTAATTGGGCTAGGTACATTCTCACATTGGAATTGGTTAGCGCAAAAAATTGATGAATAAGCTCTATACTTAAACTTTTGTTGGTCAAAAATTGTATTTGTATAAACCCTAACACTACCCCAAATTGTTGTCGCTGGCATCACTTGTTCAACTATATCAACCCAATAATCACCAATCAAACCAGCAAACTCATTTACCGTTAAATAATCAAATTTAGAACTAGTTGTTAGACAATAGTTCTCACTATTTAAGTATCTATCGTATAATGCTTTAAGCGTTGGGTAACCAGATAATGTCTGTCTAGATTTAACATCAATTAACTCAGTTAACATCAAATGGTTAAACCCATCAACCGTTGTTATATCTGATAAGGCTTCGGCCATTAGTTTGATGAAATCTATTTTGTTATCACCACAACATTTTTCAATACAATTATCACAATTCTCAGTACCAGTTAAAATACACTGATTATCTTTAATATATGACCAAACATCAGTTTCAATAGCTGATGCTAAGTTGATATCTAAATCAATCTCTTTTGTGTTAATAATCAATCGCTCATCAGAAACATTGTAATTTGTGTGCCTTATAGCATTTAAACCATTATTTGAACCAATCGAGAAATTTCTATCTTTTTTCGAATCACTAACCCAAGATTTTTTATTATCATGAATTCTATCTAGCTTAAAACCAGGTGATTTTGATAAATAAATATCACTACCAGTGAATATTGTACAAACCCTGTCTAATACAATGTTGTCTAAATAAATACAAAAATTTGATGAGGAATCATTTATATTTAAAGTTATTTTTATTTTTTTATCTTTTATCAAATCAATAACGTCAACATCATCAATTAAAATATTATATTTTAACCAATCTGATTTAAATGACTCTAATTTTACTGTATCCGTGAAAATTTTATAATTTTCAGTAGTAGCTGATAACCCAGTTTCAATAAATAAATCGCTAAGTATTCTTTCGTCAACGGATTCCGTTCCAGAAATACCACCACTAAGATAAAAACCAGTATTTTCAATACCCGTAACATAATTATATAAATTACCAACACCAATAGCTGGGAATATGTTTTCAGTGTAAACTGTTTGTAACGTATTTCCACTAGTAACAACATCTAACGAAACTGAAACATCTAATGTTTCAAAAACGTTTATAAGTGTCGTAGGATTCTCCGAATTTTCTATATCAAGCTTTGCTTCCAATAAAGCTAAACTTTCTCTTAAAATGCTTAATTTAGCTTCTGAGCTTGATTGACTAACTAATTCTTGTGTTATGCTAGTGGTTAAGTTAGTTTTTGTACCTAAAGGTGTTTGACATGACGTAAAAAATGTTATTAAGTCACCATATTCATCATATTCTTCAAGTGATGTAATATAATTTACATCAGAACACGTATACGATGAAACATCACCATCAATAAACCTATCAAATTTATTCCCTAGTCTATCAAACCATTTTTCAACACCTTGAGGTTCACTTAGACAATATATTGTCGATGGTGTACCATCACAAGCAATAGAGTATCTTGTTGAATCAAAATTAGTTTGTAACTCAATAACCCTATTATAAATTGAGTCAAAATTAGCTATTTCAATATTTAATTCTTCCGTTTTAGCGGCAACATCAATTATTAACTTATTTTTAACTGGGTTAGTCGTTACGCTATTTAAAATATCTGAAAGAGTCCCATATTTTAAATTAAATAAATAATCAAAACTTATGTTTAAACCACAGTCTTGGTCATTATCAATAAAAAACAATGAACCATCATTACCGTTAGTATTTAACGTTATGTTGAATGGGTCTAGATTACAAGTATCGAATGAATTAGTACCCCAGCTACATGTTTGAGTGTTAATATTAAATGTGTAACCAGAACCTAGATTTTCACAACAAGCTTTTGTAAGGATATGTGGTGTTAAAACACCAGCATAATTTACGAAAACAGATACCGTTCCATCAACATGTTTTGTAACTAAACCACCATCATTTATTATTGTATTGTAATTTAAACAACTCATTATTTTATTTTTATATAAATATTATCTTATTTTATTTTATTTTAACAAACGTCAATTATTGAATAATTCTCAGAGCATCTTATAATACTTCTAGCACAGAATGTATCAGCACGACAAATGACACTATAACAAGTACCAGTTTTTGTTCTTGTTACACCAGAGCAATCAACGTAAGTAACAGAATATGCATCATCGTATGGTGCAATTTGATATCGATTACAAACAACTGGGGCTACAGTGCCGCAAGCTTCAACAGAAACACCAGGATGTGGTGTATTAACACTAACCGCTTGAATCTGTACATTGTTTTCGGTCATATATATCCCATTTATCGTTGTCTGAGAACCATTAGCGTTAACATACGTTAATGAACCACCATTAGGGTGTATAGGGTCTGGGTATTCATAGAAACCATTATATTCGAAACATGTTGTTGCTAAAACCGTAATTGGTACCGTAACTGATGCTGTTGCACAATTTGTTGGGTTACCGATTTCACATATCTTATAAACCAATGTGTAATTACCAGCCGCAAGACCAGATGCCACATTAACCGACCCGTTATTTGTGTTAAGTGTTACTTTAGGGCTTGTACTACTTATTTGTGTTAAAATTACAGTATATACATTAGCTTGAACGCCATCAAGAGTATCATTAGCTAATACACTAGCAACTGATATACCAGCAGTATTAGCTGACATAGGTGTTCCAGTGTCATTAGTTGCAACGATAGTTTTAACTAATTGTTTAACTGGAACACTAACGGTTGCAGTACTACAATTTGTAGGGTTAGCGATTTCACATATTTGATACACTAAACTGTAATTACCAGCAGCAATACCAGAGGCAACGTTAACCGCACCAGTAGATGTGTTAAGTGTTATATTAGCATTTGTGCTGCTTATTTGTGTTAAAATGATGTTACTAGTAGTTGCTTGAGCACCAGCTATCCTATCGTTAACAAGAACATTTGACACTGAGGTACCACCACTTGTTGTAATATTTTCATTACCAATATCATTCATAGCTGTTACTACAACTACTGTTGTTACTAAATCACAATAATACCCAGATTCAATAACAACACCGTTTTCTGATATCTCATTTAATCTTGGCGTTCCACCTATATATTCACAACATTGTGTTGTTGAATAATCAGAGATGTATGGCTTTGGTTGACCATTAACCATAAAAACAGAACCATCTGAATTATATTGGTAGTAACTAAATACATAACGACCATTTTGAGTATTTGCTGAACTAGAAATTAATTTAGAACTACAAACACTATTGTCGATTACTTGTATTTTTTTATCAATACAAAGACTAATTATATTATCAGTACTATCAACTGGGCAACCACAATTATTTGTTAATTTATATGGATTCGGGTCAGCGATAACTATTGGTGTTAAGGTGTAACATTCAGCTAAATTTTCACCATTACCACCGACACCATTTATATAAACAGTACTTATTTGAGTACCAGTTAATGTTTCGTTATAGGTCCCTAAATCGTTATTAATAAATAACCCCAAAGTCTTAGTAGTTTTTGTATCAGAACTAACAGTTACTGGTACAAAATTAGGTATCAATTCTTTAAACTGATTAATATATTTGAACCCACCATCATATGACCCAACGTGTGGGTTATTACCAGTAAGTATATCAATAGTTGAATTAGCACCACCAGTTTCTCTATACCAAAGTCCTTTATTCTGAAAATACATATCTTCAGTATCAGCTAATGGCCTTGGAAAACCATCAGCATCGATAGGGTAATCAGATATAGTTTCATCTAAACCATTTAATAATAACACTTCTTTAAAAAAATCAATATCTATAGGACCATCAGCCTTATAGATATATTCATTAAATTGAATTAAACCCTGTGGAGCACCAATAAATCTCAATAAAAATTCTATTGATTTACGAGCACCTTTAGATTTCCATATCCAAGGTGTGTTAAGAATTATCCTTCTCCATAATTCAATATCTGCTTGAACTGGTGTTAACCCAGTACTTTCACCAGAGTAATCTGATTCAGCTGTTTTAACGTAATTAGATAATAGGTCGTTCTCAATAACTGAAGATATTAAATCCCAACCCATAACACTAGCCAAATTTTTTAAATAAGCATCTGGGGTATTATTTTGTTTATCGTAGGTAACGGTATTTGCAAACGCAATACCAGTGATAAAGTTATTAATTTCATCAAATTGTCGACCATAAATATGGAGTGTTTTATTCATTTTTTGACCAGACGTATCTCTATGACGTTCATCTAAATGAACTGGTGTAGTATCAAAATCTGATATTGATTCGGTAACTAAAAATCGGTTCATTAAATCAGATGAATATAAATCATTATCTGATGCAATCTCAATCAAATCAGAAACATAGTCAACATACTCAGATGTTGAGAAATCAATATTATAACCATCAGAAACTGGCCATGTAACTGATTTTGAAACATATAGTATAACACCAGAGTCACTTTTTACTGGGAATTTAAATTCTGCGGTATATTTTGGCGATACCCTTCTAGATAATAAATACCCCTCAAAATCTTTTAACTGATTGAAGAAAGTGTTTTGGTGCACCTTATTTGGCATTATATGGTAATTTACTTTAGAATTGGTTGGTTGGTCTGAAAATACATTACCTTTAACCGTAAAGTGTACGTAATCATTAAGTAGATTTGATGAACCAATAAAATCAATAACTGGGAAATCCTCACCGTTATGTGATATAACGTATGACTCATAGTTAACGGTTATATTACGTAAATCATTACTTGAGTTATAAGTGTCAACAATACTTCCATTCGTTAAATAATTAATATCAAATTTATTATTTATGAAAGTAGTATTAACCTTAAACTTAGCGATTTCAGTTAACTCATCATAAGTATAGTTTTCAAATGTAAATCCATTAACCATATTACCATCTGGTAATACGCCAATTGGTACAAGGTATAATGAAGCTGGCCATCTAGTTATTATGTTTTCTAACGAAACTCTAACAAATTCACTTAAAGAACCAAATAAGGCATAATTTTTTAAGTTAGTTTTATCTAGATTAAGAGTTATTTTTGCATTATTAGCCAATAACTCTTGTGTTTTTTCTAAGGTAAGGTTTAAATCGTTTAGCGACATAAAGTCTGAGAAACCATTAGATATAAAGTCTTTACTCGTTTTAGGGTCCATATTTGTTGTAATAGCAAAATTCCCCATTGTAAATAATGGGGTGTTTGCACCACTCGTTGATTGTTGACCAACTAAATCTGGTGTAAAATTTCGATACTCTATACCACCATTAAAGAATTCTTTTTTAGCGTATCCAACTACTTTTACCTTATTATTGCTCATATTTTATTATATTGTAGTTATGTTAGTAAATATTTTATCGAAATCGATACTAGTTCTTTCCTCTCTAACTTCAAATAATGGTTTACCAGTAAATCTATCTTTAATCTCGTATAAGTTGTATTGTTTATATATTTCATTTTTGAAATTATAGTATGTGTAGATACCATCATCAATTGATTTGGTTTGATTACCCAATAAGGCAACTGCTAATGACTCAACATCATGTTGGACCATCTCAACCTCAATCATTATTGGATTAAAAAAGGTATTTGTTATAATAACGTCTTGATTTGGTTGACCAATAAATGGAACTGAATTAGGTTTAACGTTAGATGACGAACTAGGTGATACTGTACAAAAACTAAGCGTTGAGTTATCATTAAACCTATAACGTATCGCTTTTTGGTTTACATTTGTTAAATTTTGATTAACTGGTTCGGCTCTGTTATTAGATGTAATTATTTTAAAGAAATTTTTAACTTTAATATCTGTCGATGCAGTGTTAGTTGTCAAATACTCAATTCTATAACCAACTAATCCATTGTTCTCAAATTTACTAGCGAAATTGCTTGGTATTGTCGCTAAATCGAAAACAAGCCCTTTTATGTTTTGAAAAGTAGATAAAGTACCGCAATCAACGATTTTAGTTCTGATTTCAATTGGTTTAATCATAATAGTATAGAAACCTTTGATACCGAAAGTTGCAACTGGTAATTTTAACGTGTACATACCACCAAACAACTCAAAATTTGCAGCGTTTGAGCTATTTTTATTTGGGTTTTCCATTTTAATTAAAACTTCTTCAGAATTTAATTTTATCAACGAGGCATTACCAATTTTATCTCTAGATGGAGTAAAGTGATAAAATATCTCTACATCCTCTGGCGTTATATCTGCTGGCCTTACTATACCATATGTTCCATTACTCATCTTTTTTTCTTTTTATTTCTTTTATTATTTGATTAAACTCATGTATTGGCATCGCCATTACCTCATTGAATGATAAGTTTAAAAATTTACACACCAAATTAATATTATCATATCCCTCTACCATTATAATTTATTTTTAATTAAAGTATACATTACTTGTTTAGTTTATAAAAACCATTACCGTATCTTTCTAACTGTTTAATATCTTTTATCTCAGATAATCTTAAATGCATATCCATTACACTAATTACCCCTCTATCTATAAATACATCACTTTCTACTTCTGGTGGAGAAATAATACCAAATAAATATTCTTCTTTACTTATAGCAGATAAAGATGTGTTCGTTTCATTAAAACCCTCACCAACATAATGGAATGTTGTTAGCGGTATAGTGGTTGTCTCACCATCTATTAAGACATCCCTATTTTTATCAATATAGTCTAGATATTTTAGACCACTCATTTGATTAACGGTACCCAAATAAGCATCATTCTTAGCATTAAAAACATAAATACTAGGATTACCAATCATTTTTACTCTATCAACACCATCAACCACAACACTCTTGTAATTGATGTATGTTTCTTCATTAGTATTAAAACCAACTCTAAATGGGTCTAATATATTATAAGACCTAACATCCTCAATTTTACTATCAGTTGAACCACTTATATTTACATTTTTGAAGTTATGGTATTCGGATTCTAATTTAGATGGTAATCTTAATGAAAGTTTATCAGTTTCAGTTAAGTTCGCTAAATCTTTAGGTCGTATACCTTCCATGAAAGGAAAACTGAGACCGCTAAGTGTTAATTTATTAATTAAAACCCCATAATTAGGACTAGTATAACCCTTTTCTTTAGAAATATAACCCATATCAGTAAAAATACCCATATCATCATAATTTTGTACTAACAGAACTTTAATATAAAAATTAGTCGCAGTTAACTTACCCCAAGTTGAGCTATTATCTTTTCTGTCAATACCATCTTCTAGGTAAATTTTTCGTTTTATTACTTCCATTATAATACTTTTATTTGATATATTTTAACAACGCAATCACTCCCAACGTAACTTATATTAGTTGAGTATGTTGGGTCGATATTGTAATAATAACCATTACTAGTCCTAGTTAGCACATATCTAGTATAAAGATTGTTTACTAGATTATCAATTGTATCTGATGTTTGTTTAACCATAAGGTTAATGTTTTTACCAGTTTTAGCATTTTTAAAACTACCCCTCATGTACAGATACTTAGTTTCACCTAGTTTTAGACCATCCTTGTAGTCATACAAATGATATCCCTCAGCAAAACCTCTTGGATTTAAAATTGGGTTTTCAACACTAAAAGTTAATAATATTTCACTTGCCACCTTAACCTTGCCAGAACTAGTTAAATCTTCAGTCTTTAAAGCTGAAAAAAGTGTAGTATTCATAACTAGTCTTTGGTCTAAAGAGTTGTCAGTGTCATAGAATGATAGATTTAAAAAAGTATTCTTAAAATTACTTTTTTCAAACTTTATATCTTCATTTGTGAATCCAATACCAGAATAATTTGTAACGCCATTTAAATCTAATACGTAGGTTATTTTATCAATAGGTAAATTACTTACACCTACTGGTAAAAATCTTGTTTTTTCATAATCAAGGATTGGATTTATTGCTTTTTCAACTTCTTTATCAACAAACTCAGTTTCTATTAATTCACTTTGACCAGCCAATTCAGAATCAGTAGTTAACGAAAAATTAATAGTCGTAGCTGTAGCTCCAATTGGTAGTGTCGATAAATTAATTATCATTTTGTTAACAAACATCGTCTTCTGATTTAATTATGAATTTTTCTGTTATTTTCCCACCCACATTATCTGATGGAAATTTAGTATAAAACAACCCCCAATCATTAAATGGGTCCTGTCGCTTTACATTAAAAATATTATTTTGGTAAATATAGTGACAACCATTTAAAAATGGGTAATCTAAAGCCTTACCAACACCACTAGATACTCCTACATCAATAATGTCTCTCCATAAGTATCTACCATCACCTAAATTAATTGCATAATCTGGTATTTCATCAATATTTATTTCCCCTTGTTCAACATATTTAGATACTTCTTTTAACCTAATTAGGTTGTGTGGTTTATAAAAATACCCTTCATGTCTTGGACCTAAATCAACATTTGTTAGTATTGGTGTAACCCCTAATGAATCAACGTAATCAATATTACTTGGCGTTTCTCTATTTTTTGTGTTAAATCTATGCATTACCTCACCCAATATCGTTTCTTTTACCTCATATTTGTTAAACTCAACCAAATCACCATAAAAATTATTATCATTTATTATTATATCGGTTTCCAAAGGTATATGCGATTCAAAAGGTAATGTACCACCATTATGTATTCGGTTTATCACTGGAACACTTTTTATATAATTATTTAAACTACCAGTTGTTAATTTATTAATGTAAGGTGATTCGATTCCAGATGAAACACTAGTGAATAATGAATCACTATCTGTTTTTATAATTGATAGGTATATTTCTGTCAATGGTCTACCTAAGTTATCAGTTAATTTATCGATATTAATATCCTCATTGAATGCAAACTGAGTTATAGGGTCACTATATACGTTTTCACTAAACGCAAGCTTATACGTCTCGTAATCGTCTTGCTCGATTACATTATTACTTCTTGTTTTTATCTTTTTAAATTTTCTAAAATAATATTCAGACTCTTGTTTACCAAACATCCTTTTCATTCTAGAATTACTACCGATTGAACCCGTAGGTTGTAAATCAATCACGAAGTAATTATCTTTTAAATCACCATTATCTAATCCAGTTCTAATAATTGTATGGTCACCATTATAACCATTCGTACCAGATAACCTTACCGTATCACCAATATTTAAATTATGTTTACAAGCCATACCTAATGCAACCATAGTTCTAGTCGAGACAGAAACTGATTTTATGTCAATAATTAATAAACCACCTTTAACCATGGTATGCTCCCTATCAACAGATTTAGGGTATGTTATAGTTAATTCCCAATTCTTAACTGGCAACACAGCATTCATATATGGTTTAATATCTGGAACAAACGAAAATCTAGCTCTAGTTGGCTCCATATCAATAAACCCACATAAACCTTTTTGTGTTTTATCTGGGTTGAAATAACCAAACCAACCATTATACTCTTTTAAATTCTTTAGTGAGTTTACAAAAGTATTATCAGTTGAATCAGCAACATCGTTATCTTTTGGGTATGACGTATCTAGAAAATCAAAACTATTAAAATAACTTAGTGTTTGCGCATCACCTAATGAACCATTATTTAGGTTAAATAAACTATTAGATATTGTTGGGTTTATCGTACCAATAATACGATAAAATTTGCTACGGTTTCTTTCAGTATCAAACCTATCACCTAGATTAACTACTTTATTTATATCACTAGACGGTAATTGTTTTCCCTTACTCTCAATTTTAATTTTTAAAAAAGAATCGGTGTTAACCGATTTCTTTGATAACTCAAAACCCAGTTTTTGCTTTATTCTATTTATATTCATTTTAAATTATTTAAGTAGTGATTGTGTTACTATAACAGTTATCCAATCTAACAGTAATTTCACGACCAGCTATTGAATTAAAGATTATTTCAGTTGATGAATTAACGTATGGTGCGCTTGATAGAATCACTTCAGTACCATTAGCATCATAATAAAATATCTCAACATTTGTTGGCGCATTAAAACTATACCCAACCATAACACTAACAACACCATTTAAACTTGAATTTAATGTAAGTGTTATTTCTGGTGATGGGACTAAACTAACAACATTATTAGTTATCGCACCTAAACCATCTGTCACTGTCGTTGTATAACTACCAATACCTAAGAAACTTAATACGGTGCTAGTAGATAGGAAACCATTAGGTCCAGTTGTTGATATGCTATAAGGTGGTTGACCACCAGAAATACCATAAGAAATATACCCACTCTCACTGTCATTAAAACAAGGATTTTCCTTATCTAAAACACTTAAAGTGAAAATAGGGTTACTGTCTATTTTCAAACTAGAAATGAAAAATTCTGAATTAGCACTATCTGTTATTTTTAATGTATGTCCATTGGTTATATCGTATGGTAAACCACTAATGATTGTTGGCGCAGTAAAGGTCAATGGACCAACTAATACTTGACCACTACTCAATGGGGCACCATATTTAAGTACCGTATACGTATATGGTGGTACGCCACCAGAAACACTTGAAATAGTAATTTGGCCATCAGAACTAGTAGTAGTTGAGGTATTCTTGGTTGCAGTAGCAAAACCAATTGGTGTCGATTTCCCAGTTATAGTAACTAATTTAGACACACTAACACCTAATGCATCAACACCAGTAATAAGGTAATCACCTTTAGCAATATTAGGTAAACTAACAGTCCCATTATTTACAGTAATACCAGTAACACTATACGCATCACTAGTAACGCTATAAGTATATTCTGGTACCCCACCAATAAATGAGAAACTTAAAGAACCGTTATTGGTTTCTTGCACATCATTGACTGTTGATGTTAATATAAGAATATTTGAATCGGTAGTTATCGGACATTTAGTGAAAAATTTACTATTCATTTTATCTAGAGCAGTTTTTCCTGGTGTTAAACCAAAATAAAAGAAATATGAATTCTTTGTTTGTGCGAATTGATTTTGTGTATTTTCCTTGTAACCCCTAAATTTTAAATAATCAGCACCGTTAGCCACAGCGTTTGTAAAACTATAAGTACTTACGTTATTTATATTAAAATTAGTTGAATAACCTGTCCCGATACCAATTAATTCTGTCGTCCCAATCCAAGGCGTTGCTGAACTATTTAGACCATAGAATACGTCTCTAAAAAATTTACCATTATCATCGTCAACTTCTGAAGAACCTATTACGCAATTACTTGGTGTCAAAAGATTCCCATCTGAATCAAACGTAGCTTCATCGATATTAACACCAAACTCACACAAATGTCTAACATTTAAACAACCTTGTTGGTTAACATGTAACCCACCGCAGTCTATTTTAAAAAATAATGACCCTTCATTCACTAATGAAACGTTACCACAAACTTCTACAATACCAGCATCATTTTTTTCCTCACTATCTGGTGCTAGTTTGTATGTTGTAGGTAAAAGGTTTTCGTTAATTTTAGGTATACCTTGCCAGTCGCAATCAAGTACTGAACCTAAATTAACTATATCAGTAGCGAACATCTTAACATCGTTATTATGTGTTGTTGCGGCATAATATAATTCACCATCAACTTTTTTAATTAAACCCTCGTTTAAGGTTAACCCTACCTCACCGTTTTGTGAATCGTTACCAGTGCCATAACAAGAATCTTTAAGATAATTTACATGACATTTATTATCTGGAAAATTATTACCATTAGCATCAACACCATCTATCGGTGTGAAATTACCATCATAACACTCGTACTCACAAAATTTTTCTTCACCATTCTTATTTTTTCTTTTAGTTTTTTTCTTATACTTAACTAAAAAACTAAATAAACTACCATGAACCCAATCATTATAGAAATCTAATTTAAATAAATTTAACGATTCAGCTAATTGATATTTAATGCAATTACCAAGTCCACTATTTTCTTTTGGTGAATTACTAATACCATCCCAACCCCTAGTACTCTTACCACAACCTTCAGCATAATAAATGCCATTACAGTTGAAGTTTACACAGTCAATGTATTTTACTTTTTTAGTAAATATCCTTACAGCACTAATCAGCGTGTTAATAACAGGTATGACTGCGCTATTTATTATTGTAATTATAAAAATAAGCACCGTTATTATTAGACATAAAATAAAAAAAATAGGATTACCTTGAGTATCTACTCTATTGTATGGGAACGGTGTTTTTGTACCAACACACCCATCAACATCTTTCACACCAGTATACGCTCTATTATTAGCAGTATTACTAGTCTGAAATCTTGATATGAAATTAGAGACAGTATATATCTTATTCCAATACATTTCCCGAAAACTAGTATCCTTTGTATTCGGACCAAACTCATAATCGATTTGGTCTAAACCTACTGGGTTATTTGGTACTAGATATCTAGCTCTAGTGCGCAATCTACCATCACCACCAGTATCATCCATACCAATATTAAACCTAACACTAGCTCTAGTCGGAACACCTACATTTGGGTCTTGTGATGGGATTAAATCACCATATTCGTTTGTTACCACGTAATCTAAATTCATAGGTATTTGGTATGACCAAGTACCATCATCATCTATTAGGTTTCCACCATCAACATCAAACTGTTCGATTGTATCATCAAACGATTTTCTAATCATTTGTATTGTACCAGTAGATGTTGTTTGCTCACACATCGCACCAACTAATTTTCTGGGCCTACATCTTTTACTAATACTATTTTTTTCGTTATCACCAAAAATACTACCCATAAAGATGGCCGTTGGTCTAACTGAATAATTTAAGTCAAAATCTAATCTTGATATACCAATTTCACAATTATCAACATCACCCCAAAAAGGTTGGACATTCACAGCTGAATTTAATGTTTTAACTTGTACCAACCTATCTAAATTTTTGTCTTTCTTGAATTTAGTAGAGCTATCAAAAAATTCTTTTGGTGTACCTTGACTGATTAAATCATAAGGTCTTTGGGATAAGATACCAATATCAGATATATCTGCATCAACATGCACTGTATGGGTTCCTAGTGGTACACCAAATATCATGAAATCACCAGCATGGTTAGTTGTAGTAGTAAACTTATAATATTTTTCATAGACATAACCTAGCTGGTCATTATCTAAAACTTCCCTTTTTGTTGGGAAAGTACCAATTTTAGTAGTACATATGTCTGAACCACCTTCTTTTGGTAATAAGTTATATCTTACACCGTTTTCATCTTTATCACTTAGTAACGTGTATGGGTATAACCCTCTAATTTCTGAATCATTTTTATCAACATCATCTAGAGGTATGAACACACTAACCATAGCGTTAGGTACACCAAAACCATTATTAACGGAAACCCTACCGACAATTACCCCATAGTCCGAGCAAAATTGTCGGTAGGTGTCTTCTTGTGATAATTTTAATGAAAGAATCTCAATAAAATCAAATTCTTGGTCTAATTTTACCTTAACATATTTATCGCTTCCATTTGGTGTTGTATTTATTCTTATAGTATCTGACATACTTTTTATTTACCTTTTTCTGTTATATCTTCAACATTCATAACTGTAACATCATCCTCAGTTAAATCTTCATCTTCATATTCTTCATCGTCATCTTCATTATTTGAAAATTTTCGACCAATTTTAGTTAATAATGGTGCAATATCAACACTTTTAGTTAACACTAAAGTATTGAACATGAACCAAACTAAAACTAAATTTATTATTGGTAAGCCTAATAATAATATTAGAAACCCAAACATTTTTACCACATAACTAATAACTAGATTAACTAAACTAATTTTTTCAACCTCAACTTCCTCTATATCATAGCTGTCGCTTAATTCTGTTTTACAATTACAACTCATTTTTTTTTATTTATTTAAACAAATATACTATTTTATACGAATAAGGAAATAGTTACGATTTTACTCTAACAATGATATCCTTCGCTGGAATTAGTACTTCAAACATACTTGTTGGTTCACCAAATAATGTATAATCACTAGATAAATCAATTTGTCTAGTTTCATTATCAGCGTATTGTTGTGATATCTCATTTATACTATACAATCCATTACCTACCTTATTATAAACTCTAAGGTCAATAACGTTCATAACACCACCAACATTATTTATCAGTTCAATTAATGCCGATAAATAAATATTATCACCCATACTGAAATTGTTAATATTCATATATTCTTGAACATTATTAATAACTTGGGATATTATTTGTGACTGTGGAGCTTTTTTATCGATAAATAAATCTATCTGGAAACCTATATTTATTATTCTACCATTATTAATCTCAACATAATCATTTAACATTCTATAATCAGATAAATAATTTGATATGTTTTCCTTTAAAGCAGTAGTTGATGAGTTTGTTAGCTTACTTTCATTATTTAACCCTAGAATGTATACCTTAACCTTATTTTGCTCTTCAAAAACGCCACTTCTAAATGGAACTCCAAATCTACCAGGCATTAAACTAATTCTAGATTGGTAATCTTTAATTGTAACAGCTCTATTTTGAGCCGAAAAATTATATTTAACCAAATTCTTTATTTCTGCAACACTAGGAATATCCCTACCACCTAAAGCTGGGAAAGTATTATTTACCTTTAACGAAGACTTAACTGCATTATTAATAGTAGCGTTTTCACCATCAATAGACATATTGATTATCCCCAGACCAGTTAAAACATTTGGTCCTAGGTTTGTATCCCCACCACCACCTACTCGATATTTGATAAACATAGTTGTGTTAGCTGTAGGTGTAACACCTAAAGACATATTATTAATAAAATTACCAATCTGATTAACCAATGCTTTATTGGTATCAAAATTGTTTAAACTGCTGGTATCTTGTGTTCCACCACCAAAAATTAATTTAGAAAAACCTAAATCAGTATATTCATGTATAAATTTTCTAGTTATAGACATCCATTTTCCTGGTTTTATACCAGAATTATCACTAATTCTTGTGTTATCTTCAATAAACACTTTATCTTCCGCTAATGAATCTAGTTCAAACCATTTATTGTTTAAATTTAAAAATTGGTCTAGGTTTGGCTCCTTATTTGAGTTAGTACCAGCTATAGTTATTACCGATTCAATTGACAACACATTGTCATCTGGTAATATTACCTCTAAAAATGGTTTAACGTCTGATGAGTCAATCACTCTTTTAAACACTTTACTATATCCATTAGTGACTAATTCTCGTTTAACTAAAGTATAGTTAATTAAAGAACCGTTACTGTCAAAATTAGGTAATATTAATCTATTTGGGATACCACCAATTGTAAATGGACTAGAGAAATCAATATCATTAGTTGTTTCAAATAATTTACCAGCACCACTCACTTGTGAACCAACCCTAATTAACGGTGCGTAAGACACATCAAATGTGTCACCCAACACTGGTAGAGTTACTGTAAAATCAACAATTGTTATACTTGGACGTTTTCCTGGTATTTTAAGACCAAAAGTTCTTGCCATAGATAAAACAGATTTACGTTCTTTAGCGTAATCTATTTGTGTTTCTTGGAACATTCTATCGGTATTTAATGATAACATATCACCAACAGCCGCATTTAGTTCAAGTAACATCATACCTACTGAAGCATCGTTAAAATCGTTAAATATGTCTGGGTAATACTGTCTTACCATATTAACCAAATCGGTTCTTATATCAGCGAAATTCCTACTATTGTATCCTATCCCCTTATTTGCCATAATTCTATTTTTTGTATTTGTTTATTATAAATTAATCACAACGAAATCTTTTGTATCGAATACGTCATCTGTTATAGTATAGTCAATCCTTACAACAGCAGCATATTCACTTTCAGTTGATTGGTCGACCATTATCTCATTTATCTGTAGTTTAGGTAAATATTTCTTAACAACATTGTTTATTTCTTCTTTAACTTGCATTAAACTGACATCATCTTCTGGTTCGAAGATATACCTTAATAAATCTGTCCCAAAATCTGGGTTATATAACCTTTGACCTTTTCTAGTTAATATTAAATGCATTAAATCAGCCTTAATAGCTGAAGCATTGTCTGAATTTAAATCTAAGAAGAAACCTTTAGCACTATCCTTGAAGGGATAGTTTATATTGATAAAACGACCATTACTCATATTATTTGTTTATAAATAAATATAATAGTAATTTTTTTTTATAAGTAAATGTGTAAAATAAAAAAGGCCCACTACTTATAGTGGGCCTTTTTAAAATTTAATCTGTTATACTACTAAGTACCACAACCAAAACACTCAAACTGACTATCAGTTGGTTTCTCTGGTTTAACTTCAGATAAATCAATCGCTAAATGTTTAGATTTAACATCAACCGACTCACTTCGTAAGTAGTACTGTCCAGTTTTAAGTCCTAGTTTCCAAGCCAATGTATGTGCTGTCGTTAATTTACCAACAGTTGGTGTTGAAAAGAATATATTAAGACTTTGTGATTGGTCAACAAATGGTCCTCTTTCAGCTGACATTTCAATCAACGATTTTTGAGATAATTCCCAAACTGTTTTATAAATATCCTTTAGTTCTTGACTAATAGTAGGTATATTTTGAATACTACCATTATTTTTAATCAATTCATTAAGCATCGTTCTATTCCATAAACCCTCAGCCTCTAATTCTTTAACTAGATGTTTATTTACAATTGCAAACTCACCACCAGTAACTTTTCTAACATAAAGGTTAGATGTAAATGGTTCAAATGCCTCATTAGATGAAATAACCCTAGCAGAACTAGCCGTAGGTGGTTCACAAGTCACCAATGAATTTCTAACACCATGCTTAATGATATCTCGTTTTAGTTTAACCCAATCGTGTCTACCGCTTAACTCACTAGCTTTAAAACCCCACATATCAAATTGGAAAATACCTTTCGATATTGGTGACCCTTCATAGTGATGGTAAGTTAAACCAGTAGCTTTAGCTAAATCGCATGATTGTCGCAGCGCATTAAAATAAATTGTCTCGTAAATTTCTTTATTTAACGCTCTAGCTTTCTCTGATGTAAATGGTAGTTTAAGAATAGCAAAGACATCAGCTAACCCTTGAGAACCTATACCTAAAGCTCTTTGTTCTAAACCACCTTTTCTACCCTCTTTTGTTGAGTAGTCGTTAATTTCAATAGCTATATTAAGAGATTTTGTTATTGAACGGGTAACTCTACCTAACTCATCAAAATCATATACACCATCAACAATAAATTTCTGTAACGGAATTGATGTAAGGGTACAGATAGCTGTCGTATCTTTATCAGTCACTTCCATAATCTCGGCACAAAGATTACTAGAATGTATCACACCAAAGTTTTTTTGATTTGATTTATTATTAGCATGGTCTTTAAAACACATATATGGCATACCAGTTTCAATTTGTGACTCGATTATCTTTAACCAAAGGTCATGTGCTTTAATCTTAGTACCAATGCCTAGTTCTACGGCTTTATTATACTCTTCCTCATACTCAGTACCATAAATTTCATAAAAAGGCTTTAAACCAGCTATTTTAATGTCATTAGGACAAAATAAGTACCAATCTGAATTTGTTTCAACTGCTCGCATAAAATTGTCTGGAATCCATAACGCTGAAAATAAGTCACGAGCCCTTAACGTTTCATCACCAGTTTTCTTTCTAATATCTAAAACGTCAAAAATGTCTTTATGCCATGGTTCGATATAAACGGCACAAGAACCTGGTCTTTTACCTCTTTGGTTCCAAAATCTAAGTGCTTCATTCACAACTTTTAAATATTTCAAAATACCACCAGCTTTACCATTAGATTTACCGACATTACTTTGTCTTGACCTAATATTTGATACAGCTAACCCAATACCTTCAGCTTTAGATGACGATACTGATATTCTATTCAACATATCCAATAACCCATCGGTAGAGTCGTCAGAAACAATTGATAAGTTACATGATGCAATTTGGCCAATTTTAGTACCGATATTTATTTTTAAAGGTGTTGCTGGACTTTCTTTTTGTGAACTTAAATCTAGATACTTCTCGATAAAATCCTCATCAGTATCCGTAACAGATAAAGCGATTCTAACATACATTTGTTGTGGTCTTTCAGCGATAACATCACCTATCTTTAAAAGGTAGATATCCTTTAAAGAACACCAACCAAAATAATCAAATTGGAAATCCCTTGAATAGTCAATTACTGACTCAATAAGTTCAATTTTTTCTTTTACCTTGGCAAAGTATGCTTCATTTAATAAACCAGCATTATATTGTCGCTTAACTGATTTCATGAAAGAATCATCAGTTTCTTTATGTAATTTAGTTATAGCTATATTAGCAGCAACTTTTGAATAATCTGGATGGTTCATTGCTAATGATTCAGCAACAATTGATATCAAATCATCAAGTTCACTTGTTGTCATATTGTCGGCAATACCTTGCGTAACTTTAATAAACAATTCATCTGCATTAACTAACAACCCGACTGATTGTTTTTTTATTCTTAATAAGATTTTATTAGGGTTAAAATCTATTTGAGACCCATTCCTTTTAGTAATTTTCATATATATTTTTTTTTAAATTTCTTCGTCAAAAGCTATTGGTCCACTTAAATCAGCCGCTTTGTATTCACTAGAACGACCCTCAAAGAAATTCTGTTTTGTTTTTAACGCTATTTGGTTCATAAACTCAAATGGGTTTTTACTATTAAACTCTTTTTTACAGTTTAATTGAACTAATAATCCATCAACAACAAACTCTAAATATTGTCTCATTAATTCACTGTTCATACCAATTAATGAAACTGGTAGTGATTCGGTGATAAACTCTTTCTCAATATCTAATGCTGATAATAAAATTTTTCTAATTCTTTCCTCTGTTGGTTTGTTTACAATATGGTTATTCAACAAATGAATCGCAAAATCACAATGCATTGCCTCATCCCTTGAAATAAAAGCATTACTATCGCATAAACCTGGCATTAAACCTCTAGATTTAAGGTAGAAAATACTACAGAATGAACCACTGAAAAACACGCCCTCAACAGCAACGAATGCTATTAATCTATCAACAAATGAATCTGATTCAATCCATTGTAACGCCCAGTCAGCTTTCTTCTTAACTGGTGGCATATATTCAACCGCCTTAAAACATTTATTTCTTTCAGCAGTATCTTTAATGTAAGTATCTATCAATAAAGAATAGACTTGGCTATGTATATTTTCCATCATAATTTGGAAACCATAGAAAAACTTTGCCTCAGTATACTGGACTTCATTTAGAAAATTTATCGCAAGATTTTCGTTTACAATACCATCAGAAGCAGCAAAAAAAGCTAATACGTTTTTAATAAAGTGTCTTTCGTTATCGTTAAGCTTATTATCCCAGTGGTCGATATCTTTTGATAAATCTAATTCTTCTGCGGTCCACATTGCCGATTTTTGTTCTAAGTAATAATCCCATATATCGTTATGCTCTATCGGAAATAAAACAAATCTATTATCATTACTTATTAATATTGGTTCAATCATTTTTTTTAGTTTTTATTTTTTTATATTATTTTTTTCTAGCTTCCATTATTTCTCTTACTCTATTAACGTTGTTCTTCTCGACATTTTTTTTATGGTCACCATTACTTGTACCCACTTGGTTATCACTACTCATTTCGATTTGAATCGTTGCATTATTAAATACTATATCGCTAAATATAATACCATCTTTACCAAACCTAGATTTTAATATCGCCATTGTAGCGGTTCCATTTTCTTTTTGGTCAAGTGTTTTGGCTATAGACACAATAAAGTGACCAATTTGCCCTTTTTTAATCGAACCACCCATTTGGTCAGCTTGAACAAGTTCGGCACCAATAGAGCTTCTATTTCCTTGTACAGCTGTCCATCCAGCGATATCTAACTCAGCTAACATTGATTCGAATTGTCTCATAACACTTCCTTCACCAGCGTTCACATCAGTAAAAGTTTTTGATGGTTCAACACAATCAATGTAATCAAGTAATATTATGTCTGGTTTATTACCTTGTGCTATTAGTTTTCTAACATATGTTCTAATTTTTGGTATTGTCGTACCATCACTTGAGAATTTTTTAAGCATCAAATAACTACCATTTTTACTAAAATCAGTCTCCATTTTATCACACATTTCCATCAATTCACCACCGTGTAGCGATAAACTATTTAAATCGTAACCAGACCAACACGCTAAATGTTTTCTTTGTATAACTTTTGGGTTATCCTCGAAAAATATTTGTAACACTTTTTTACCATCACTTACCGCTGTGTTACCTATCTTTGTCATCATAGTTGTCTTACCAACACCAAATGGTGCCAAAATAACTGCTAACTCACCTTTTGCTAAACCACCAGACATTACTTCGTCCAAGCCTTTAATACCAGTACGAATTGGGCTCCTAAAATCTTCTGTTAAAACAGAATCAATTTTATCAAAGATAAGCATACCATCATCTTTCATGTCACCGTATTCCAAAGCTTTTCTTAAAATAACTTCACATTGTTGATAATCGTCTAAATTACCTTTTTCAATAATTTTATTTATCTCCTTAATCGACTTCTTTAACTCTTGTTGTTTACAAAACTTCATTGCGATGTCTTGAACTTTTAAAGTATCATTAAGATTAGCCTCTTTAATCTTACCCAATTGAATAAGAACTGCTCTACGCTGCATATCATTAGTCACATCCTCTAAAAGCCTAAACTCTATACTTCCAATATCTGGAATGATATCATATGCAACCTTAGCATCTTTTATCACAGCCGCTATTATTTTAAGATATTCATCATCAAAGTAATTTGGGTCAACAATATCTATTATAGCATTTGCAAATTTGGTGTCGGTTAGTATTTGAGCCATCAACCTTAATTGGTAATCAAACCCTAAATACCCAAATTTATCTTTATTAATCTTAACCATAATTAAACTCTACCATTTATCAAATTTGTTATTTTAATACGCCATTACATAACCGTTAAGGTTATGCAGTAACGTAACTTTCTTGACTTAGAAAGTAACAAATTTCATTAATAATTGAAGGGATAATTTCTTTGATATCCACAGCGTATCTAACTTTAGGTGGGAATACGTTACCAGAAAATTCACTTTTACCAACAGAAACTTTATCCACTTTAATCTCAAATTGAAAATTATCAATTTTATCGTAGTTATTTTTACTACCTTCATCACCTTGTAAATAGAAAGGGTTATAATTACCCCACAAGTAATCAATTGTTTTATTTTTCAAGTGGTTTGGTATAAGACCCATTTCACCAAAAGCACCATTGTGCATACCAGTTATACTATTCATTAATTCCTTCATATCTAATGAATTTACCGAATTCTCGTTATAATCACGGATATTAAAATATCTTTGACAGATAATGTGATTGTTTATGTATAAAACAAACTCGAACCTTTTATCTTCCATTTTTTTACCTAAGTAAGTTGTATTATTTGTACTCATATTTTTTTTATTTATTCTCTCGTTATCAATTGTTTGAAAGGCATTAGAAATTCGGGATATCTATAGTCACCGATTGCTTTATCTAATCCATCTCTTTTCATCATCATAAGAACATTTTTTAATTCTCGACCACTTGAATCAAGCGTACCATCAATTAATTGTTCTAACTCTCTTAAACCATCTTCAGTTAGTAGCGGTTTACTTAGGTCAACTAACTTTTCGTTTATCTCGTAAAGTTTCGACCCTTGCACACCATCTGTTATAACATCAACTATGTTTGTTAACACCTTAAGAGGTTTTTTTTTGGCTTCAAGCCTAGCTAATTGTTGTTGTTTCGCACTGTCTATTATTTCATTTAAAGTTACTTTCCTATCATTTAATTCTGGGAACATATTTAACAATCCTTTTTCACCCAATCCTTTGATTCCTTTTATTGAATCACTAGCATCCCCAAGCATTGTTTTCATTAAAACTGAGTTTTCTTGGTGGTGACAAAAATACGAAGAAAAGTTGGTTGAGTCAATATATTTCTTTAAATCAACGAAATATATTTTCACATTTTCGCTAACTAACTGACACATATCTCTATCATTACTAACAATAGTTATTTTTTCATTAGATTTTCTCTGTAAACAGTATGCTGCGATATAATCATCACCCTCAATTACCTCATGTTTTAACTGCCTAATATACATTTCGTTTAGGTATTCCCACACAATTCTTCTCTGACTTAGCTCTGACTCATCAATCGGTTGGGTACCGTTTTTGTAGTCTTTACCTCGCCCACTTTTATAGGGTTCGTATAACTCATATCTGAGTAAACCGCTATAATTACCATCCCAAAAAACATATACTCTATGGTATAGTTCATCAGTTAACATTTTACGTAATGTCGTAAAAAATTGGTAAACTCCACCGATATGCACACCATCTCGGTTGTACATTGTTTTGGCTCCGAAAAACCCTGTTTTAAACAGGGCATTTCCATCTACCAATAACGTATTCTGTATTTTCTCTCTTTTTTCACCGTTACGTGGTGGTCTTTGACTCAAAGTTCTATCTTTATAGATTAATATTCTACTTTTAATAATATGGCAGCAATTAGTATTAAAACTATTTGGTACCAATGGTCTTTACTAAATGGTTTTATTATACTATCACCATTTTTAAATCTATTATAATCTGCCGCATGAAATATTATAATCCATCCAACCCAATGTATTAAGAACTCCATCGTTATTGGTTTGAGTAAGCATCTTTAGCTAAAGCTTCCTCTTTTATTTCAAAATCAGAATAATCAGTACCTAACTTTTCGTTAATATATTTATTGTTTTCCTTAACGTAAGCATTCTTTTCAAGTGGGTCAAGAAACCCATGTGGTGTTGAACATATAGAACCAGACAACGTAGTTCCATTTACGTGATTTTTAACAACCTCAATATCTGTAGTAACACCAAATTGATATGACCTACCACCATTAACCGCTGTTAATTTTTTTGCTGACGATGTTGATTTACCACCTAAATGGAAAATTAACCTAACTCCATATTTAAACCCTTCACCACCATTATGCATAATAGTTGGTTGACCAACAGCATTTGGCCTTAGCCATATTTTCTGTACAGAAACAAATGTATTAACATATTGTGATTTCTCTCTCCTAGATGCTGGTATTCTATGGTTTAAAATAGATTCAAACTCTCTCTTTAAAGCACCAGCGGTCCATTGATTGTTATTAGTATTAGAGACTGCACCTTGGTAACAACCTAGCGAACCAATAGAATCCCAAAGGAATACTATATTGAATGGTAAAGCACCCTTTTCTTGTCTATCAAGCGTTTCATTAATTAATCTTGCGACATCTTCAACAACTGGCACGTATCTTTGAGGTGTTGTTTTCATTTTTGAATCTTTATAATCAAAATTTTGATATAGCTCCAATAAATCACTACCACCGAAATACATGAAATCATTTCCATCATAATCTAATATCTCACCAGTTTCTTCATCAACAATCTCGTTGAAATTAAAACCGACTAATTTAGCATGTTCCCAGTTAAAACTACCTTCTGTGTCAATAATAACACAATAATCACCTAATTTTTGAGCACCAGCTAAAGTTTCGTAGATACCAGTTGATTTACCAACATCTGAAAACCCTCTAAATTGACTTGCATAGCCTCTTGGAACACCTGGCAAACCTGTTGCTGTATGGAACGCTTTTTTAAATGGAATCCATGTAACTTCTTTCTCTTTAACCGTTTCACCGCTTAAACCTAGGTTTTTCTTAAATGAACTATTATCAAATGGTGCTTTTTCTATATTTTTTTTTACTGGTTTATTTGCCATGTTTATTTTACTTTGTTTTTTTTGTTATTAATTATTTTAGGTAAAAAAAGGTGATATTATATCACCTTTTTTATTTAATCTATATTACCTTTTAGAAAGGTAAATCATCTGTTTCCGCTTCAGCTGTTTTTTTACCAGCAGTTTTGTCAGCAGTCTTAGCAATCTCTATACCAGACTTAACAGTTTCAAGCCCCATAGTAACTTCTTCTTCAGAAGAATCACCTTCCTCAGTTTCACCGTTTTTAGCAACAAATTTACCAAGGTCTTTGTTCCATATTGGTGTATGACCATTAACAACTAATAATAAGTAGTCGTAGCTTTTAATAGCATAAACATCTCTCCATGTTCTAGTATCTGCAAGCCATTCAGCTTTAAGTGTATCATCAGTTGACAATACGTCAGAATCTAAAGGAACGATAGTTGTTACAACACATGCTTTTGATTGTGCGTTTCTATTTATTGTAATTACTAAATCACGACCAGTTTCTGGGTCAAAAATATCTTTGTTTTTTTTCACACTGTTAAGAACACCGTGAATCTTATCAAAAATACCCTCTTTACGATAGTCATGATTAAATCTCCAAAACTTAACACCCTCATCCTCATTATCTCTATCGATAACTTTAGCGATGTACATTAACTTTGAGTTAAATGGTTTCGCCAATTCTTTGTCTTTAGGGTCTTTAGTTGCTGTCAACTCATCGTATGCCTCACAGAAAGGGCAAGCTTCATTGTTTTCATGTTTTAAACATGCAAATGTTTTATAAGCACCATCAACTTGTGCTTTGTGTGCACGAATCTGAGAAATTGGTGTTCCATCTGGGTTAGGTAAAATCCTAACCTCTTTGTTTGCCGTAGTAAGACCTTCGGCAATGTAAGTGTTAAAATAATTTTTTAAATCATAAGTTTTTGCTGTTTCAGCCTTAGCAAATCGTGGTTTGTTGTTGTCCTCGTACTGGGCCATCATTCTCTCTAATTGTGTCATTTCTTTCTTTTCGGTACTCATTTTTTTCTTTAATTGTTTATATTTATGTTTGTTATTTTCTTTACTTAGTTATGTATAATATACTAAAAATTTACCAAAAGTCAAGCGATATTTTACTCATTAGTTTAATTATTTACAAACATACTACTGTTTATCTATGGTTGCAACATATTAATAATATTTATTTTTAAAACAAAAAAAAAGACCCTATAAATTATAGGGTCTTTTTATATAGTTTACGATATATTATTAATAATCTTCTTCTTCATATTCGTTTTCATCGTTTTGGTCAACAGAGAACGATTTTTTGATATTTGAATCACTATACGATGAATCAACATCATCTTGGCGTAAAACGTATTCTTCTTTCTTAGCCTCATTACCCATAACATCGTAAGGACCCTCTTTGTCGGCCCAGTAGTCAGTTAGTTTTTGAGAATAAGGATATGAACTTAGCGAACGCATTTCTAGTTTCTCAACTGGTGTTGGGTTACGACTAATTATCTCCTTTTCAAGGTTATCAATTTTTGCGGTAACTTTATCCATGTTTCCAACACGTGCCTCTAAATCTGCAAGTTTTTGTAGTAATAGCTCAGTATTATGACCAGCTAAATCAGCTGATTTCTTTGCTTCTTCTGAACCTTTAACTAATTCAGTTACATCAACTTCAACGCCATCATCAATTGGTTCTGGTGCTGGTAATGGTGCAACTGGTGGTTCTTCAACTGGTGGTTCTGGTGCTGGCTCATCACCCATTGCTGGTTCACCTTCTGGCTCATCACCCATTGCTGGTTCACCTTCTGGTGCTTCACCACCATCATCTGGTGTATCAAGACCTAAATCAGTGGATACGTTTTCGGCATCACCTTCTAAATCGTTAGATGGTTCTTCGTCAACTTCAGCAATTTCTTCATATGTTGGTTCTTCTTGTTTTTCACTGAAAAAACCATACTCTGTTATCATCTTAAACTTTTTAAGTTCCTCGTTTAACAATTCTTGATTAAATTTCTTTTTCATTAATATTAGAATAATAGTTGTCTACCGTCTTCGGTGATTATTTTTTTATTTATTCTCTCAATAAGGCTTTTATCCCCTTTGATAACACAAGTACCAGTAGAGCAATCTAAATCTTGATTTTTATCCTCAGCATTTAAAAATTTGTCTAATGATGGGTTAACATCTTTTTTTGTATCTTTATTTTCCATAACTATTTTTTTATTGTATGTTAGTTTATAATAAATATCGTAAAAACACTAAAAGACCCTATTTATGTTTAAAAACATCAATTCACCTCTATTAGTTAATATTAATTTATTTTGATAATCTGACCAATCAACCTTCACTGATTTATAATTACCATCAATTGGTTTTATTCCAGTGGAGTCAATTAGTTTGTTCAAAGCATTTATGGTGTATAGAGCATTACCTTTTTTATGTATAATAATACCGTTTGGGAATAACCTCTTTATCTCTATTTTTTTATCACTAGGATATGTAAGTTTAAACGTGAAAATTAAATTATTTTCATCATCTAGATTTTTATAACAAAATACTTTTTTTTTTGTTATATTGTGAGTAACTTCAAGGTGTTGTAAGAACCAATCAACCTTTTTCGGTGATACGAATGTCGCTAATAATATTGTCTTGTCCATTTAATAAATTATATATATAAGGTATGTATTTCACTTGATTTCCAAGCGATTCAACTATAGTTGTATAATCTATAATTATCTTATTACCTACCAAAAAGACAGAACTAATTGATTTAATTTTAGTTTTAACATTATCAATATTAAAACCAACATACTTTAACAATTTTAAATCAACACCAAATATTAAGTTATCCCCATATATATATACCATAGACCCCTTTTGGTAGGAAATAACTTTCTTAAGTGATAATATTTTTTTAACAATTTTTATTTGTGTTTTAACTGGATACTGTATTACATCTAGGTAAACGTAGTTAACATTTTCAATTAATTCACTAAAAACCTTACTAACGAACCAATCCATATCTTGTTCAAATTTATCTCTTCGTTCCCTTTTTTTAAAGGTCCAATAGAAATTATGTTTTATACACATTTCAGTTACATCAAAATTTGGAAAAATTGTATCAGTAAATTCATACCCTATAATTAAGGTAGGGATTCCATGAATAATTTTATCCATGGAATCAACTACATTAAAATAATCTGAAACACTTAAATTAGTATCTGATAATATATTTGCTACTTTCATTTCACAAAGATACTTAAAATAATTTATTGAACCTAACTTATTTTAGTATCAACATTTAAACCACCCCAGTTTGGTGGGTTTGGTGCAGCCTTACCCCTTAACGCAACACCAGCATAACGCCAGTAAAACGCATTATGTATATTTTCTGGGGTTCTTTGGATAACACTTATCGCTTCACTAGACGTTGGGTCATTAGCTAAAAATTCAGTCCTAGTACCAATAAATGCTTTTGATTCGCTAATTAAATTTTGGTCGAGCAAAGCATTTTTAGTATCACTTAACATTATTCTAGCGGTAGTCTCAGAAACACCTTTTGAATAACTAACCGCTATTATAGCTGTTGGTAAATCTTTAATTCGTTTCCAATCCCCACGATTTTTAAAGGTTGGTTCATACTGTTTTGGTTCAATAATAATACCCTTTATTGTTTTACCATATGGTTTATTTGGTGTTGCCAACCTATTATAAATAGACTGTGCAACATCTACCCTACCTTGTTTATTCCCAGCTTCTAACGAACATATAGCTAATAGAGCCCAGAAGTCTGGTGCATCACCAGTAATTGTTTTAACGCCCTCGCCATCATCATTACCACCATCTAAACCTTTTATCTTTTGATACTTACAACTAGTGTAAACTGCCGCCACATTTTTAACTGTTTTTGGATTTTTAACTAAGTTAGAAACAGTTTTATTTGTTTTAACTAATAAACCTTTAATCAATGGCATTTCGTTAAGCATTGTTACAGCACATGTACCGTGATATTCAAAATGCCAAAATTCTTCTAAACCTTTATCATCTCTTAATGTTTCTGGTATTATCCATCCAAACCTATAAGAATTTTCTAACAACCAAACTAATGACTCGTTTCTCTTTAAATCATAACCAACGCTTGTATTTGGTTTACCATTAGAATAATTACTAATAACATCACCATTTTTAGCTATAAATTGAAAATCTATAGCTATCCCCCACCCATGATTACTACTACCAGGTTCAGCTGCCGTAGCACCTAATTGTTTCTTTAATCTAACTTGTTCAGCATTTGACCTAAAAGCACTATTTATTTTAGCGTACACACCATTAATCCCTTTAAACTCATTAGCTATCATCCAAGCAACCCATTCCTTTAACATCTCTTCTAATGGTGGAACCGCTTCACTAACTAATATATTTGACTCACCACTAACCAGTACCGAAATACCCTTTATATTTGGTATTTTAGTACCAGTAATATTACCATTTATTATATTACCATTATCACCACCATTTTCACGTATTGTTAAAACAATTGGTGGGAAACTACCAGTTGTTGAACCACCACTTGATTTTGTACCATTTGATTTACTTAAATCTAAACTATCAATTAATGACATGTATAAATCTGATGCATCAAATAATTTAGTTTCTGGAAACCTAACCCTAACACCAGAAAACGTTGTTGACATAGTATTTGGTTTAATATTATGTTTTACCCTAGTAATCATATATGCTCCATGGAACATTGGTATATTATTCAACTGGAAGTACATCATAGGTTGAATCATAGCGTTACCCATCATCTCAACCTCAGCTTTATAACTTCGTACCGAATAAACATTATACATGTTTTGACCAGCCAAAGTTTTATTGTTTTCAGCACCGTTTTTCGTGATATTATCAACTATTTTTAACGATTCAGCGGTCTCACCAAATTCGCTTTGGTCTAGCGTTATATCTTTAAATATATTTTGGTTTTGATGACCAAAATTAACCCCAAATACTGGTACCGAATTCTCATGAGCTAACGCATCTTCACTAAAATCTTTAGGTAAACCAATTAGGTTTCTATTTTCATCACATTTAAAATCAAAACTATCATTTGAGTAATCAGAATCATTATAATCTAAATGTATTGAACTTTGACCAACATAAACACAAACGAATGATGGACCACATACACCATTTTCTATCGCCTTACCATATTGTTGAGGTTCAAAAATAGAGGTAAGAACATTTTCATCCTTATAATTAATAAATGTAGGTAAAGCATTGAATAGGAAGTTATTTGACCCTAATAAATCTGTAATAGCGGTATAAACGCTAGAGTTAGGATTTTCACTTAAGGAAACACCAATAGGTGATGGGTTAATAAATAACTCATCACCAATATCTTTAAATGACCTTGTTACGAATTTAAAACTATCAATAAGTCTAGGTTTATCTGAATTACGGTTATATGTTGCAGCACTAAAATCAAGAGAATTTCTAGCTCCATCACCACATTGAAATATTAAATTATCAATATCTTTAGCACCACCAAGCCATTTATCATAAACGTTTTTACAGTGACGGTATAATTGCATTTTAATGATATCATCATTAGATGTACCAAATAATTTGTTCTCTTGGTCTTTTAATATTTTACTTGTTGATATTTCATTAGTTTTGTCGGTTAAAATTCTAACTATCTCATTAAAATATTTATTGAATTCTACTGTACTCACCTTAATATCTCTACGCACTGAGGTATCTACTGTACCTGTTGAAGTATAACCCCCAGTACCAGAGCCACCAACACTAGCTGATGAACCAGTTGAAATTTGTGCCTTTCCACTACCAGTATATCTCCAAGTACCATAACCAGTATTTGCAATTATGACTTCTTCTGTCATACCATCGATAAGGTCCTTAATCACGTTTGTATCACCATTAGGGTAATTCGTTCCATAATCACCACGTAACTCTAAAAATAACTCTTTTAAGTATGGTTTTCTATCCAAATCAGCAAGAGCTGTTATCACTTCATATTTATCAACATTTTTAAAATTTTTAAATGGGCTTCCTTTGATATAATTATTATCATTACTTTCATTAACTATTCTACCAGTTAATGAAATTAGTTCTTGTAAAAATGAATGACCACTCCCACTCCATATCTCTAACCTATTTTTTAAACTTGGCCAATCTTTTGTTGAACCACCCGTAACAAAATCAAAAAATATTCTTTTAAACTCATCTTTAACTTGTTCTGGTAGATAGGTTAACTGGTCCGAATAGTTATCATTATCGTTCTCATCTAAAGTTTTTATATATTGGTTTCTTTTTGGAACATCATCTATATCTATCGTAGGTGCCATACTAAATGTTTCTTCACCTATTTTTAAACCCCAAACAATAGGGTCAACTTTACCAGACCCACCATTTGTAAGTTCAGAGGTATCAGCTCGCCATAATAAACTACCAATATATGCACACCATAATTTAGGTGCATGGATAAATCCAGACCTTTTATTAAATAGATTAGCAATTTCGTTAACTTCAAAACTATTGGCTCTAAAAGGTAGCGTATGTAAATATAACATAGCTTTACTATGTTCTGGGTATTTAGAGTTACTCTGTGAATAATACCAAGTACTACCAAATAAACTAAATATTTCTTCTTTTCCGTTTAGGAAATCTTGATTAATATACCCATAATTAATGAAAGGGTATGTTATAGCTATATTACTTTCTAACTTGTTTTGTTTAAGTAAAGATATGTTGCGACCAGAATTTAAATAATAATACTCACGTATACTTTTTTTAGAGGGAAATAATATCGTTTTATCATAATAAAACTTTTTATCTAAAGTTCTTAAATCATATTTAGTTCCATCAACTTTACTTGTAACCCTATTACTTGATATAGGATGGGTAGTTGAGTCTTTATAGAAAACTAACGATAATGGTGTCGTACCAACACTGTCACTCCAAGTAAGGTCTTTAAACTCTTGAATACCATATTTACCACCAAATAATGAAAACCCAGCAGCCGCAGAATCAAAAGGTTCTTTTTTTATCTCAGATAATATAATAGGTTGAGTGGTTGTTGTTACGCTACTAATAAATTCAGTATTGGTGCTATTAAACTCTGTATCACTAAAAATTTTAATATACACCCCACCATCTGTTTTTTTTATATCACCTTTTTTTCCCGTATTGTTATTGTAGTTAGTTAAAAAAACATCACTTTCATTTAAATTATTTAAACCATTCTCAGCATTACCAGTTATAGGTAGTAATTTAATATCTTTACTACCAGATATATACTCATAGTAATATTCACTATCTTTTAACGATAGAACCAATTTAGACTTACCATCAATATCACCTTTAGCGTTCACAAAATCTTTTAAAGTAATACCATTTAAACCGCCTTTTACTGTTGTATTAGCAATATCCCTTAAAGCACTAGTTGCTTCCTCACCAGCCATTGCTATTATATCATCATCACTTAAAGAGTTTGGTGCATTACTATATCCTAAAAAAGTCATACCTCTTATTACCATAGTTTTAGCAATAGCATTTATATCAATACCACCATCTTTTAACCTTTTATATGGGAAGTTATCTACAAATAATTTAGTATCTACAGGGTTAATCGGTAACCATAATTTTTCAACAAGGGTTAAAGCGTTAAGAGCATTTTGACTTTTGGTATCGGCAATTAAAAATGCTGATAATAAATTATCTATAAACTCCAATTCATTAACGTTGCTTGGGTTATTTAAAACATTATAAGAACCTAAATATTTCTCAACAAAACCTTGTTTATTTGCTTCATCTTCTTCACGATAATCTGGCCATGGAAAATAAACTAAATCACCATCACTTTTAAGTTTAAAATCATTAGAGTTAGCTGGTTTAAATTTTTGTTTAAGCTGTTCCGTTCTCAAAGGATTACCCTCGGCTGCAATCGATACGGTATATAACGTACTCATAAATACCTCAACAGCTGTTGTAAAAATTTCAACTATGTTTCTAATTGTCGGCTCAAAACCAATTTTATCCCTAATACTATTTTTTATAACAATAGCGAACTCTTTTTTAGCATCATCTGTTTCCGATGTTAAATTTAATTTAACCCTATCTAATTCAGAATATAATGTAGATAAATCATAAATATTAATAGTTGAAATTATACCTAACCTTTTACTATACTTAAAAATATCAGTTCTTTTAGCGGTCACCAGTGTTGGTGTCACATTTAACTTACCAGCTAAAACTTGTAGTTTTTCAGTAGTTAAAGGTATCGCATCGTTTAATTCTTCATTAGTCACACCTATTGATAATTTATCACCTATTTTATCAAAAACATCTTTAGTTATAGTTGTTTTACTACCATCATTAAATTCGTCAATAAGTTTACCAACGTTAGTCGTAAGCCTATTGATAGAAAGGCTATTATCATTAATTATCGTGAAAATGTATTTATACTCAGATGGTAACTCACTAGTATCCGTTGAGTCGGTATCTTGTCGAACACCTATCGCTTGACCAAGAATAAGTATCTCGTTTTTAATTGAAACGAGTATATCATTTTTTCGGTTACTTGCGCCAATAGTTGCCGCAGTTTTTTCATCTTTACTTATTTTAGCAATCTCTGAAGTTATTGTTTCAATTTTTATAGCTAATTCATTTAAATCTATTATAGGTGGTTTCCCAGCATTTTGGCGTTCAGTATTAATTAGGTTGTACCTATCTTTACCTATTGTAGTATATGGTATCGCTTTTAAAAACCCTAATATCATATCTGATAGCATCGCATACGTATACCCAATAAAATTGGCTGTTATCTCAAAATTACCTGTTTGTGAATTAAATTTAGTGTTAAATTTAATCATATGTAAACAATATTTAACTGCTTGACCATAATACCCTTTAACCGTTAATTCATACATAGGATAAGGTAGTTGGAAAAATGTACTAAACTTATTACTACCGTTCAAAATATTATCCTCATTCTGGAAAATAGCACTTCCCCTAACATCAACAAAACTAATGTTGACCATAGGTACTTGTTGTGAATTAAAATCGATATCTATGTTTGTTATACCGATATTTTCACCACCATCATTACCACTCTCGAATGAAGTAGTTAAATCAGTATATTTTGTGGTTAAAACGTTAACACCGTTAACAACACTACCCTCGATAAAATTAACCTTAACAGTTTTAGAACTTTGACCGTTATTACCGCCACTACCAGCTGATAAAACAGTACGTCCTTTTTTATAAGTACTAAGTTGAACTGAAATATTTAAATCTTCTAATGGAACTGATGTGTTGTTATCAAATTGGGTTCCACTAAAATTATTTGGGTCGATAAGACTGGTTTTACCAGCACTACAACCGATTTTATTATTCACCATACAATGCTTTATGAATTAAAATTTGTGATGAATACCTCTCTAACGCATTATCGAAAGGGTAAGGTATTCTAATTTGTGTCGTATCTGGTATGTTAAACTCTAACCCACCAAATTCTGGGTTAGCTAATAAAATTAACCAACCACTGTATGGGTTAAGATAGTATAAATTACTTAACTTGTCAAGTCTAGAGGTTCCTTGTTTGTAAACAACCAATTTATCGGTTGACGAATCTGGTATAATAATACCAGGAATTGCTTTCATTTCGCTATTACCTCTAAATTTACTGTATCTGTCGTGATATATACTCATCTTATTTTATTTTTATATTTATTTTCTTTATTGATTTATTATTAACTAGAACCTCTAACATAAACTTCTCTTTACCAAAACTATCAACAATACCTTCCCCAGTATCATTTTTTGAGTTTTTAAGAGGAACTAAAAAGTTACCACTATCGCTATTTGGGGTTAAAGCAGATTCAAGGCCAATAACATTCATTATCTCTTGATATGTTTCGTTTGAATTAACATCCGTTATTCTTAGCGAGTATACGTCACCATTTTGTGATAACGATAACGCATCAACTTTTGGGTCATTAGTGCCATTAGTAACATTAAATTTAACATTTAACTGCCAGTTCGATTTTAGTTTAACAGTTTTCTTTTCATCACAACTAATTCCAGATATTTTTATTTCTTTATTAGTTATTGGATTTCCATTCACATCAAAGCTTTTACTCTCATCATTTACTAATTTATCAGCAACATCGGCATCAAATTTAAAATCTTGTGTAGTTGTAAAAGTTTCATTTGAATTACCCTTAAATTTATTCATGTTACCATTAGGTGCTAAATCATTATTAATCGAATAATTTGTTGTCGTTTCTGTTGGTGGCGTTGATTTAGTTTTAACCCCAGTAGATACCATTGGCTTATTCTTAGCGATGTAATCAGCTCTTGGGTCATATACTTGCGTGTTAGCGAAATAATTAAATGACAACGCATTTTGTAATTTATTAATTGGCCCCATTAGTGATGAACCACCTATAAATTTAAACGAAATACTTACATTCGCAATCATAGGTTGTACACCAATACCTTCTGGGTTCAAATCCCAAACTAGTGGCTCGTAATCAATATTAACAGAATCCATTATTATTTTTGTGTTGTAAAAATCACCAATTCTTAAAATACAAACTGGTGGTCTACCAAAAGCTAAATTATTTGCACCTTGACCTATAGTTGGGCCTTGTCTTGTACATTGTAATAAAAAGGTCAGTCTTGAATTTAAACCCTCTGGTGTTGTTGAATGGAATCCTGGGTGAAAATATTTAATTTTATCCCTAAATTTATCAAAAACAAAACTGTCCTCTCTGTTTAGTTTTTCAAAATAATCTTGTTCATTATATAGTTTGTTAATAATTCTATTTGTTACGGTTTTCTTTCGTTGCGTTATAGATTTAGCCGTAGGTTTTGGGGCCAAAGCCTCACCAGCCAACGAAGTGTCAGATTTAAAAGTTACAGTAACTTTTCTAGCTATTTTACAAAATATAGTATCAGTTGGTGGTTCTGGGTTTTCCTTAGTGGCAACAACACAACCAGCAATATTAGATTCACCAGAACCTATCGCTTTGAATCTTTTATTTTTTTCAGCCTCAGTTAAATTAGGGAAAAGGGTTTTTTTCATCTCAGCGACAATATATTCAGCCCTAGCTTTACCCAATTTGTTATTAGATGCGGTAACTCCTTGTACACTAGCATAACCAGTGACTGTAACTACACAATTAGGGCATTTAGCATCAATAAATTTACTAATACCAGTCAATAGTCTGTAATCTAACCAACCCTTATATTCGATATCATCACCATCAAGTTTGATTAAATCACCGCCATGTTTTGTAACACCAGCATTAAGACCATAATTGTGGTTATCATTCCAGTTTCTAGTAACTCCTTTAGTAAACTTACTTGGGTAAGGACCAATACCATATCCAGCATCGTAAACTTCATAATTAATATGTTGTGTAGATGTTATACCACTTAAACCATTTTCATAATTATATGGAATTTGAGCATTATCGTTTGGAAAATATACGTTGAATGATGGTGGTACCGATTCCTTAGTGACCGCTTTAACTTCTGCTTGATATAATAGTTCGTTTTCAATACTGTTTATATCAGTCGTTGTTAATTTATCTGAAAAAGTTTTACTTGGGTCAACACAACCAGCAAAGAACGATGCAACGTAATGGTCATCAACAACACTACCTTTCGCACCGCTAAAACCATTTACATAACTAGCGTGGTCAACGATAACCTTAAACGATAAAGTACCACTTCTTTCAGTATTATTATAAGTGTAAACCGATTCACCTCTACCGATGAAGTTATTACTCTCCCAGTTAACAGAATTCATCTCATTAAATTGTATCTCATATGGTGGAAACCACATAACTCTACCCTTTTTACCAGATATTAAATCACCAGCACCTTGCTCACTAGGTAGTAAATCTGTAACATTATCAGACCAAGCTAGGTTCTCAATTGAGAACATATATTTTTTAACATCTACACCATCATTACGATACGGTGCAATTTTTGGCATACCATTATCCTCTAGTACTGAGTTTTCAGTTCTAAATCTATATGGTACCGACTCATCAATACCACGGCTTCTAACCATTTTATTAACTTTATCATACCTATCTAATGTCGTCCAGCTTCTACAATAAGTGTTTTCAGCTGACCTATCAAGCCTACCATCCCAAACACCATTATCAAGAAACACATCACTTTTCATAACAGCGTTACCTTTTGAGATACCACCACCTACGACAGCTGTTTGTATTTGTGTTGCTGTTTTATTCATATCACCCTTTTTAGTTACGATATTTAACATACCAGCACTATTAAATAGTTTTTGAGTTTTAACTAATAAAGATTTCTTATCACCAACTAATTGAGAATGATTTTCAATGTTGTTTACACTTTCAGCATTACCAGAAGTCCAGGTAAAACCTGGATTATTAATATTACTCTCACCATATCCAGGATTTCCAACTGGGCCCAAATAATCCATCTCTGGACTCCTAAAACCAGCTTTCGCTAACGAAGCTTCCCTATTATTATTTATATTTGGAATTATACCATCAATCGATGAAAGTAAATTATCTAAAATACCGTCTTTTGAGTAAGCATAGATGTTGTTGCCGTTAATCTGAGCCTCACCATCGTTATTAGTGTATGATGGCGAATAACCACTTCTAAATGCGGTCCCAGAAGGTGAGTCGTACCCACTAGTACTAGTCCCGTTTAGATTTGCGGTAGCATTCTTCAATAAAGAAATAACTTGACCACTACCTGTATTAAGAATCATATTGTTGGTTCTTGTTACATTATCGATATCACCACCACTCTCACTCTGAAAAATAGACCCAGAATCACTTAAAAGGCTCTTAGGAAGCGTAAAACCCAAAATCCTTGCACCAGTATCTAAAACTTTATTTAACGTCTTAGATGGCACTGTAATTTGGTAATTAGGTCTAAAACCAGCTAACCCACCAGTTTTAACTAAACTAAGTAGGTTGTCTTTAACGTTTAAAGAACCTAACAACCTTTGTTGTACATTAAACGCTGCATTGTTCGCTAAAGAAAGTGCTAGTTGTTGACCACCTATCATTCCTAATTTAGTATCATTAAGTACGCCAGTCGCACCTAAAACTCTACCAGCTAGTGAACTTCTTATATCAAAATTATTTACAATACCACTCTTACTAAAACCAATTCCTTGACCATTTATAAGACTACCAATTGTATTAATAGCACCAATAGTATTTTGATTACCACCAAGATTTAAATGACCATATTCATCTAAATAACCTTTAACTGTTTTTGAAGCGGTAACTGGTTGGTATGCAAGAAAATCACTTGCATCAACTCTCTTACTTTTATCTGAGTATATATTTTTATCAGTTGAATCATCTCTAAAACCAATTTTATTAGTTTTACCCATTAAACCAAGAGAAGTAGTATCATCATTAGCTGTTCTAGGGTAAGAAGTTGTTCCAATAGAATAATCAGTTTTACCCCAAGGTCCTTGAGGTGCTGTTTCATTTTCAATAGAAACTAAAGTATTGGTCTCTGAAGATTTGTTTTGGAATTTATTCTGCATTACATGCAATTCCATATTAAGTATACCTTCTTCTTCAAGTGGTAAACCGTTAGGAATTGAAACTGAATTATCCCCATTTGATGTACTAAGTACCTGTTCACCTATTCTTGGTGATGGTAATCTTCCTAATAAATTTGGGTAAATTGGTTTTAAATTTTTATTTAATAAAAAATCCCTTATATTAGGTGATACAGAATTGATAGTATTTTTATTTATTATTGACATAGTTTAAATTATATATATAAACAAGTATAGGTTGTTTTAATACATTAAACCATTAATATTTACTTTTTTTTTTATATATAACAAAAAAAGTACCGTAGGTACCTTTAGTTTATATATTGATATTATATGTTTATTATTTATTAATTTATTTATTACTTTATTATATAATTATATACAAATATACCGTTTTAAAACTACAATGTCAATGATTTATAACTATTATTTTAATATAATATCTAAATAGCTGATAATCAATGATACTTAAACATTAATATATCAACTATTTAATTAATTTAAATATAAAAACAATTTCCTGGTTAAAATATTTAAATGTTATGGTTTCCTGGCATTCCAGGTTTAACCTCTAACAACCCCACCATTTATTGCTTTCTCAGTTTGAGCATGTACCATATTCGTTATAGACCTTATAAACGCTTGGTCTTTTAGTAATTCAACTGAAACTGACTGACCATTTGTATTTGAAACCTTCAGTTCGTCAAATTTAAATCTAATTTCACCAAATTCAATCTTCATTGTACTAGGTTTAGTATTACCGTTACTTTTCATCGACTTATCGATTGGTCCATTTGGTTTATAAGCAACTAAATCATCTTTGTTATCAATTGGTGTTATGTGACCACCTTGTATTATTCCTCTACCTTGACTGAAATCACCATGGGCTATACCATCGTTCATACCTCTACCTACAGTTGCCCCACCAACAGCTGAACTATCTTGATTCATACTATCACCAACAACTTTACCAACAGTACCACCAGCTAACCCACCAGCAGCAGCTAAAGCTATTACGGCTGGAGTAGCTAAACCACCAGTCAATGCTATCGCTGCAACACTAGCAGCAATAGCTGCACCAGTCCACATTGCTGATGTATCACCTTCTTTGGTGTCTTTATTACCCATAGATTTAGAAATCTTTCCACCAACATATGACCCAACTTTAGATGCGGCAGCAACAGCCAACAACCCAAGCACGAGTGGACCAGCAGCACCTAATAAAGGAATAAGTGATGTGGTAAATGAAGCGACTGAAATACCAAGACTAATAAGTGAAGGTATTAACATTACAGCTAAAACTCCTTTTGGTCCTAACGCAACACCCACTTCAGCGACATATTTAACTATTTTTGCACCAGCTTTTACAAACTCACCAATGTCTCTACCTAAACCTTTTAAGTTATCTTGAAATTTATCATTTGCGAATATCTCCTTAACTAAAGGACCTAAAATTTCATTCATTCCTTCAACTATTGGTAACATACTAGTTTTAACCATACTGATTAAATTAGTTAATTTGTCATCAAAAGTCTGTGATGATATAGCCCTTGCTTCCAATGATTTCTTCTCAAGCATTTGACCAGCTAATATTTTCTTATCACCATCATTTAACTGACTAACAAGTTTTGGTGATGAACCTATCATAACTGTCGCCTTACCATTTTTAAATTCAGCGGTACTAGCCAAGAACTCTTTTGTTTCATCATCAACATCTAAACTGACTTGACTTTTAATCATCGTTGCTTTCTTAGCACGCTTACCAGCTTCAGCTAATTCGTCAATTGATGCACCAGTTTGGTCAGATATAATACGAAGTCTATGCATTTCCATACTTGAAATCTCCATTTCGCCAGTTTTCTTATTAAAAGTAACCATAGATTCAGCGGCCTTACCCAGTTGTTCGGTTAAAGCACCCATATCATTACGAGCCATATAAGCCAATTTAAATGGGTCGGCCATATTTGCCCATGCACCACCCATAACTTGTAGCTGTGCGGCCATATCTACAGCTCCTTCAATATCAAATAACTTATCTGCCATACCAGCGGCCATTTCCATACTAACATTCATCTTGGCAACTTGCTTCGCCATTTTAGCTAGACCTTCAGTACCACCCTTAAAGTTATACCTATTCATCATCTTCATTCCAGTAGACATGTTTTTAATAGTCTTAGTACCATTGATACCCATTTTACTTGATGAGTTCATGGTTTCTTCCATTAAATCACGGGTCTTCTCAACAGATAGACCTTGCGCATCCATAAAAGCAGCCATTTCTGAAGCACCTTCAGCACCTAAACCAGTTGCTGTTGCCATTTGAGCCATAGCACTTAGACTTTGTTTACTTAACATAACTGTTCTACCCATCTCCAAACTATAATCAGCTTGCATCTTGGTTAATTCTGTCAAGGTAATACCTAACTCAGCAGTGCTTTGAGATATGTCCTTTATATTGCTTTCGTAAAATTTTGATTGTGAACCTAGAATACCCATTTGTAAGGTAGACATTTTCATAGATTTCTCCATTTCAAATAGGCCCCAACCTTTTATTTTACCAAATGAATTTTTTAATAATCCTGGAAGTTTACCGAAACCTTTAACTGCACTAGCACCAGCAGCTGCTAAAACAAGGTTAGTTTTTTTAGCTGTTGCTAATATATCTTCCTCTGTTTTAAGGGTTTTTTTTAATTCATCGTTTACTTCTTTTAGAACATCAAGTTTCTTCTGAGCAGTAATTTTAGCCTGTCCTACGGCTGTATTAACTTCAGCTTGTAATTTATTTTCAGCCTCAGTACTTTCTAGAATTGTTTTCCTTAATTTTTCAATTCGTTCTAACGCCTTAAGATATTCACCAAGACTACCATTTACCCTTTGTTGTGCTTCCGCTTGCGCTAATAACGCAGCGGCTTCCGCTTTAATTTGTGCTGTTGTCATAATTAATCAATTTCTTCGTTATCTATTGGGTTATACCCTTCTGAGGCTGGATTAAATTCAAGGTAAATACCTTCTAATTTATCGGAGTTACCAGATTGTCCTGTAGTCCTCATTGGGTGATATAAATCACAACGATATACATTAGGTTTTTCAGTTTTACTTTGAATAACAATCTCAAAGTTCTCCCTTTTATTTATTAAAATCTGGTTTTCTGCATTAAGTTCTAGTTCTTTTGGGTAGGCTCTTCGGTCCCAATCTCCTGTCCTTATTTGAAATGAGTTAAGCTCAATATTGTTTTTATAAGCTTTAATCTCTACCCATTTTCTTGGTATAAACGTTGCATCTAAATCATTGTTTAAATTTTTACCTCTATTTGCTCTAACTATTTGTAGTGTTGGTAAGATACCAGTTCCTGGTGCTTTTTTACCTGTTAATTCGGCAACAAACAGATTCCATAATGATGGTGCTTTATAAAATGCTTGTTGTAATGTTTTATCGGCTAATATTTCATCATAGGCTAATTTGGCTTGCCTTTTCAACTCTTTATCATCAAGCTTAATATCTTTTGGTTGTTCGTCATCATCAGTCGCAGCTTTAGCCCTACCGCCACCACCAGTTATCGTGAAACGTTTGATTGGTATTGTGAATTCAATCTCAGCACCTGTTTTAACATTTTTTTTTATCGCACTAAACATTACGTTACCATTTTGTTCATAAAAATGTACTTTATTAAAATCTATTAATAAAAGACTTGATTCTTTATTTGTACCGTGTTCTGAAAATTCTACTTCAAAACCATCAGCGGCTTTATTATATACAATACCGTCATATTTTTTTGTTGAATCAAAAAACAATTGACTACCATTATTTGAATCCATAAGGTCATCATTATATATTTGTACTAACGAATCAGCATCAACATTTGTTGTGTTGTTAAAAGTAATCTGGTCAAGTTGTTGGTTATTGGAATCAAAAAGTCTAATCCCAGTAACCTTATTAATCATAAGTCTTTTACCACCACAATTAAATATAACTTCATCATCGTACAGAAAATCGTTAAGTCTAACGTTTTGTGAACAACCTCTTGTTTTGGTACCCTTATTTAAATCAGTAATATGAAAATCACCTAAACCAGCGAATTTAACACCAAAACGGTATGAGTTATCTTGACCATCTTTTTGTTTATTATCCACCATAAAATAGCTGGTTTCTTTATTTTTATTAAAGAAATCAATTAAATTTATTGATTTAGGTGGAACCCTAGATTCTGAAATGTATTGTTCTATTCTTTTAAATTGTGCCTCAGTCAGTTTTATTTTCATAATAAATTACTTTTCTATAAATATGTTATAAAACAAAATACTCGCAATTGCGAGTATTTATTTTATATTAATGGTATATCACCCGAATTCATTCTATTTTTTAATTCATTTCCAGTAAAAACACGTTTACCGCTACCACTAACCGATTTCTGGTCTTGGGCTTTTTCCTCTCTTGTGACGAACTCTTTAGTTAATAAACCTAAAAAGTATCTACGTTCAAAAGTCGGCATGGATAACACATCGTTATAGGACATTCCTTTTAAATGCTGGGTACAAATATATATTTCTTCAAGTAACGGGACTTTATAGCTGGATGTTAGGCCAAAAAAATCTGATGTTAAGTGGAAGAAAGGTGGCAATAGACCCACCTCTTGGAGTCGGAACGTTGATAGTTAAATCAATACCGCTTTCTATTTTTTCTATGTACTTATTAAATTCATTTCCATCATGTATTCTAATTGAATCCACAAAGTCTGATATAGATTGTCTATCTCTAGTACCGTTAACTTCAACAACAGCTCTTTTTAGACTATATATCGCAGTGTTATCAACTAAAGAATCATTATCTGTGTCTCTAGAAACCAATTGTTCAACAGCATCAACATCACCACATGTCAATAATTTAAATTTTATTACCGCACCAGACAATGGCATTGTGAATTCGAACAACCCTTCGACATCTGGTTCAGCACCAAGTTTTTTTGTTTTAAGGTCATTTAAATTAACGTCAGCATCAAAAGCTTCACCTTGTTCATCCAATATGGTTATTGGGTACATTTCACCATATGATGTTGCTCTTAACCATAACATAATTGCGTTTCTATCACCAATATGTAAATCAGAATATCGCATATCAGTTTCCAATAATTTTCTATTTATAAGTACTTCTAAAAATTGACCACTTTGTAATAGATTAGGACTAGTAAGGATATTCTCATCAGCTGTTGTCATAAATCCAATTCTTACGTTTTTTCTTTTATTAGCGTATAATTTACCCTCTGAAGGTAATGGGATTACATCAAAAGCACAATTATAGTTTGGTTGACTAAGTTGTACTATTTGTGGGTTAAGGTTAGGGTTGTTACTACCATAATTATCACCATAACCATTGGACGTATTCGTTGGTGGTTGTGTTGGTGTTGATGGTGTGAAATTGTTGTTATTTTCCATATGTTGTTTTTCTTTTGGTTGTAGATGTCTATTTGTCGCTGCTTCAGATAAGTTTTGATAATTTCTTGTCTGTTCTTTATTTTTCTCCAACTGCTCATCACGAAGTCTAATTTGTTCAGCATTATTGTTTGATGCAACAGCATTTGTTCTAGGTTTTTTTTCAGCTAAAGATTCATCGATAACAATACCGTTCTGCTTGTTTTGGTTGATTTGATTCATTGTTCTAGCACGCATAGCTTCCATCGCATCAGTATGTTGTTGTGGTGTGTCTGATGGTTGCTCGTTAAAAATACCATCCACTACTTCAGCTTTTTTAGCTTCATATTCGGCAATTTTAGTCGCAGTATCTTTATTCGCACCCTGTTGGTCTTTTGAAGGGAAAACATTTGGTTTAATATCCATTTAAAACTATTTAATTTTTGTTATTTATAATAAATATAGTTTTTTAAGTTTTTTTGTAAATGACAAGTGTATTAAATAAAAAAACCATCTAGAAATAGATGGTTTTTTTTTAATTGATTATATATTATGACTCGTATGGGTTATCAGAATCACTCAATTCATTTTTTTGAAGGGTAATAATGAATCTCTCAATTCTTCTCGCATAATTATCTGGCACTTGTACATTATTATTATGGTTAGCAGTATATTTATTTTTAAATATATTATATTGTAATAACTTAGTAGCTCTTCCACTATACTCATCCTTCTTATCAAAGGTTAGAACGATTTGACTTTCAGTATCTGCAACTTTTTTTATCGCACCATTAAGACCTAAATAATTCCCAATATCGTTAACTGATGTTTCATATTTCTTCGGTAAACTATTACCAATTGCGTGTGCTTGTTGTCGTCTTCTATCAGCTTTCAAAGGATTTAGCGTATCTGGGCTATTTGCATTACCGTGAACACTAGCTTGATAACTTGCTTTATTATATGCTGCTTGTTTTAATTCTGGTGAAAGCTCATTTACAGAACCTTTAGCTTCCAAATAACGTTGTTCAGTTAATAAATTGGCTTTTGCCAAGTTTATAAGTTTATCTATTTTTCTCATAATAACTTTGTTTTAGAAAAGTAATATTGCTCTATCAAATCTTAATGTTACAATTATCTCAGCAATACCATCATCGTCCATCGATAAATCACCAAAAGCAGCAGATGTTATCATAGTACCATCTAATAACCATTTTTCAATAACCACACCAGTAGGGTCAAGCATTTCAAGTTCAACAGGTCTTTTATATCCAGCAGCATAACCTTGACGACCAGAAATTGATTCAGAGTGTAAACGTACCCATTCCATAATCGCCTGTGATGCTGAAGGTCCAATTGGGTCACGGAAAGTAACATCAATTGTTTCCCAGTTAAATCTACCAAGAACATAAGTTGAAGTGTTAAGAAAAGGTATCTCTACTTCACTTTGAGTTATAGTAGGTCTAGATGCAGCAGATAACCACCATTGTTGGATTCCCAAATCCGCTGGAAATGTAATTAACCAACGATTCTTCTTTTTAGGTTCGTATGGAAGGGGCATTTTCATTAATAAATCAGCCATTTTGTTTTTTGTTTAAGTTGTTTATCAGTACATTGGCACCAATAATTATTGTTATATAAATATAAATATCATAAAAAATAAAATAATGTGTAAAAACTAAAATTTTATTTAAAAATATAAATTATTTTGCGATAGAATTTAAATTAAGTGCGGCTTTGATACCAATAGTTGTATCAATACTATTAGATTTTGCTGTTTTATTAAAATCATATACCATGCTCTCTGGATTAACTGATAACATTTTGTCTGGGGCTTTCATTCCTTTCTCAAGCAATGAATCAATTAATTCACTTATTTTTACTTCATCTTCTAACGTGGCCTTTATTTCGGCCATGATAGTTGGGTCTTTAACCGCATTATCGGCAATTTCTTTATTCTGGCCAGTAAGGTTAACACCACATAGCATAGCAACACCTAAAACAACGTCTTTCCAAGCTTCATTTAATAATTCTGGTCTATGTGTTGTCGATTCGATTATAGTTGCTCTATTAGCGTTTAAACGTGTCGTTTGTTCATGTAACAAAATTGCGTTATATTGTTCTTTAGTTATTTTTAGTTTTGACATTGTTTCTTTTAATATAAATATATAAAAAAACCCTAACTGACTAAGTTAGGGTTTTTTATTTATTTATCCTTAAAATTAGATATTATCAAATGATGCACCAGTGTTCATGATTACGAACTCAACTTGAATAAATTCTAAGCTTCTTGTCGGTTTCAAGAATATTTGACCAGTTAATTGATTTCTATCTATATCTTCTGGGTTACTCGAAAGAACAACACGGAAGTCAGTTAAACCACGTTCGCTTCTAATGTTATCCAAGATAGGGTTAACAAGTGATAAGAATTGACTTCTAACAACTGAATCATTTTGTTCAAACAATAGTCTGATAGATACAGCAGAAATAAGTTTTCTTGCTTGAATAAGAAGTCTTCTAACACTAATTCTATTAAGAGCTGTTTCTTTAACTTGAAGCGTTTTATTACCCCAGATTTTAACTCCATCAGTTGTGAACGTAGCGATAGGATTTATTCTATTTTCATATAATTCATCTCTTTCAGCAAGTGTAAGTTTCTTTCTAGCTTTAACTGCATCAACATCCCCTCTTTGAATACCAGCAACTGCAAACCAAGGGAAAGCAATATTATCTGTCAACGCAATGTTTCTAACAACATCTCTTGTTGGTGGTACATAAATGAATACATTATTTTCAACATCATTAATTTGTACCCAAGGCCAGTATGTACAAGAATAGTTTGAATCAATTTGACCATCTAATTGGTCAACCACATCACCAACACTTAAGATTTCGCCATTAGCTGTATCTGGTGTTGTTATAATATATAATGAATCGGCTCTATCTTGTTCAACCATTTCGATTGCTGCCTCAACTAAGTTAGTGTTTTCGAAGTTATCAATTCCAGGTGTTGCAAACACATTCACATTCACCGCCTCTGGGTTTTTAAATGTCCAAATAGCTTCTAAATAAGCATAGTAATCAGAGTTAATACCCAAGTCACCGTTAGATAAAACTCTATTCGTGAATCTACCAGATAACAACCCAGCTGAACCACCAGTACCATTTATAATAAATTTATCAGTGTTTGTTCTTCTAGAGTTATAAACATCCCATCCATCGAAACCACCAAAAGGTACTAACGTAAATTTACGTGCGTAAACTTTTTCATAAGGACCGTTAAATAAATCAGCATCAGTTCTAAACTCACCAACACCAGCATCAAATTTATAAATTGGATTATATCTATCACCATTTTCTATAGTAACACTACCAGCATCAATATCCATGTGGAAACCATTTGTTAGACCAGTCCACATGTTTGGGTTAGCACTTAATGGAACACCTTTGTAGTCAAAGAAATCGGCATCGATACCTACAGCTTGAGAAACACCTAAATAAATCTTACGTTTGTTTTCAAAAGGACTATATGATTGTTTGTACATCAATGATGGTGCAAGAACAGTATCGTTATCATTAGCTTGGTAATCTCTAACTGGGTAACCAGTAAATCCAGCTGGAAACGCATCACTAGTATCACTAGCATCATCACACTCAACTAAAACAAACGTTGATTTAGAACCGTAAGTACCATCAGTTGTCCCAATTCTTCTTCCAATATAATTAGCTGAAGATGGGTCCATCGTACAACGGCTAAAAGATTCTAAAACAACTGGTTGGTTGTCAGTATCATAAAAAGCTCTTACTTGGATATCAAATTCTCTAGCATCTGGTTTAATGTTAACAATAGATATTTTAAATTGTTCGTTCGCTGCATTACCATCAGAAATGGTATGGAATCTAAACAATCTTAATATTTTGTTACCACGTAATTCAGATACAATATAAGGTGTTACAGCTGCACTAAATTGGTTTAAATAATCTGAAAACTCAGAGTTATAATTAACCATAGTTTGTTTAATACCTCTTATTTTGTTAGAAGAAACAGCATCTTTAAACATATTACCGTATAACTCCTCAACAAATATTGCTGCTCTACCATCTTGAGCTGTTCTACCTAATACTTTAGGTAAGTAGTTTTTCTTTGTTCTATCTAAAGACACACTATAATCAAATGTTCCTTGAAGACTTGAAGTACCTTTCAATGAAAAATTACCTAATGGATTGTTAATTGAATCAGTAATTGATTCATCAAAAGTTAACCCATCAATAGTATCAACCTCAAACGAAGTTAATTGACTTACTTGGTTAACACTACCTCTTGAACGAATTAAAGCAACTAACTTATTTTCTACGTCACCAAAAGCTTGACCATAAAAATGTGTTGTATTACCAGAGGCAACACCAACAATATCACCACCATTATTAACTGTTCTTGATGTAACAGTTAAGTTCATCGATGCACCTAAAAATGTACCATTCACTTTATTATATTTTGCAGTTATTGGTCCACCAGAAGCTAAAGGTGCGTTACCTAAAAATGCAAGAGATGAAGTAAATTCACCAGAATCAATAAGTGATTGTATTAATGAACTACTAGATGTAAGGTTTGTTACAATACCAGCAGTGTTAGCTGAATAACTAATTAATGCTGGGAAATCACCACCACCACTTACTTCTACAACTGAAGCTTCATTCATTGCGGCATCAAGTGTGATACCCCAAGCCATACCAGCATCGTATCCAGACAAACCTAATACTCTAGTTACGAATAATTGATTTGATTGTGATAGATATGATTTAGCAACATAAGGTAATTCATATAGTGGACTTCCCGTGTCTTTTACTAATGTGTTGTTTAACCCACCGAAGAATGACTGAAACTCACCATAATTACTTATGAATATTGGTTGGAACGCTGGACCGATTGTTGTCTCACCTACCAAACCAAGTGTTGTTACCCCTACTTGACGAGTAACAAATGTTAAGTCTTTTTCTGACGTATAAACCCCAGGACTAACGAATACTTTTTGTGACATATTATTTTTTTTTGTTAATGTTATTATTTACTTTTATCGTTTTCTTTATTATAAATATTAGGTTTTTTCCAAAAGTAAGTACTTACCAAAAGATAAATTTGATTTAGTATGTTTTTTGACCTACTTCTATCATACTTATAGTTAAATACTTATATGGTACGAGATAAAAACTTAAAAATAACGACAAAAACCCATCTTATCCTCAAAAAATACTGTGAAGAAAATGGGTTAAAGATGTTTTCATTTGTTGAAAAACTGATAAATGATAAATGTGTACCTAAAAAAGGTATTTATGGTGAAGATTAATTAATATTAAAAAATACTACCATTTTCGACATTTCGGTTTTCTGTTCTGGTGACATTCGTTTACCAGAAAAATACATTATTGGTGTAAAAAATAATCCACCAAACAATGTTAACCCTATGAATCGGCTCCATGTTGAGTAAGCCGCTGAACCCATACGCTCCATTTCTTTAGCGTAAATTAAATCAGCGTACCATTTATATTTAACATTAACCGAAACATTGTATTTCACATATAAGTAATCGTGAAGCATCGCATGAATATCAAGGTTAGGTATACTCTTTAAATCCTTAACTATTGTTGCGCCATCAAATTCACTTGGTTCAGCACAGAAGAAATCATATGCTTCTAAGTAAAGTTTTGTAACTAGATAGTTTCTACCCCAAATATTATTTAATAAGAAAATTAGTTGGTCCCTTCTATCGGCCAACCTAGCTGAATCTTGTAAGAAAAAATCGTTTTTACTTCCGAACATTTTGTTTTTGTTTTAAATTGTTTATTATGGTTTTATGTAGTCTCCAAATGGGTATGTAACACCTAATACTCTCTGTTGTGCTGTGAAACCACTAAATGGTGTAAATTTAAACCCCTTAACTTTAAGCTCAACGGAACCAAAATTAGCTTTCATACCACCATCAGCTGTTACCGTTCCACCAGCCCATGCATTTTCTGGGTCAGCCAACCAAGGTTTAGCTGTTAAAGGTGATGATGGGAACCATGACCCAAAAGTAAAATAACCAGCTATATTTGGTATCGTTTTAGTGACACTATTTTTTAAAACATCGTCAACATAGTAGTCAACACGTGTTGGGTACCAATCAAACCTAATTTTATGATAATTACCATCAGCAATATTAAAACCTACAGGTGTTAACGCAATAGTATTTTCAGCAGATAATTCACCTATCCAAGTATTACATTTCATATTATTAAGGCTTGGGTTATTATAAGTTCCACCAGTTAAATGTGACGGGAATTCTATATCTATTTCATGGTTACGAGCAATATAATTACTAACACCTTGTGGTGACAAACCTTCAGCTAGATACTCATTATACCTTGGGTCATCAAGATATATTTCGTTATAGAAAAATGTCCAAAAAGCATAAGACACGCCTAATACATTAGGTATCAATGCGTTTACCTCATAACTACCATACCCAGTCAGTTTATTATACGATATAACCCCACCAACCCTATTTGTCCATGGTAAACCAAATTGTGGGTCTGAAGGGTTAGTATGGAATTTTTTAACTCCATTACCATCAACACCTTGAGTTGTTCCAGTATAATTATCACCATTACCTTTTAATATTAAAACACCATCTCTTAAAAACACATTATCTGGTACAACACCACCGTTGGCACCACCCCAAGCAGTGTTTGAGAAAAGATAGTTATTTTTAAGTGTTGTTTCATCACTAAAATCGTCAATGAATTCCGTGGTTGCAATTACTGGTTTATTAACGGTAACTGGAAGACCATATGATTCCTCGATATCTGAGTATCTAAGTAATACATCATAAATACCTTCGGTAACGTTTGGTGGTACAGTAAAAGAGATATATTCATTAGTACTATTTAATAACCAATTACTTGGTACAATTGATTCAGCTAAAGTTGTTTTGTTTTTAAAGATAATTTTAGTGTTACCCCTATTTAAATATTTTGAAAGGTTAATCGGTGTTAACGCTTGTAATTTCCAATAAACGTATTTATACCCAGTACCGATAGTTGAGTAAACAGTACCAGCAACAATAACTGTTGCTGGTGGAAAAGCGATTGCGCCAGCAACAGGTGGTGCGTATGTCCAACTACCAGAAGTAAATCTCATTGTGTCGGACCCACCAGTATCTGATGAAAAGATAAATTCCGTATCGCCAATAACAGCAGTTGTGCTAGTACCTAATAAAACATTGTTTCTATACCATGTTAATGACCCAGCATTTGAATCGTAAATACAACCTACAATATCACCAGTAGTGAATGTATTTGCACCACCACCCCATACAACACCGTTATCTTTATTAAAAGTTCTAGAACTACTTGTTATACTCCAAGTTAATAAACCAACACCATTACCATTAGTCACCGAATCAGATGTACTACCAAGACCTAACCATTGCCATCCAGAACCAACAGCATTAATAAATACTTCGATATAGTATTTACCAGTATTACGTGATATAACCATATTACTTCTTGATGTATAATAGTTTACATCACTAGATGTTATGGTTAAATTATTGTTACTAAGTGCATACGCTGGTGCTGTCCTAGTAGTTGACATAGCTGGTGATATAGGCGTTGTTGACCCACTAGTAAATGAAGCACCAACTCTAACTAAATTATTAAGAGATGGGGTTATTGTAACTAATGATGATGTTGTTACAGCTGTTGTTGTTCCAGATAAATACATTTTTGTTGTACCAGTTGTTCTATTAATTAAAAATGAATTCCACCCTACCTTTATTTTTCCACTCCCAGAGTCAATTAATAAAGGTGAACTACCAGTATATATTTTTTGTTGTAAATTCCCACCAGATGTTACCACTACTTCCATACCATTAGCTGCGTTACCATAAGATAAAACAGGGGTAACTGTTGACCCACTAGGTAAAGTGTTTAAATAGAAATAAGAACCTAAATTGTAATTTTTATTACCATCATTACCAAAAATACCAATTGCATCTAAATCACTAGGTAAGTTGAAATAATCATTATTTGTTGTTATACCCAGAGCTGGTTGACCACCAAATAATTGACCAATACTTGGTGTCCCAACTAACGTACCACCAGCAAAATTTCCATATAAATCACTAAGATTAGCAGTCAATTCAAAATAACCACCATCTGCTGGGAACATAACTTGATTTCCAACTAAATTACTTCCGTATATCGTTAATGAGTTACCCGTTACTACTTCATAACCTTCTAGGTATCGGACAAAAAAGTTACCACCTAAATCTATTGGGTTTTTAGTATATGTTAATCGCCAATACCCATTATCACCAACATATTGAAATGTCTGGTCCTTCCATTGGTTATCAACACCAATAGACCTACTTGTTATTCCACTCCAACCACCATTAACTCCTATGTAACCATTACTATTATTTGCCATAAATTATCCGCTATACGTGACCCACTGGTCACCATTAGATGGTATTCCTGTTGGTGGTAATAATGAAACAGTAATTGCACTACCAGAACCACTAGCTTCTAAACCCCAATTTATACCACCATTATTTTTATATTTAATTCCAGTATCTACATTTATATATGTACTACCAATTGCTGAAAAATGGCTTGGCGAACCATTACCACTTTGTAACTCTATTGAACCAATAGTTACTCTTTTTAAATTACTTGTTGCCATTATAATATATTATATTTATTTTTAATTATTTTTGGATTATTAGTAATCCGATTCAATGTACATTCTGTTAACACCTATAGCGGCTACACCAGCACCAGCGTTAGTACCAGAACCTATTGCCGCTGTTGCGTTAAGCATAGTTGTTGAAATTGGTAAGTCAATAGCTGTTGATGTGTCAATAATTGTTAAACCAGATGATACGTCATCAAGTCTGTAGAATACTGTCGTATCATTTGGTTTACAGAATATATACGCATCATAAGCATTATTACTAGATAAGGCTGGTTGTCCGACAATAACGTCTTTAATTGCGACACTAGTACCATCATTATGTATAAAGCTAATTGCGGTATCTGCTGAATCAACCGCAAAACCAAGAGTGTTAAGTTTAGATGATGGGTCAGCCGTTATTAAAGCGGTAGTATCAACGGCCAAACCTATAAACAACCTATTTCCTTGGGTCCAAGTTGTAAAACCAAACCTACAAAAGAAAAAGAAACCACCAGCACCAACTGTTGCGCCTCTAAAAAAAGTAGCTTCGCTTCTAAGACTATTCATTGTGTTAACACCAGTTGCTGAGGTAAACACACTTCTACGTAAACTAGTGTATCGATTTGTTACTGTTGGAAGTGTTGAAACACCAGCAGTTATAACTGTCTGTAGTGCGCCAATCATAACACCAGAGGTTGCCGCTGGATTCCACATAACAATATTATTACCAAAAAAAGCTGGTTGAAATGGTGTGTCAAGCCCAGATGGGCCCTTCCATTTTGGTAACATTCTACCAACAACTGGTTTTGCGTAAACCCTTAAATCACCAATTGCTGGAGATACTGGGTCGGAAATACCTAGCCAGTCTTGATATCCAGTATGGTAGTCGTTATTAAGTGTGTTAACTAATGTAGAACCAAGGCTCCAACCATTTCCACTTTCATACACCATAAATGTCCCAGCCTGTAAAAGCGTATCACTAGTTAATAAATATTCAATTGTCGATACATCTTTATTAACTGAAATTGTATTTGCTAAAGATGCATGTTTGTTTCTAATAAAGACCGATTTAATTTGTCTTGAAACTGATGCTGCTGGTGCCGATAATATCACGGTTATACCAATAGTTGTAATTTTTCCTTGGAAACTACCAGGAGTTGCTGAAGTAGATGGAACTACATCTACAAAATTTACTTGGAAATCAATATCAGCGATAGATGTAGTTTTAATCTCTAAAGATTCATTTGTTGTGTTTAAAAAAATCATAATTTATATGTTTAATGTTGTTATTGCGTATAATTGACCAAAAGATAGACCACCACCAGTAGATGGTAAATTAAGGTATGTTGTTGCCGATATTGTTGTTGCGGTTAAACCACCATATAACCTTGTTCCACCCGATACCTCAAATGCTTGGATTGGGTCAATAATGTTAACGCCTATTTTACCTTGGGTTTGTGGTGTAATACTTGGATTACCCGTTATTGTTGAATAGACCCCAGTCCCAAATAAAACACCACCTAAATTAATACTATTTGTTTTACCACTAACCAATGATATGTTAGTACCAATAATTATATTATTTGACCCAATACTTTTTAAGTTTGCACCGTTACCGACATTAAAACCAATTAAGGTTGAGTAAGAAGCACCTGTTGCGCTTCTACCAGCTTGGGAACCAATAAAGGTTGAACCACTTGCATTTGTTGCAAGAACACCAGCTTGGTAACCTATAAAATTTGATTGTGAAGCACCTATTGAAAATTGCCCAGCATTATGACCGATAAAATTTGAACCAGTCGCACTTGATGCTGAGTCACCAGCACTCTGACCAATGAAATTTGAAAAAGAAGCACCCGTAGCCCCATTACCAGCATAATAACCAAAGAAATTTGAATCATTAGCAGTTGTTGCTTGAAATCCAGCATTTTGACCAAAGAAATTTGAATTACTGGCATTTGTTGCTTGATTACCAGTTTGAAAACCAAAGAAGTTTGAGAATTGAGCACTTGTCGCACTACCTACTTGGAATCCGATAAAATTTGAATAAGTAGCGTTTGTTGCTTCTTGTCCAGCTTGAGCTCCAATGAAATTTGAATTGTTAGCATTTATAGCATTTTGACCAGCACTAAAACCAAAAAAGTTAGAGTTACTAGCATTTGTTGCTCCATTACCAGCACTTCTACCAAAGAAAAGTGAATCAACTCCTATTGAGCCATTCCCAGTATTAGCTAAACCTGTTGAGAATAAGCTTGATGTGTTAACAATTGTTATCGGTGACACACTACCAGTACCACCAGTACTAAAACCAGTAACATTAAACGTGCCACCAGTATTATTTGTAAATGTGGCTGTACCATTTGAATGTGTTCCACCAGTTACTCTAATATCTGTTGGTAAACCTAAATAATTAGTGGCTGTTATAGCACCAACAACTATTGTTGATGCAGAAATATTTGTTGATAATGTTAATATATTATTAGCAGCAATTCCTTGGTCAATAATATTATAATATGATGCCCAGTTATATGTGTTTGCTGAAATACCTGTAACATAAATATTAATTGCATTTCCAGTAATTGCACTATATACTATAGTGTTTCCAGTAAATCCAGAAGATACTTTATCTAAATCAGCGTTTTCATGAACAATAACAGGAGTACCACCACTAGTAGTTACGCCTAATGTTCTTTTCCAAACACCATACTCATTATTTGATTTATTTGCAGTAACGTATGACTCAATAATATATGTACCAATAGTAATCCCAGTTATTATACCTAAGAGTGTTTGTGATGTTCCCGTTGTAGTTACGGTATTTTTTTGTCTTAAATCGCCATAAGTATTTGTGGTAAAACCAGTAATATTAAATGTACCACCAGTATTATTTGTGAATAACGTTGTACCGTTTGAATAAGTTCCACCAGTTACTCTAATATCTGTTGTTATTGGTAAATTTAAATATGTTGTTGCTGAAATAGTATTAGCTGTTAGGCCACCAGTGAACTGCGTTGCACCACTAACCGTACCACCTGTGAATGTACTACTTCCACCACCACCAGTACTAAAACCAGTAACATTAAATGTACCACCAGTATTATTTGTAAAGGTTGCTGTACCATTTGAATGTGTACCACCAGTTACACGTATGTCAGCTGTTATTGGTAAATTAAGGTATGTTGTTGCTGAAATTGTTGTAGCTGATACACCACCAGTAAACGTTGCACCAGTTAGATTAGCTTTTTGTTGTAATGATGTGTTAACACCCAACACTGTATTATAATCATTTGATGTTAAGTGATAGTATTCCCCAACACTACCACCTTGAAGAGACGATAATTCATTATGGTTATTAGTAGAGCCTTGAGATACAAGTGTACCATACGGTAATTGCACCTCAGTAAAAGTATTTGCACCTTTTAATATAATTATTTTAGCCGCAAATAAACTAAAATCATTCATTACCTTTGGTAGGTTAGCTGGAACAACACTACTCTGGGTTAATGATAAGGTTGTATTTGTTTGACCCATTAATACGTCTACCTTACCACCTGTTCCAACATATACGAAATAAGAAGAATACCTACCGTTTGTTAATTGTGGTGTGGTTCCGTCATTATCGTATATGTTAGGGTCTAACGTAGTTTGACTTGCTAATTCATTGAACCCACCAACTCCATTTCTAGTAAATAATGTAAATGTACCACCAGAAATAGTTGAGAATGGTGGGAATATGTTTCTATTTAAGGATGACCATATAATACCAGTAGACACCTTAAAACCTAATGTACCAGTTTCACTTGTTATGATACCAGATGTTCTCTGATAACCAAAAGCTTCAGTTAATCGTCGTTGTATTTTTCTAGGTAAGTTAGATATCTCTGTACCAGTTTGTGCCGTATAGATATCGTTGTTTTTCCTATAAACAGATGCTAAAATAAACTGTGTTGTTTGTGTAACGCTCAGTGAATCCGTTGTTGCTGTAATTAAAGGTAATCCACCATTATAATCGACATAAAGGTAAGATGTTTGTTCATTTACTAATGATATGTTATTCTGCGTGTTCCAACTAAAGAAATTTGTGTTTCCAAGAATATTATCGGTTGTTTTAATCATACCAGAACCTAATAGTATGTTAACAGTACCATTTCCATTATTAACCAATTCACCACCAGAAATCCTACCAGCAGACCAACCAACATCAATAAAATCTTGAAGTTTAGAGAATGATGAACCAAGTTCTGATTTAACTGGAATGTTCGATGACGTAAACCCAGTTACATTAAAAGTACCACCAGAGTTATTAGTGTATACTGCAACACCATTATTAAACGTACCACCAGTTAAAATAGTACTACTTCCACCACCAGTACTAAATCCAGTAACGTTAAACGTACCACCAGTATTATTTGTAAACGTGGCAGTACCATTTGAATGCGTACCACCAGTTACACGTATGTCAGCTGTTATTGGTAAATTAAGGTATGTTGTTGCTGATATTGTTGGTGAGTAAAGAGGCCCAGTCATGGTATCACCAGTCTTGCTCACCCTATCCCAACCAATTGGCAATATAGAATTTGCTGTTGTTCCAGAAGTATATAAAATAACATCAGCTGTGTTAAGGGCTAATTCACCCAGTAAAATCTGACCAGCTGTAGGTTTATTACCAGGAACGTTTGAACGTTTTATTAAAAACGTATTTTTTCTATTTGCCATATCTATGGTTTTAATTAATACTCTATCTAGAGTTTATTCTATTGGTTATTTAACCAGTATAATATAAATATGCGTAAAATAAAGTTTATTTACTTTAATAAAAAAAAAAAGAGATAACATGTGTTATCTCTTTTTTTTTTTATTAAATATTTTAATTAGTAAACCCCACCATCTAAAACATCAAATTCGGCCAATAACCTAACACCATTTGGTGTGTTGATATTTGTGCTTCGAATAACGATATCGTTTAGTTGTGTAACAAAACCTCTATTTGCGTATCCAGTTGCCCCACCATATTCACTAACATTCGGTATTTGTGTACCAGTTAGCCCACTAAATACGTTCATTGCTCTAATATCGAAGTTAACGTCACCAGTACTAACACCATTACCATCTTGGATAGTCCAACCAGCACCAACAGATGTTGCGACAGTACTTCCAGTAGGGTTAAAGTTAAGTGAAATGTTGTTATCCTCAACATATAATTGAGATGTAAATGCTGAGAAGGCATTACCAAATACTGTTATGTTACCATTAACAATAAGGTCTCCAGTTCCAGCAACACTTGGTGAACCACCACTACCAATGATTAAACCACCACTACCAACAGTTAACGAACCATTCGATGGTAAGTTAGTATTAGTTCCATCAAAAACTGCGGTACCAGTTAATAGTTTACCACCAGTTGTTGTATAAACAAGTCTATTTGTTGCTAAATCAGATACAGTTAAACCAGATACAGCTGAAAGCGTTACATCTAGATTAGCTATTCCGTTTTGCGCTATTGTAAATTTATTTTGTGTTGGGGTGTATGTAAAACCACTAACATAAGTATCACTACTTGATGTACCAGTAGCAAAACCACCAACGTTAAACGTACCACCAGTACTATTTGTAAACGATGCTGTACCATTTGAGAAAGTACCACCAGTTACACGTATGTCGGATAATGCGTTAACACTGAAAGTACCACCAGTATTGTTGGTGAACGTATAAGTTTTAGCACTATCATTACCAGTCGCCCCAGTTACTACAGTATCAGATTCTTTGAAACCAGTAACGTTAAACGTACCACCAGTATTATTACTGAAAATAGCTGTACCGTTTGAGTAAGTACCACCAGTTACACGTATGTCGTTTAATGCGTTAACGTTAAAAGTACCACCTGTATTATTTGTGAAGGTATAAGTTTTAGCACTATCATTAGCAGTACCACCAGTTACACGAACATCACTAAAACCAGCAACGTTAAACGTACCACCAGTACTATTTGTGAAAATAGCCGTACCGTTTGAGAAAGTACCACCAGTTACACGAATATCAGATAATGCATTAACAGTAAATGTACCACCTGTATTATTTGTGAAGGTATAAGTTTTAACACTATCATTACCAGTAGCACCAGTTACAACCAAGTCAGATTCTTTGAATCCAGTAACGTTAAATGATGCACCGAAATTATTTCTGAAGGTTGCTGTACCAGCGTTGTAAGTACCACCAGTAACATATGTATCAACACCAACAATATTTGCTATATCGGCTAAAACGAACCCACTAGTTGTACCAGAAAGGAATTTACCTGTTAGGTTAGTTAAACCATTGTATGCTGTTATTCTATTTCTAATTTTTAAATCATAAAGATTAGACCCTACCTCAAAAAATGAAGGGTTAGGACCAGCTTGTGTCCAACCAGCTGTTGAGCTAGTAGAACCAGAGAAGAACATAATACCTTCAGCGGTATTAATAATTGGTTCACCTTTTAATAATACCGAAGGTAACGGTCTTGCAATTACATCACTATTTTTTAAAATGTGTGTGGTTATTCTATTTGCCATTTATCTTTGTTTTATTATAAATATGTTATTTTATTTAAATGTTCATTTAATATTCACCACCATTCAAAGAATCGTATTGAATGATAGAGTTTTGTGCGTTTATTTCTCTATTTTCACCATTAGCATCTAGACCTAAAGCTAATGTTGGGGTTTTAACTTTTTCGGTAACTGCCCAAACAGATGTTGTACCACTCATAACGTTTATGTCTCTAAATCTTTTCAATGGTGTACCCAAAACGATAAAATCAGTTGTTTCTGGTACAATATTAGTGTTGAAAATAGTTTGAGTTCTACCCAAATAGATAACAGCACCATTTTCACAGTTTATTAATCTATTTGTATATACGTTTGTACACCCCGAACTAGCTAGTTGTTCTGGGGCAGATATTATGAATGTTTGGTTAATGTCCGAATGGTTGTTTGTTCTACTCATTTTACGTTGTGTTTCCTTTCAGTTTAAAAATACCTTCACTACTAAAAGGTTTATTTACTCTAATCTTAATGCTATCGTTAGCGTTAACTAATATAGGTGTTATTAAAACAGTTCCGTCAAAAACTACACTTTCGTTAATTGAAATAACTATACGTGTTACGTTTGAGATATCCAAAATTTGTGTAAAACTAACATCATATTGTGATATAAAGGTAAATTGTGTATCCGATTGCGGTTTAAAATTGAATGTAAATACAACACCATTTGTTGAAACAGCGAAATCAGTAATTACATTACTAGGTAATAATGATGCTACTACTTCTGTAGACACCATTGTTCGGTTAATCGTAGGGATTACCTCAAAATCTTCTTCGTCTAAAATATAACCCAATAATTTCATCTCAAACATTTGAATGTAAAACCTTCTATTCTCAAAATCATCGATATTAGATTCATCACCAATATTTTCTAAATGCAATGGCATTGGGTGACCATTAACATTGATATAACATTGTCTTGATTGAAAAGCTTTTTGAACCTTTCTATTGAATTTATTTAAATCTTTCATTCGATTAGTGAATATTCTCACTTCGTATGTCATGTCTACAGATGTAGGTTGTGGGACTTTATAAACATCGAAACCTTTTCTGGCACCATCCCATGTTGGTACTTTCATATAGGTGTATGAGCGATTTCCTGGTATATTCCATAAACCAGCTTGGTTTTGACCTTGTTGTATATCTGGTTTTCTAACAACAGTGATAAATGGTAACTCGATATTTTTATATTTATCAGAGAATTGCCAAGTTTTACTAAACTCAGTCCATCTTTGAATTGTTAAAAAAATAACTGGCACTACTTCACCATCAATGGTTAATCCTATGGTTTTGTCTGATTTAATAAAATCTAATAGTGTTTGGTCCATATCTTCTTCCAAAACACCATTTGGTAAGAAAGTATTTTTAGCAGCAATCCCATCCAGTATTTCTTGTCTTCTATCAGTACCTATTTTACTAGGGTTGATATTAATATTCGTTCGATAACCTTTAGGCATTGCCATAATTAACTAATTTTTTTATTTATTATACACCCTTAAATTCAGTGGTGTCTGCTGGTGTACAGATTACTGTTTGAAAAGCACCTTTATACCCCATTATTGTGTGTTTATTATCATAGTTTTTACTACCATCATTAACCACGGTAAAATACCGTATCTCTGTTTCTGAAACAGGGTAACCGATATAATCACCATAAGATATCGTTGTTTTCAACTCAACTAATTGTGCCGAATAAATACCAAATGTTAACTGACCATCTTGTAGGTATCTTAACCCACCATTATTGTTATATGTTTTATTTACTGCTTCCGCTAATATCGGAATTACCTTCAATTCTATTGGTGGGAAATAACGTATACCATCTTTTGATGCTTCACCATATAAGTTATCTGATTCGGTCATTTCCCTATCAACACGATACAATACAACGGTAAAATTACCATCACCTTCAATAGCCTCACGACCCATTTCCACTTCCAAATTAAAGTCCTCACCAGAAAAAAATTTGTTAATTCTAGTGATTGGAATTATTTTTTTACTCATCTTTTTATAATAAATATTTACATTTTAGATAATAAACAATAAACTATTGATTTTTATTAAATCTTTTAGTATATTTAATAAAATTACCAAGTTTAAACACATAATTATTAATTGATAAATTTAGAAAACATAAAAAGTCGTCAAGCTCTATCACTATTGGAGAGCTACGATGGTATCAACCCATATATAAGAAAACTTAAAAATGAGTTACTTAAAAAGAAAAAATTGGTATTAACAGAGAATCAGACGAAATATATTATGGACAACCATCAAAAGGCTCCGATGTATATTAATAGAGTCTTAAATATCACTAAATATTTAGGTGATGAGCTTCAAAAGCAACACGGGTTAAACTTTACACCAGAGAGGTTGTTGGTTGAATTCATTTTAGCTGAAACTGAAAAAACATTTCATGTTTATGGAAAGTTAACACAAAAACAAGTTGAATCAGCAATGTATTGGTTACCTAAAACGCAAGTAACTGATGACCCATATTTTGATGATATCAAGGTAGCTGTTGATTTTAATGTGTATAATGATGTTTTAGGTAAAACGGGTAAAAAATTGTATACTCACCAAGAGGAAGGTATTAAATTTTTATTAACTAGAAATGGGTGTATCTTAGCTGACGATATGGGTCTGGGTAAAACTACCCAAGCCATTATTGCTGCTATAGAGTCAAAAGCTAAAAAAATATTAGTTGTTGCACCAGCTTCGGCAAAAATTAACTGGGAGCGTGAGATAAACGTTTTCAGTGATGAAACAGCTATTGTTGATGGTAAGGTGTGGAATGAATCAAAATTCACAATTATCAATTTTGACATACTTAAAAACTTTCACGGTATGGGTGAAACAAAGAAACCCAAAGAAGGTGAAATTGTTGTGCCATTAAATCGAGATTTAGTTAACGCTGGTTTTGATTTAATAATTATTGATGAGGCCCATTACCTTAAAAACCATGAGAGTATTCGTGGTAAGATAATGGCTGAATTGAGTGTTAAATTTAAAACACCTAAAGTTTGGTTATTGACTGGAACACCCGTAGCTAATAGACCTATGGATTTCTTTAATTTATTGAAAATTATTAAGTCTCCTATCGCTGAAAACTGGAAACACTATGCCGTTAGATACTGTGATGGGAAACAGTTCTTTAAAGTGCTTAAAAATGGTCTTAGGAAACAGATATGGCTTACTGATGGAGCATCTAACTTGGATGAGTTGTCAGCAAAAACTAAAAATATTATTTTAAGGAGACTTAAAGTTGATGTTTTGGATATGCCAGATAAAGTAATTTCCCCGACATACCATAACCTATCAATAAAAGGTGTTAAGGAATACAATGCGCTATGGGATGATTATATCGAAACTAAACAAAAAGCTGGTAAAAAAACAGGTAATTTACAAAAAGATTTAGTTGAATTAATACTGTTAAGGCAATTTATCGCTAACCAAGCGATTCCATACACTATTGAAATGGTTGAGAATGCTATTGCTATGGGTAGAAAAGTTATTATCTTTACTAGTTTTACTGAAGAATTAGAAACGCTATCAAAACATTTTGGAAAATTGGGTGTTTGTCATAATGGAGTTATGAGTGCTAAAGCCAAGCAAAAATCAGTTGATGCGTTCCAAGAAAACGCTAAAGTTAAAGTTTTTATTGGGAATATTAAATCGGCTGGTGTTGCGATTACACTTACAGAAGCAACGGTTGTAATCTTTAATTCATTTGACTGGGTACCAGGAAATAATGAGCAAGCCGAAGATAGAGCGTTTCGTATAGGTCAGAAAAATGACGTAAATGTTTACTATCAATTATTTTCAAATACTATATCGACTAGAATGTGGTCTATGTTAAAAAATAAAAAAGATATAATCAATATAATCATGGGTGATAAAAAGTTAAGTGATGAAGAAATAACTACTTTAATGGTAGATGAATTAATAAATGGAATAGATGGTTAAAGTTTATAGTATACCAAATTGTCCTTACTGCGTTGAATTAAAAGATATATTCATAGCAGAGGGTGTAGAATTTTTAGATGTGGATGTAAATCTACCAGAGAATGAATCAGAATATAATCAGTTAACTGAAATAACTAAATCAGATGACGTACCCATCGTTGCGGTTAAGAACCAACTTTTAATACCGAATGTGTCATTTAAGTCAATTAGAGAGTGTTATGAGATTACTGCACAAATTCTAAGAGAAGAATAGTTTGTTAGTTAATAAAAGTGAGCAATTATTATTGTTTAAACATGTAAGACGTGTACTGGGTTACCCTATTAGGCAAATAAACATTACTGATGAAATTTTAGAGCAATTATTAATAATTACCATTGAGGATTATATTCGTTATATAAAAGAATGGAGCGATACCAATAATGTAGATATTAAATTATTAGAACTTCCTTTAGAAATTAATGGAAAAAATTTTATAGTTACTAAACTTTTTGTAGCTGAGGTTAAAAAAAATTTAAGTTATGTTTTAAGTAGTTTTCCTATGTTAAATATAGCGACAGACGATGGTGGTATAATCGATTGTGAATCTCTCATGGTTGATGCCATTCAAAGTAAAAAGTTCTTATATGAAAGTTTAGATATAATACTAAAAGGATTTGGGTTACTAAAATAATTATTTTAAAATAATTCATTATTTTATTATATTTATAATAAAAGAAAAATTATGCCAGTAAGTAACGAAGACCAAGATAAACTTTTCCGTCAGTTTAGACATTCAGTAGGTGCTCCTATTAGACAAATTGAAGTTACGGACGAAATGTTGTGTACACTATTAGAAATGTCTATTGAGGATTATGCTCAGTATGTACAAGAATGGCTGGTAGAACACCAATGGCAATCATTATTAGGTCAAAACGTTGATAGCACTGATATGGCATTTGCCCTTAGTGTTAGAGGTTTTGATTTTACGACACAATACACTTATGCGTATTCAAAACAAGTTGGTTTACAAACCAATGGACCTTGGGAACTTAAGAAAGATTATGTTGAGCTTGAAGCTGGTAGACAAGTTTATTCAATACCAGCTGGACGTGAAGTTAATGAAGTGTTATGGATAACTCCACCAGCTACTAGCCAAGCGTTACTTGCCAATTATGGTGGAATTGATTCTGGTTTTGGTGGTGGTATGGCACAAACTGGTGGTGGAATGGGAACTGGTGGTGGTGGTCAAAGAAGTGGGTATTATATCGCACCAGCTTTTGATATCTTACTTACTGCTGCTGATATGAATCTTAAAAATAGAATTGTTAGAAGTGAATTAGTGTATAAAATTACGGCTGGTCCTAATGGGACCAAATTGTTGCATTTGTTATCTGTTCCTGGTTCTAAACTATCGTTTGGCTCTGCTGGTTCTGGTGCTGCTGGTAATAGTTCAATAAACATGACTGGTTGTAATGTTTGGTATCATTATTACGATACGACACCAGAAAATTTGGCTGATTGTAAAAGAGATAACCCAGACATTATAAAATATCCAAATCAAGTGGGTTTGGCGAAATTAGATTTTTCTGATTTTAATGAACCAACCAAAACACTTGTTAGACAATTATTTATTGCTGAGGCAAAAAAAGCATTAGGTAGAACACGTGGTAAGTTTGGTGGATTAGTTGGACCACCAGAGGCTGAAAGAACAATGGATTATGAAACGCTTATATCTGAAGGTAATGAAGAGAAAAAGGCTGTCTTAGAAAGATTGGATGCGAGACTATTGAGATTGAGCTCTACTGCACAATTAGAGCGAAGTGCGAATGAGGCTGAAAATTTAAATAAATCTTTAGGTTTTAGACCACTAGGTTTTTACGTATATTAAATAAAAAAGGGGCCTAAGCCCCTTTCTTTATTAAAAACCCCATTCATCGTCTGATTCCACTTTAGTTGCAACAACTATAATTTTATTAACTATAACTGGTTCTATTTTAATCTTACCAATTTCATTATTTATTATTGGTTCGACCAAAGTGTTACCATATGGTTCATCATCAGTATATGATTCGTAATTTACTTCATAATCATCGGGCATATCAGCAACCGAATCATCAAACTCATCATCTAACTTAAGGTTCTCATCTTCTCTTGAGATAACATTACCCTTAGCATCAAGTACAACACCCGTATCGTCATCATCGGTTTCAACACTACCTTTTTTCTTAACAACTGTTTCTTTATTCGTTTCAATAATATTACCGTTATTTGTTTTTAAGTTACTAATCAATTCACCTATTGGTCTTTCAACAATAGCAACCTCAACGTAACTGACTGATATTGTGTCACCAGTCATAATTTTTCGCTCCATGTCGTAATCCAAATATTTCTGATACCTTTTTACATCTGTTTTAAGACCCATCAAAGTATAATACTCGTCTCGTTCAATCGCTAATTCCTCATATTTAAAAATATCGTTTAATTCGCATAAACTCTCACCCCATCTTCTAGACTTCAAAGAGTTATCACTATCTGAAATGTCGGCAATAGCCAATATATCAATTGGTAATATGAACGTATCATACATTATGTTAATCTCATCTAACTCTAGGTGTTTAAATATGTCTTCTAAAGCCTCTTTTTCTCTTTCGATACCTTCTGCTTTGGCAATGACCATTCTAACCTTATAATCGTCTCTAAGTGCTATCCACTCATCATCATCCATATTATTCGGAACCATATCTACTTTGTCCCAAAATTTAATCTCTTTATCTTCCATACGCATAAGGTCCTCATATGAATCTTGGTCACCAGCTTTCATTGGTATTCCAGAAATCAACTCACACTCTTGTTTGGTAAAAATTGTTCTCTCTTTAAGTTTTTCAGTAACTTTTTTTGTTGCTTTATCTTTAATTTTAATGATGTCTAATAGAATTGTTGCACGAACATCTTCATTAAAACAAACCAATAAAGGTTTAACTTTTTTATTAAATGCATCTAAATAACGAGCAACGTTATATTCATCAGTAAACAACTCATCATTGATTGTGTCGATTCTAGCTTGAACAAATTCATAACTATCATCACCATCCTCTAGAACTCTAGTCAATGCTTTTTTAAGCACATCTAGTTCTTTGATTTTTTCAAAATCCTTCTCAACTACATTAGGTTCAATTAATTTACAGTTGAGTGTAACCGTTGACACACCCGTTTCCTTATTTTTTGTAGTTTTTAAATCACCATGAGATTTTACGACACCAGTGTTTATATAATAAATAATATCGCCTAATTTAATATCTAACTCATTTCTAAGAGCCAATTCCATATGCGCTTGTTTAGGCATAGGGTTACCAGCTTTATTTTTCTGAGTTGCTTTCTTTCTGTAGTCAGACATTGTAATCTTAACCTTACCTTTAGAAGCTATCTTAACTAATGGTATTTGATAGTTATAGATTTTATCAACATACTCATAATAATACTGTATAAAAGAATAACCATCGCCATCTAATAACATACGAATAGATTTACCTAAGAAATCTTCGATATAAACTGGCATCCTTTTAGACTTAACGGAGTTTCCAACTAATTTAATTTTACCACCGATATCATTAGCGTAATTCTTTCTTGCAAAGTTGATTGTCGATGAACAAATGTCGTCAATATCTAAACCCATGCGACCTTCCATATAGTGCTCGTTAAATTCAGCTAAAACGGCATCTAACCCAGTTAACTCTTTGTTTGCATCATCTGTTGTTTTCCAGTGACTCCCAATTGCGGTGTATTTAATATCGTCTATATTATCTGGAAACGAAAAGTTAAAACCATCGGTATCACCAACCAACGCCCTAAAACCATGTTTTTCAGTAAAATGTCTAACCATTAAACGTAAATACTGTCTACCTCTACAAGTTGTTTCTTCAGCTGAATCTGTGTCACCCCAATTAAAGATATATGGCGCACCATATGAACCAAACCATGAGTTAGCTAAAATTTTAAGTGGTAATTGTTTCTTATCATATAAATTAGCCAATGCTTTATGTTTTGCTATTTCCTCGGTAAGATTAGTTATTTCACTCTCAGATAATGAAGCTTTGTTTTCAGCTAATTGTTTTTCTAATTTTTTATATGTTTTTTTCTCTTTACCGTTAAGGAATTTAAATTTATCACGTGTATCAACTACATAGGTTAACATACCTTGCATAACACCACTAATATCTAACAAAGGGAAAATACCATGTGTTAATTGAATTTTAGGGTATAATGCAGCATAATCTAGTTTAACAACATTCTTAGCGTAACCTACCTCTAATAAACGAGCCAAACCACCTGTAAATTCACGTTTAGATTGTGTTTCTGGTATAGCTAAACCATTTTCATATGACCAAGCGGCCATAATCAATTTCCACTGACCAGCAGTACCCATTGTTGAACTTCTTTGGAATGAAGTAGGTAACATTTTACCAATTAAGAAAGATGCTTGATTGAATAAATTATCAATTTGTTCTGTCTCCCATAAATCATCACATAAGTAACGTTGTACAATATAATCACCTTTTACTACCACGTAGTTAGTTTTTAAAGGTTTTTTATCTGTTATCATATAATAATCACCATTGGTGTCATTAAATGCATAAGAATTTACCTTATCGGCCCAAGTTGTGTTAATTTTATCACCAGGAACATAAACCCTATTAGGTTTTGCAATCTCAGAGTATTGTGTAATATACTTTAACCCCCAAGCCTTGATTTCTGAGTTTATCGCCATTGCTCTCCGAACAGCATGTGATATGTCAATAATATTATACCCAAACATGTGTGTCTGTTCATACCTCTCAGTATCACCACCAAATTTAACTGTTGCTGGTTTACGTTTAATTTTAGATATTCTATTTAGGGTGATTGCAACATCAGTAACGTCCATGTTAAGTCTTTCAGCACGCTGAAAAATATAGGGCCAGTCAAATGATTCTGAATTATAACCAGTTATAATATCGGGCTGTATTGCATCAATCACTTTAAAAAACTTCTCGATGTTATCTCTTTCAGATTGTCTGTTTTCAAGGCCAGTCTTACCAAGTGTTTCCAAGACTCCTTCAAACCCTCTGTTATCACGAATACCTATTTGGAAAATAGCGTTAGATGAGGCAAATAAACCCTCGGTTTCTAAGTCAAATTGAAGTCTATGCACATCATCATAATCGTCCATCCCTTTGAATAGTCTTTTACCCGTTTGGATTAAAAACTGTTCTACTGGACTAAATGTTACGAAAAGTCTTCTGAATTCCTCGTTAAAACAGTCAACACCACCATATTTAAAGAAATTGATTAAGTTGTTGTAAGAGTGTGTACAAGTAGCTAGGTATTTATAACCATTTGCTAACCGTTCTGGTGAGTCACCATTATCATCACAAGTTCTAAGTTTTGTGAGTTTTACACCATATTTCTGGCAAGCCTCAATTATTTTGAGTCGTTTACCGCCATAAATTAATTGAGTTACATCTTCCTTAAACCATAAAAAAGGTTTAAATTTATGTTCAACCATTTTTTTATCCTCATTCGGGTCGTTAATTACCAAAGTTACGGTAGCTTTATCGTACCCACCTTCTACAGCTACGATATATTTTTGTGGGTCCGAACCTTCTAAAAAATTCTCAATTTTACTATTTTCTATTTTACTCATATTATGTATTTTGTGCAAAACTACTACATAAAATCCCATTTAGCAACCCAGACCCATAAATATTTTTTTAAGTTTGTAGAACAAACTTACTTTTTTAAAATTAGATAAACAACATTTTGAAGGTTATTTTTTAATACTTCCCTCTAATACGTTGATAAATAACTCTTCACGTACTGGTACAATTAATTTACCAGTACCGTTAAGAAAATCTATCTCAAATTGACCAACGTACCTTCCAGCTACAGATGTTTCTTTTTGATTGAATTGGTAGACAAGATAATATTCTTCACCAACACAATCACTTGTTGGTAAAACCAATTCAATTCCAGCAGTTTTTTTTGCTATTTTTTTTACACCAGTGATTACATCTGTCATTGTAAAAAAAATATTAGCATTTTGAATTTCTTGATAGAAGGAATTATAATCATTCCTTCCATCTTGAATAAGTTCTAACTTTAATTTGTTTAAAGTTGCATTTTTGTTTATAAAAAACTCCATAATTTGTTTTATTTATTTATAAATATATTAAGTTTATAATTATTTTAGCTTAATGTAATTGTTTTTGTAATTCCGTTAACTCTTATTTTTAGCCCAGTGTCAGTATTTGATTCAAACCAAATATCACCATCGTTTGGTGTTGTCGGTGCTGAACCTATACTAAGTCTCATAAGAGCAGATAATGTTGTTGATGGTCCAATATGTAATACAGCTGTTGGTTCAACAATGTTAATACCTAACCTACCAGTTGTTTGACCAGAAACACTTGGGTTACCTGTTGTTGCTGAATAGATTCCAGTTCCAAATAAAACCCCACCTACGTTTATACTATTTGTTTTACCACTAACCAATGATACATTATTTCCAATAATAACATTATTATTCCCAATACTACCATTACCAATACCAGCCCCAGCAAAATAACCGATGCAAACTGAGTAAGATGCGCCTGTTGCTCCATCACCAGCACTCTGACCAATGAAATTTGAGTTAGATGCATTTGTTGCTCCCCTACCAGCATTCTGACCAAATAAATTTGAATTAGATGCACCACTTGCGTTAAAACCAGCATTAAGCCCAATGAAACTTGAATTAAACGCATTTGGGGCATTTTGCCCAGCTGCTTGACCAAAGAAAATTGAGTGTGTAACACCCGTTGCACCAGCACCAGAATTAGATAAACCAGTTGAGAACAAATTATTCGTATTAATTACTGATATAGCGGATGTGTTAGGTGCAGTGCTAAATCCAGTAACGTTAAACGTACCACCAGTATTATTAGTAAATATAGTCGTACCATTTGAATACGTACCACCAGTTACTCTAATATCGGTATTACTAAATCCAGTAAC